GCCATTTTGTTTTTATAAGTTATATACATATATAAATTATAAATATTCCATAAAATAAATTATAAGTGATAATTTATTAATTATTTTTTTAACAACCACAATCATTATCAGTTATTCCTAAATAATCTTTTATTTGATTTATATAATCATTCAATATAGTTATATTAGTATGTCTTGTAACCACTAAATCTAAGTCCTTCATTACATTTTTCATAATCTTAATATTCATTAAGTTTTCTTTAGTATACACAGGCATTCCATTTTCCCAAGTTATATTGCCATATAAATTTATATATATATAATAAGATGGATGAGGTGTTCGTGATACAGCATTACAAATAGTTACCTGTAATCCAGATACAAGATTATGTTTGACTAATTCCTTATTAATACATAACTCTAACTGATGTTTTAATTGAGTAATCAATATTGTTTTTTTACTATTATTTATTGTTAATTGATTGATTTTAGTAAAACTTAATAATATTTGTTGAATATATTCTAAATTAATATTTAAATATTTGAGTTGTTCTAGTTCATATATATAATTAATATATGCAGAGTTAATAAAATAATCATTATTAATTAAATAATTTTCTGTTATATTGTTGATCAGATTATTATGAATAAAATTAATATCTTCCATACTCATTAGATTTTGTCCAAAAGTTCCATCACGTGAAACTTGATAGTAATTTGGAGCTAAATATTTAACATAAACAGTTTCACATGCTAAAAATTCCTTAAAAATACTAACTAAATGATCTCTTATATTTTCTTTATTTTCTTCTAATGTTTTTATTTTATCATCTTTGTCATAAATTTTATTATAATAAAATAAATATTTTTTATTTGCGTCTACATAATGTTGAGTATGGTGTCCAGGTAATATAGTTACTAATTTTTCAGAGAAAGAGTTTGATATATTAGGTGTATCAGCAACGGACATTAATAAAAATTCATCTACTACCTCAACAGTCATTAATAGACTTTCATATTTATCTAATTCAGATTGGGATTTTTTAAAATTTAACTTAAATGGATAATTATAATTTATACGTGTATTACCAATATTAATATTTTTTTTTCTCCATAAATAAAATTGTAATCCACTATACATTAATTTATAGAAATTTCCTCGTAATGCTAATAATTTTTGAAAACAGCATAAACGACCATATATATTACAGGTAGCTACATTAAAGGATAATACACCTTTATAATTCTTATTATGTAATAATAGGTGTTTATAATTAATATAAAATGATAATACTACATCTAATAATGATTTAGAATAAACTGATACAAATCTATTAGTAGAAAATATAGAATCATTAAAAAGTTGAATTACTTCTTCTGTTGTTGTAATATCTCCACACTGACAATCATCATCACTTTCTAGTGCTGATTTACAGTATGAACATTTATATTTATTTAAATTTTCATATTGAGAATAATATTGATCAATATTAAAATCACCGCCATCTTCATATGACATTATATAATTTTAGCGATATAATATTATAAAAAAAATAACTATAATATTATATATATGGAAAACGGAAGAGTTATTAAAATAAATGAAGCATCGAAGTTTGAAGGTCTGCCATTATTCTATAATAATAAGGCAAGTAATAATTTTAAATGTAAAGCTTTACAAGGTATTCAACAGAATTCTAAATTAAGTACATTATTTTTCTCAAAAGAAAATATTAATAATGTTCAGGAATTAATTAGATATACTGTTTGGATAATTTCTGATAAAAAATTTATAATTGATAAACAATCAGATGTTGAAATACAAATTGTAATGAGATCTACTTTTCTACAACATTCACTTAATTTAGATTGTAAATATAAAGACCAAATTACTAAATTAAATCAATTAGTTGTTAATTGGTGCTCTCCACAGATTTTAGCTGAGGTACAACAATATTATGGATATTTACATGATGTTGAAAATTTGCCAATGCCTATTGATAGATCAATAAATATATCAAACAAGGGTTCTAAAACATTACGAAGTGTTACTACCACTTTTTAAAAAATAATATTATATATATTTTATATAATGTCTTGTCCGGTTTGCCCAGATGTAAAACCAACACCAGCTATACCAGTTACACCAATATCCCCTAATCAACCAATGGTTGCTCCATGTGGCGATACGTGCTCTAAACGAACAAACGTCCATTGCTGTGAAGGAGATAAGAAATGTAACTGGGATACTAAAAAACAAAAATGTAGTTATAATATACCATCTTGGGTATACCAAGTACTTATATGGTTAGTTGTATTAGGTGTGGCAGTTTTAACTTGGTATTTAACCGGTGAAATATTATTAGGAGTTTTAATAATAGTAGTGTATATTGTTTTCTTAGTAATGAAAAAGGTTTACGGAAATCCTAATGTTAAAACTAACACGGTTCCTTCAAAAGATTATATGCAGTATATTGGAGGAGTATGTCCGGACCAATGGATTCATACTACTACAAAAGATGGTAAAGATTATTGTAAGAATGTTTATAATATGACAGTCCGGGATGATAAAAAATGTTATTCTGATAATGAAAATACTAAAACATTTCCAGAAATTAAAGGATGGCCTCCAGCTGGTGATGCTTTGAAACAACGTTGCGATTGGCGATTGAATTGTGGTCCCAAAGAAGGTATTTATGCGAGTTGGACAGACCTTAATTGCCCCTAATTTTAAATATAACTATAATAATATATGAAAAAATATATTATTATACTAGTTGTTTTTATAGGTACTATTATTTTAATATCTTGTAGGAAAAACATGGAGGGGATGGAAAATGAATCTTCTTTACAAAAAGAATCAGAAGATAATTTATTTTGTAATCAAAATAGCAATGACTGTTTATCAGAAAAAACCAAAAAAAGATGTGTAATAGTTAATCAGGGAGAACAACCAACGTGTAAAGCAATATCACAATTAGATGATATTGGAACAGAAAGAGCACAAAACGATGGTAATTTTATGTGCGTGGGAGATGATAAAAAATTCGGACGGATGACAAACGAAAGTTGTGCTCATATTGGTGGGACAGTAAAAGGAAAAGGACTCACGCCTGAACAACAATATCATAAAATGACAGGTCATTCAAATAACAAGAAACCTAAGAAACATCAAGATGATCCTTGGGCATTTGATGATAATAGTACAGAAAGTATTTTTGATGATCCAGCTGTAACAGGAGTTGAAGTTAATGATAATGGTAAATGGATCGAAAAGAAATCCAACCATCCCCACCACACACCTTCTCGTAAAGGCGGTGAAAAAATACCAACAAATCTTGACTACTGTCCTTCTGGTAAATATACATGGGGAAATCAAAAAGCAAATTGTAAAAAAATACCAACCATTCCAGAAGGTTGTGGTGTAGCTGATACACAGTTCTGTGCCTTAGTGAATAATCAAAATGTAAATGACAATCCAGATGAATCTGGTGTATCACCATCAGCATATAAATCAGTTGATGTTAAGGATTTGTGTAATACAAATGGGTCATGTGATACAATAACAGGAACAGTTGGTTGTGGAAAAGATACTGATAATATTAAAGCTGATTCTATCTCAAATACAATTACATCGTGTGTTAAAAATTGGTTTAGTAATTCACCAGCAGTTGGGCAAAAAGGAGCACGTGATCCAATTCATTTAGTTGATGGTACAATAATTAGTCCAATTGGTTCAAAATAATAAAATAAAAAATGATAAAAATTATAAAAATATAATAATATCTTTATAATATGAATAAATCATGGTTTGATAAATATACACCAAACAAATTAACTGATTTGATGTTGAGTTCTGATAAATTAACTAAAATAGATGACTGGATGAATCAACTTAATAAAAAAAAAGGAATTAAATTACTTTTAATTCAAGGACCATCTGGTTCAGGTAAATCACTTTTAGCAAAATTGATTATGAAACATTATAATTATGAATCTATGATATATGATTGTAATACACAAAATGAAATTAAAATAGATGAATTATTTAAATTTTCATTAACTTATAGAAATGTAGAAGAGATGTTTAATAAAAAAAAGAAAAAAGGCATAATATTAGATAATATTAAAATTGATTATAGTTCAAAATCATCATCAGCTGAGATAAAAACATTAACAAAAATATTAAAAGAGAATAGAAAAGGGAAAAATAAAATTGAATCGCCAATTATTTGTATTGAAAATAATTTTAAAACAAAAACAATAAAAACTCTCAAAAAATATAGTGTAGTGTTAACTATACCATCTCCATCAAACTATAAATTAGAATGTATTGCAAATAAAATATTTAAAAAACAAAAAATAAAAATAGATATTGATGTTAAATTACTATTACTAAATTATATTGATAATGATATTCGACAACTTATAAATGTATTATATTATATTTCTAATAATAATAAAAATAATAAATTAACACTTGAATCTTTTGAAAAAATAAAAGATACAATAAAAAAAAAAGATCCAAAATACCAATTATATACTGCTGCTAATAAATTTATGAATAATAGATTAACATATATAGAATCTGATGTTATTTATAATACTATATCTATGATTCTTCCATTATTGGTGTTTGATAATTTTTATAAGAAGAAAAATGATGATATAGTTCGTATATTAACAAATATTTCAGATATTGATATAATTCAAAATAAAATAATTAAAACTCAAAATTACAGATTATCTTATATTAATCAAAACTCAATATATGATATAAATTACCTGATTAATAAAAAGAAAAAAAGAATAGATGTAACATCATCCACCCTATTAAATAAATGTTCTGAATATTATGTTGCTAGGAAAAAAAAGTCAATTGATAATTATCTATTCACTGAAATTATATCAAAACAGTAAGACCAAATAATATATAAGTTACTAAAATATGTAAAATCACTACTGTTTTTGCAATTGATGTATTTGGAGAAAAATCGCCATATCCGATGGTTGATTGGGTTATAAAACTAAAATATATTGCTTCAAATAAAGTCATTTCTCTATTGGCAAGATGATTAATAGTAAAAGCAGTCTTATCAATTAAACTTACTATATAATAAATTATTCCAAATGTGAAAACAGATAAAATAAATATTTGTATCATTAAAATTGTTCTTCTCATATATGTATAATCTAATATATTATACTAAACAATTTGCAGAAACATATTGTCCAGATGATAATCTATTAGAAACAGCTGTTGCGGTTTGTACTTGCCATTGTGGTCCAGGAACAGGTGCTACAATATTTTCTGGTTTAGGTTTACCAGAACATAAAATATCCTTGGCTAAGAAACATCCAATATTATTATCAGTAAAATCTGAAGAAGCTAAGTCGTCTTCTAATGTATTGATTAAACTGAACTCTTCTTTTTCTTTTTTATCATCCTTTGTTTTTTTTTCAAGTTTCTTAACTTCTACCGATATTTTTTTTTGTTTTTTCTTTAATACATCAATATTTTTAATTGATTCAAATAATTCATCATTTACTAAATCATTGTAACTTTGTCTGACATTTAAAATATCACTGTATAATTTTTTAATTATATCAACAGATGTTGTACAATATGCTAGATTATTCATAACAACGTAAATAATTATAAATAAAAGTGCTGGGAAAATAACATCCATTGCTTTGTTAATTGCTAACCCGTTTCTTAGAAATAAAATAAGAATTGTTAATAAGAAAGATAAAATTAAACTATGTTTGCAAATAAATGAGTTGTCTTGTATTCTCGCTTTGATTATATCAATAATTTCTTTATTCATATAATTATTGTCTTATAAAATAATTATTATCCTTGTGATAAAATAATTATTATCCTTGTGATAAAATAATTATTATCCTTGTGATAAAATAATTATTATCCTTGTGATAAAATAATTATTATCCTTGTGATAAAATAATTATTATCCTTGTGATAAAATAATTATTATCTATATATTTTTATTGTAAATTAATACCATAAATATTAAGAATACTGCCAAAATTGGTGGAAATACTTGTAAATAATTCATTGAATTAATACTACTTAATGCATTTATTTCAACATAATTGCCTACTAAATCACCATATTTATTTAATTTTGGTAAAACCATATTGAATAATGTTAATGAGGCATATGCTACAATAAGAGGTATTACAAAAAATTTAACTATACTATTTGCAGAAGGTGCCATTCGATGAACACTATATCCAGCAGCAAGTGCTAGGAAAATAGATAAGAAATATTCTAAATTAAATGTTGTTTCAGACATTATATTATATATATAGATTTAATATATTTTCAATTTTTTCAAGATAATCTGAATATTTATTTATTTTTTTTTTTAATACTTTTCTATATTTTTCTAATTCTTCTAATGATAAATCATTAATTGCTACTGCGTCTAATTTTTTTAAAGAAATAGATTGATTAAATTTAGATTTTTTTGAATCTTTTTCTAATGATAAATCTGACATATTTTCTATAAACTCAGAACTGTCACTATTTGGATTTCTTTTTCGTTTCATTGATATTTTATAATAATAATAATTCTTTATAATAATATTTTTTAATTAGCAAATGCAATTGTTCCTAATCCACCCATAATTCTTAATATATTATAATTAGTTCCATAAATAAACATACCGTACTGTTGATCAATATTGGGCAATACTGCCGTTTCATGTCCGGTAGTATTTTTATTTAAATCTGAGTTCTTTTGAGAGTTTGTAATTTCTGGAAATATTATTGCTTCACCTATATCAAGATCCTCATATTCATAATTCATTCTTAAATTAAATAATAATTCTACTTTATTTAGTCTTGAAAAATTACATGTACCTGAAGGCTGAATGTCATTCGGATTTAATGCAAAAGAATAATTATATATTTCCTTAATATTTGAATATTGTTTATTATATTTAAACTGTTCTAAGTTCTCAAAGAATCCATATTCCTGTTCAACAAAACGATCTTTTCCATTTATTTTTAATTTGAAATCTTCCATTATATTATATAATGAATTAGAGTTATTTTTTCGATTTATTTGTGGATTTATAAATAATCCGGATTGTCCAAATAAATATTCATTGAATTGTTGTTGTAAGATAGTATAATCATCAATTTCTATATTTTTAATATTTTGAAGTGTTTGTTTATCATTGTAATTTAGATAGGTGTAATTAGTATAATCATTAAAATCTGATCGATTTAATTGATAAAATCCCCAAATTAATTCTTTAATTGTATGATTAAATTTTAATTCTACTGTTTGTGCTCCGGTTTTTAATCCTTCTGTATTAAATCGTTGAGTCTGCATTATTAAATATTCTTGTGTATATTTCGAAAATAATTCTCTTTCATCGTCGTCTAAATAAATATAATTACCAATCACATGAATATTTGGATTCCATTCTGAAATTGTAGACAATGGCAGTTTTCCAATAAAATATAATAATGTATTATTTGAGTTTTGATTAAATAATTTATTAAAATAATCCTGGGCAATAAAGTTTTGTGTTATTTGTTGATTGGTATTAAATAAATTAATTCCATTTGTTTGATCAGACCTCATTTTTGATTCAGATAAATTATACTGTGATAATGTAAATAAATTATTTAATTCATTGAATTCAAAATTAATATATACTTCACTATATTGTAATGATATAAGAGGTAGTGCTAATCCAGGATTTGTACAGAACCAAAATAATAAAGGAATATATAATCTTTTTTTTTTATATAATAGACATTTTTTAGTACTATTTAAAGTATCTCCTGGAACTGTTGTGGTTGTTGGGACCCAGTCAATTTCCTTGTAATTATATATTCGTTCATCTACATTTATCATATTGTATAAATTTCTTTTCTTTGCATCAGATAATATTAATTCATTCCAAATAATTAACCAGTCGCCATACTGTTTATCAATTTCAACTCCATTAATTGTTAATGTTACATAATGAATTAAATTGTAGCCAAGATATTTAATCCATTTAAATCCAGAAATATATTCAGCATATATTTCAGGGAAATCAACGCATAAATAACAATCATGAATTAAATCAGCGTGTCTATCAATTTTAACTTTCCCTTGAAATTTATTATTTAATCCTAACGGAGGTTTTGTCTCAAATTCTAAATTAATATATTCCATTGCAAAATTAGTATGACGACGATATACAAATTTAAAATAAGTCATTTTGGGATTACCCGTTAAATATAAATCTTGTGCTCCATATGCCACCAATTGCATAAGTCCATTTGGCATTATAGTATATTATTCTATTATTTATTTAATTTTTAAATAGACCGGGTGCATATCCTTTAGGATTGTGTTTTGCATTAGATAATGCTGAATAATTTGGACAATTACCAGTATTTATAAGTGTTGTTCCATCAACATTCATTGGATTTTGTAATAAATCAGGTGGACTATAATTATTAACAGTGTTATCATTCTTATCATTGTTCAATGTTGGCGTGAATAATTTTGAAAAAACTGATTGATTCATTAATTGTTTCTGTATTGGATGTTTATGTTTCTTAATCATTTTTCCACAATAATCTTTTATTTCATTCTTTCTAATATAATGTTTATTAACATAGTCAATACTTACAAATTTACTCATATCTTCACAGGTTGGACATATTGGACATTCCTTTGATTTTGATTTTCTTTTTGTACATGCTGGTATTTCCGTTTTCTTAATATAATTTTTCATATCTGGACAACTTGGTATACTGCTTTTTAATACATAATCTTTAATATCGATATTAGGAGGTATCTCACTTTTTTTAATATACCTTTTAAGATCTGGACATGGTGGGACACTACTCTTTAATACATATAAATCAATATCTTTATTTTTTGTAATATCTGCATTTTTACAACTAGTATGTTTATGTTGCTTGGGATGTTTATGATGATTCGGATGTTTGTGATGTTTCTTATCCTTTGGTGATTTATTATCTGGAATTGGTCGATATCCCCAATTATATAAGGATGATGCTCCGGCATCTTGATCAATTGTAGATGATATTGAGAATCTTTCAATAAACTCTTGTCTATTTATACATATTAAAACAATTACTAATACTGCTAATAATATAATTGAAAATGAATTAATATATACCATTATATATAATTATAATACATTATTTTGTCTACAAATAGGACAGGTATTATTTTTAGAATACCATTCATATTTACATTTTTTACAAGACTCAAAAACACAATATAAACAACACTGTTCTAATTTTTTATTTTCTAAACATAATGGACATTCTGTGTCAAACATCATATACTCATTTTCAACACTTCTACAAAATAATAAATCAAGTAAATATCCTAAACAATTATTGGGCATATATTATATATGATTAAAAAAGCTTCTGTAATTATGTTAATATGTGGTAGACAAAAAGATAAAATATTATTATTAAAACATAATAGTAAGTACTATCCAAAATCTCCGTGGGGATTACCCGGTGGATTAGTTGACAATAATGAGACCTATTATGAAGCAATGGTTAGAGAGTTTAAAGAGGAGGTAACAATATCGTTACCAAAAATACATTTTTTTAAAAATAAATATAAATCATTTATGGTGGGTAAAGTTAAAATATACGTAGCATATACAAATGAAAATATAGTGAAATCTCTTCCTAAAAATAAAAAAATCACTACATCAATGAATGATGAGATTATTCAATGGAGTTTAGTTAATATAAATGATATATTAAATAAAAAAAAACCGTATGATAATATAAGATTTTATAATACGTTTACATTGGCGAGAGAAAAACAATATATATGATATAATGAACGTATTTAATATTTTAATTATAACATACAGTACCTCATTAGTAATATTGACTGGACTAGTTATGTTTGGAAATAAAGACTCTATTCAAGATCACATCCCCAACACGGAATGCGATCTTTCCTAATATAATTCTTCATATCTATTTCTGAAATTATTTGAGGTTCTCCAAACACTCTCCTAATATTTTTAGAATGTCGTGTGTTATATGTATCCGATTCTTTTGACCAAGCTACACAAAATGGATCTTTATTAGAAAACTCATTACAATAACTTGTTACATTTTTTTTACATTTTTCAGTTAGTTTTTTAATTTCTAATGGATTTTTATTCCATTCTGTGTCTCTACAATGTCCAGTTGTACATGGATTATTTTTATCTCCTATAAAATTGCATAAATTAGCACTTGGATTTGGTGCCAACTGATCTAAATGTTTTGGTGGTGATATACCAGGAAAGTTTTGTTTAAATAACTGTTCGGCTCTTTCTCTATTAGGTCCGTAATTTATTGGTCCATATTTATGGAACTTATTAAACCATTTTGAGTTTTTATGAATATAGATATAATAATTACCATTTTTCATATATGATATGATTTCATTATTCATACCATTTTTAATTTTCTTTTTTTCTTTAGGTTTCTTTTTTTCCTGATTAATTTTTTTAATCTCTTTTTTAATTTGCGAATGTGTCATAAAATTATCATAAATACGTAAATCTTTTAATGAGAATTGACCTTCTTTATTTTTATTAATTGTAAAAGTATTTGTATTAAAATATACTAATGTTTTATTATCATCTGGATTAATTTTAATATCATCTTTAATACCATTTACATAAAACTCTGTTTCACCATCACGATGAGTTAAAACATATGTATTAAAATGATTTGTTCTATTCCTCTTATTTCTGTAACGAGTTTCACCAACCTTTAAATTAACTGATCCATATTCATTTGGTATATTAAAATCAAGACCAGTACTTTGATTACCGGAGGCGGATAATATATTATTAAATTTCATTTGATCTTTTCCCAATGTTTTAACCGTTGCAATTATTGTAAAATCATTTTCTACTTTTTTATTAAGATCAATTGTACCAATTTGTTTATTAATTACTAATGAATTATCTTCTGTAATTGGTTTTGAAGACCATTTAATATTATCATCTAATTTAAATAAAAGTGTATTATGATGGATAAATGAGGGTTTTTTTTCTTTATTTTCTAAAGATTCAATTGGAGTTTTATAATAAACTGCTAATATAACAATTGTTAGTATTATGATAGTCGATATTAATATATAATTCATAAAATATATTAATATATTGATATTTTAATTTTGAAAAAGAGTTTTATTATCTGATAATTCTACTTTATTATTTTTAGTAATATATAAATATTTATTAATTGTTGGAACTTTTATATTAAACCCATTTTGTTTTTTTTCAATTTTGAATAATTTGTTAGGTCCATTTTTATAAATACTTGATTGAACAGTATTATTAAGATGTTCTAAATAATAATAATTATATCTTGAGTTTGTATTATTTTTTTTTTTTAAAATAATATTATCAAGATCTTTTATCATATTCCACTCTGTTTTTACATCACTTACAATTATTTCTGGATGATTGATTCCTAAATATAATTCTTTGCCTGCAACTTTTATTATTTTATTATCATTTAAGTTATTCTCCATCGTATCTAATTTGTTTTCAAGTTTCTCAATTTCAATTGTATAAGTAATTAATAATAATAATACAAAAATTAATAAAAAATTAATTATATTTTTCATCTATATTATCTTAAATTGAAAAAAATCTAGAATGTGCCGACGGATTTGAATCTTTTTCATTAAAACTATGTTTTAATGTACCTCTTCTATTAATATCTGTCCAGTCTTTTGGATCAACATATGAATACCCCATAATATGTCTTGGAGTTCCCCCAACATTTAGTCTTTTCTTTTGTTGGTTTTCATCTCGTATTCTATTTTTATCGATGTTATAGTGAGGCATTTCGTTTATATTATATTCATTATGAGAACCCTCTAATTGAATCAGATTATTAACTTTTGTATTAAGAATATCAATCTTTTTTAATATTTCTTCTTCTATATTTGATTTAGGTGCTAACTCAATCTTAGAAGATTTATTTTCAGTTTTATCTAACGTATGTGTTGATATTGATTGTGTTTTCTTGATTTGATTTAATGCTTTTTGTGTTGGTATAATTGGCATTAATGGTGTATCTTTTTCTTTAATTTGTTTATTTTGAATAACAGCTGTTTTATTAATGCATTTATTTGTTTTACAATTAAAGTTTTCTATCTTATATATTTTTAATTTAATAAATAATAAAATAATATAAATTATTATAGATATAACTATCAGGTTTATATAATTTACTTTTTTACTATTAAGATATACAATTATAGTTCCGAGAATAAAAGATATAATTATAAGTATCATATATTTTAATTAAATATATTTTAATTAGATATATGTTAAGTTTATACAACAATACAAATGTTTTGGAATTAACATTTGATGATTTTAAAGATAAAAAAATTATTAATCCAGCATTTAAAAATAAAAATGGACTTGTATCTTTTTATGCTCCTTGGTGTATTCATTGTAAAAAAATGAGAGATAAATGGATTGAATTAGCTGATAATTTCAATGATCGTTTTGTTATATCAGCAATTAATATTGAAGATTTTACAAGAGGCAATGATAAATTATTATATACATTTAAAGTTAAAAAATATCCTACCCTTTTTTTTATTAAAAATAATAAATTAATACCCTATACTGAAAAAAATATTGATAATATAGTTTATTATGTATGGAATAATTTATAGATTCCTAAATATTCCTCATTAAACATTGTATTTATTTTTTCTTCATTGAATAAAAAAGGTTTTAATCTATACACCTGTCTTAAAAATTTTTTAAATCTTTGTATATCACCCAATGAATCTGAGTTATTATGATATAAACATTTTAATGCATTTGTAATTTTAATATAATTAACCTCTTCATATAATAGTAAATCTTTAATATCAAAAAACTCTTTATTTAATTTTTCATTAACTTTATTATGAAACTGAAATAACCACATATCAAAATCTTCTATTATTTCAGCAATTTCTTTTAAATAATCTTCCTGACACGCATAACATTTAAATAATTGACCAAATAATAATAAAAAATCCTTATTTAATTGATTATGAAGTGACATGTAATGTAAAAAATACCATAAATCTGGTCCTAATCTTTCCATATTTATAAATATAATTTTTTATTTATAAATATTATTTAACCATTCATATGTAAAGACCACGCAACCGGCATAAATTCATATGAATATATTGCAATTTTTGCTTTCCCACAATTATCTGGACCACACATTATATTTCCTAATGCTTTTATTAATTGATTCATATATGTAAAACCTGAAACCTCGTCTTGTAAAACACCTAATGCATTACAGTTATCACCCCATGCACCACCTACACCACCATCATATCCTATATTCTTAAAACACTTATCATCGGCCTTAATTATCCAATTATCAGTTGTATAAATCTTACTGTCATTTTTATCACACCATTCAACCATCTCTTCAAATACTTTCTGACACATTGTTTGACCTTTCATTGTAAATAATGCACCATCTGGTAAATTAGATTGATTGTGTGGATAAAATGAAACTGGCCAATTGGGACCTGATATACTAGGATCTGGTGTTAAAACTGCACCTCTATATGCAGCTTGAATTGTCAAAATCTCACCTTGTGGTCCAATCATATCTATTGTATTTTCAGTTCCCAAAGATTTACCATCAATAATAGATTGAGTTTGTGTACTAGGATACAATTTACCATTTAATTTTATTTTACCTGTATCTAAATCAATAAACTCTGAATCAATTGGACAATAAAAACCATCTGTATTCTTTGATGGATTTTGTTGCGGTGGATTAATACCAGTTGTTGGAGATTTATAACCTCTACCATCTAATGGAATAACACCAGAGTAAATAGCATCAAACCGTTGATAAATATCTGTCATTGCTGGTGATGTACCCGTGGATGTTTGACTAGAACCTTCAAAGTTTGTACCATATGAATCCCATATTCTGGAATGTAGTGTATTAGTAATTTGATTTTTGCAAAAAGTATTTCTAACACATTTAACACACTGAGTATTTTCATAATTTACACCAACACCAACGTCGCCACATATTGTTTTACATGTAGTATCACAGAATTGTATAGATGAATTTGAACAATCTGGGCAAAATTTACCTGTCATACATGCACTACCCAATCCATTTGTAAATACCATTGCTGGTTTACCTTTTGAATCTATTCCTTGTACTAGTACATTCTTATTAATAATTAATTCACCACTGCCTTGTTTAGGTAAATCATTCGTATTTAATGTATTAGATGTTAAAGCTTTTAAATCATCTGCGTTATATGGACGTGATCCAGTCCCTGGTGCAGGTATTTTACTAACTGGTGGTTCAACCTCACCTATATTATAATTTTCTGAAAATGATTCAATAATACCTTGATCTAATTGAGATGGATCAGTAACTTTACTATCAAAACTAAAAGCTGCAACCGTATATGCAATTGTGCCATATTGATATCTTTGAATACCATCATGACCACTTCCACAATGCTTTACAGAATTAAAATCATTACTTAAGTTTGTATAACCACCATTTGTAACACTTGGTTCTTGATGATAATTTCTTGATTGTCCAATATTCCAAGCCTTGCTTTGATCCCATAAAATATCATCTGAATGTGGTACTTTTAACCCAGAGGGCCCAGAGGGAGTGAATGACATTGCCTTTGTACCACCACCCAATCTCCACTCAGGTAAACATTCCGCTGGCATATATTTATTATGTAAATATTTAGCATAACCTCTACAGACTGGATCGCCTAATACAGGACGTATTGAACTACTATCTCGATCTGCAGGAAGTTTGATATCACCATCTGGATTACATTGTGGATAACCACCTGTTAGTACATTATTTAATGGATTCTCTGATAGTTTATCATTATATACCGCGGTATAAGGTGCCCCACCTTCACCATCGTAGTGAATATGTGTTATTAGTGGACATTTTATTTTTCCATTATAAGAAACTACATTGTCAATACACCAATTATATTCTAATATTTTTTGATTTATATAATAAATAGATATGTAAAACTGATGAAGATCATCTAATGGGTATCCAATAGCACTAGAATCAGCATCAACTTTATATGTATTATTTGAACCATTATAATCACATTCATTAAATGTAGGTGGTGTAGTATAATTAGTTGATGTATGATCTAATGGATTTGAATAATATGGGGGACGTCCGGTACAATTACCAGTTCCATTTGAAATATAATTATTTCCTTTGTCTGGTGTCCACCACGATTGTAATTCACGTGTTGTTGTAAAATCATCTTTATATTGAGTATAATAATACAATGATATTGTAGATGTTCCATCACCATCATTAAAATATTGACCCATTCTAGTATCATTTTTATCCTTGCCATAATTTCCTACATCCCACATATAAGTCGCTGCTCCCGGATCAGGATAAACTTGTATTGTTATTTCAGGACATTTTATTTCGGGTTTAGAACTTTTACATTTTTCTGCTAGTGGTATTAAAAAGTCTAATATAATTGGACAACCTATCCACGATAAATCACCATCATCATAATATCCAGCTGCACTTGCCGGTAATCCAAAATCAGTTGCACCATTTGGAGCACAATAAATAGTATCACCTACAAATAAATTTTTATCTTCTACAATATTATTTGTTAATGCTTTTGTTGGTGGCGGTGTTATACGATGACCACTTAATCTCCACATAATATTAACAATATTTGATTTAGAATTATTTACTACAAAATTAATATAATCAAGTGCTGCTATTTTATGCCATGCTCTTATTGTTTTCCATATATTTTTTTTACTTATCATATCTAATCCCATGAAATCAGCAAAGATAGTCTTACTAACATCTCCTTTAAATGGTGAAAATGAAGCTTGTCCATATGTTGTTATATATAATTCTGGAGCATCACCAATTGGTGTTGGTGTTGGTGTCGGAGGAGCTGTTTGTTTACCAGTTTTTGCATTTTTAATAATATCTTGTATTTTAGGCGATGATGCTTTTGGAACTACTTCTATATGAACAATATAAGGTGTTTCTTGTAATAATCCATTTACTGAATAATAATACTGTCTACCAAATAGATTTTCATTCTGACCTACTGCTGTTCCTGCATGAAATATAATTGGTCCTAATCCCTGTGATTCTGGAATGGTGATTGTAAATATTTGATTAAGGGTTTCTTCTTCTAATATATTTACTATCCAATGATCTATACAACTTTTATTAGATATAATACCATCACAATTCATTTGGAATCCCCACGAATCACCACGACCATTAATACTAACTGGATTATCTATAGTACCAAACCAGAGGGTTTGTTTTGTATTACTACAGTCTGTTTTTGGAGGAGGTGTTGGTGGCGTTGGTCCTGGTGGTCCAGAGCCAGTTGATTTACCAGTCGTTATATTTATTTCTTCTGGATCTATGTTTATACAGACTGCATGTTCATTTGTTATAACTTGTATTTTTAAAATGTAATCAGTTTCTGGTAATAGAGTTGAATCATATATATGATAATATCCATCTGTTGGATCATTTGAGTCAGAATGTTTTTGTAGTTTAAACTTTTTTAAACCATTACTAGAATTATTAATTTGTTGTGTAAAAGTACTAATTGTAGGAGCAGAGGATTTATATAAATTAATAACCCAATACTGAATACAATCTTTATATGGAATATTATTGTCTAAATCAATCTTAAATCCCCAACTATCACCTGTTCCATTTAATGCTGAAATTGGTGCAGTATTAAAATTACCATACCATTTTTTTAATATTGCACAATCACCACAGGATGTTGACGGTGTAGGTGGAGTTGGTGGTGGTGTTGGAGCTGGTATAAAAGGTCCAACTGTTTCTGTTATTTGTTTTGAATGTCCATTATGCCACCTCGTAACAACTCTAACTGTATATGTTTTAAATTGGTCTGGTATAATTGGTAAGAAATGGGGAGAGAAATGATTCATATGATGTGATTTACTTTTATCAAATAAGAAATCATCTTCTTCTGTATTCATATACATATCTATCTCACGTGGAACACAATGATCTACATAATAAGAGTCTGGATTTATCCAAGAACAATATATGTAATATCTTTCAGTAGTTGCATCATAATTTGTATGAATAGTAAAATCATCAACCGCTTCATAAAAACATTCAATTGGTGGTTCTGGTGTAACTGGTGATATATTCATAGTTCTAACTGCTTCACGTAATTCATAACCACAAATATTTTCAGTCACACGTTCACCTATTATATTAAAATAATTATCAAGAAATAATTCTGGATAAACAAGTGAATAACATGGACGTAATTGAATGTTATCAAAAGCATTTGGTATGGCTTTAAAAAAATCATATATAACATCTTTTGCTAAAACTAATGCCATAAACTGTTGATCAGCATATGAAGATGGTACAAAATTATTTCTCAATACATTTAATACATCATTAGTATAATATCTTTTCTGTTGATATATATCTTCCTCAGTATCTAAATTTAATGTATCGAATAAAAAACAATACCATTTATTATGAACATTATATTGTTCCAATGTTGTTATTATATTTCCTAATTGTGTATTAAAATAATTATAATTCATTAATAAATCAATCCATACGTAATAAGATGACATTAAATATATATATATATATATTTAATATAGTTTTTATAAAATAATTAAGCACATCCGCCAATTTCCATTGGTTTACGATTTACATCTGGTTCAATGGTGCTTTGTTGCCATGGCGAAACCTTGACCTGTGGGTTTGGTGGTTCTGATCGGAGCTGCATATTTGCGTTTCTGAGTGTCTGACCAACAGTATTAACACCAACGTGGTGACCTGATTGTAAAAAGTTCTTGCCTTTTAATCCGGATGTCGCGGCTGGATATGCATTTGCCCATTCACCAACTTTTGATGGAAGTAACTCACTTGGTTCTAATGTATCTTTCTTTAATGAAGATGGTGCGTTGTCCATCTCCTGCATTGAATCCATATTACCAACTGGTGCGGGTTGTTCATTGTCTTCTTCCTGTGCTGCATTTACTGATTCTATTTCTGGCGACAATGCTGAAACAGCTCCGTCATTTAAGATTGAAACTCTACCAGATGATAAAAATTGTAAACCAACTAATACGCCTATAACAGCAACAAGGATTAATAAAAGTTTTGTTACTCCTGATAATTTAATCATTTATTATATATACTAACATATATAAAAAATTTAAATTTTTAATTATGAATATATTATTTTTCTATTATGAGTTTTAATTATTTTTTTCTTTTTTCTTTTTCTATTTGCTTTTTTTTTTAAATTTTTAATACTATTAGATTCATCTAAAATAATAGTTTTATTTTCATCTTCAACAGTTTCATCTGATACATCTTCTACATCTTCTACATCTTCTACATCTTCTACATCTTCTACATCTTCTACATCTTCTACATCTTCTACATCTTCTACATCTTCTACATCTTCTACATCTTCTACATCTTCTACATCTTCTACATTTTCTTCTTCAATAATTTCGTCTGCTACAGTTTCGTCTACTATATTTTCTTCTTCTACAGTTTCTTCATTTGATAAATTATTATTTGAATGTATATTTGAAGTTTCATTATTTATGGTATCATGTAATAAATTTATTAAATTATTATTATCAGTATACTCAATATCATTAAAATTACTTAAGTCATAACCAGCATCGTAATCTTCCTCTTTAATAAAATCAATTAATTCCCATTCTGTTTTAAATTGATTTTTATTAATTATAATACCATTATATTTAAGAATTGGTACTATTTTATTGTTTTTTTTTATATATTCAATATTTTCTAACATATTTGGATGTATATTAATTTTAATAAATTGTGTATTTCGTTTTCTTCTAATAAATGATGTTAAAAAATCTTCTATAACATCTAGTGGAATCATTTTACCAAACCACATTTCTGAATGTTTAAATACTTCACAAATATTTTTTTCGTCTAAATCTATAAAAAAATTAATTAATTGTGAATCTAATCTTTTTTTTAATTCCAAATTAAGATAGCATCTATTTTCTGACACATTAACATCTGTTAAACAAGTTAATAAATTTCCTAATATTATTACTTCACTTGCTGGTTTAGCCATATAACAATTTAATTTTCTATATGGTTGTGAATAATTTATTTCTGATAATTCTAATTCATTGTATGATTTGTAATCCATATAATAAATTAATTGAAAATTATACACTATCCTTAACGCAAATTATTTTTTTTACTTTAATAATACAACCACATTTTCCTTTATATTCCCATACTCTTTCAAACTCTAAATCTAGTATAAGTTTTTCATTTCTTTGTAAATTATATATTGTTTTTAAAGGATCATCTTTATCTGGTTGTAATTCACACATCATTTTTCCATATCTTTCTTCAATTTTAACTGTCAGTAACGGTGGATAATCTCCTTTCTGATATAATGCACTTTTATAAATATTATTATCTACACCTAATTCAATCATATTTCTCGTCTCAATATTTCTAACAATTTCATAAAATGTTTTCATATTATCATCTGTTTTATAATCCTGTAATTGTAATTTTAATATTTTTTTTCCATAAGACTCCTCTAATCCAAATGGTATTTTAATAGGTGGTGTTCTAATTTTTAAATTATTTGATTTATATTTTATAAAGTTTTTATTTGTATATGTTATTTTAGAAACATCCATCTTTTATCTTATAATATATTATTTTAATTTTTAAATAAGATTAAACTTATATTGGTATCGGATATAGAACATTTACATATGCTGCTCCTGTAGGTGGCGTGGGTGGCGATGGTGGTGGTGATGGCGGTACTGATGGTAGTGGTGGTGGAGGTGGGTGGTTAAGTATTGTATATTGGGTAACTTTACTATTGTTGTTACCACTAAATATATCAGTACTAAAATACAATGAACAATGCAATGCACGAATTGCAGTTATACGTCCGCCACTACCAACTTGTATCGTTGGAATATTTGGACAACGTGCATACATTAATCCAGAGTCAATTGGCGATGGTCCAATATTAATACCAATTGCAACATTTGTCGAAACCAGACCAATATAATTTTTAAGATAATCTATATTAAATAAAATATTATCATTCAAAAATTTAATATATAAAAAATAGATGTTTAGATTATTTATTGAAATCTGTTTTAATATATTGGTAAAATAATTTAGGGGCGGTGGAGAGGTAATACCATCTGATTTTTTTTCTAATAAATACCATGGCCAATGTAAATCTAAAACATAATTATCATGTAACTCATTTGAATCATAATATGTTTCTATAGATAAAAAAGTACTTTTAAAAGGCAATGAGTTAACCCCTGTAACAGATGTATAATCATTACCCTTAAATACTGGATCATCTTTATCTCGAAAGGTTGACATTGTTGAAAGATTTAAAGTAAAATTAGATATTACAAAATTGGTTTGTTCTGTATTTTTAAAAGTATAATATCTAAGGGCAACCGTATCAAGATATTTACATTCCATATAAAAAATATTTGATTTATTTGAACCGTAATCTTGATTCGTATTATCTAATATTATCTTACCATCTACATTGAGAGTATATGTTACTGGTGTTGGTGTTGGATTGCTTACCAATATCACCGGATCATATGTTGGCCACATTGGCCCCATAGGATTTCCTTCAATGCATATTGTATATACATTTATTTTAACACCAGTTAAATCGGCAATAAAAACATCTGAAAAAGTAACAGTAATTGTTTTAGCTACTATATTATCAGTATAAGTGTATGTTATAAAAGAATGTTCAACAGATGGTGTTTCTATGGGTATTGGAATTGGAATACTATATTGTACATCTGTATTCATAATTTGTAATGGACTTTCTGGTGAGGGTGACCCAATATCTTCGATATTAAAAGGTGGTATTTTTATAGCAGATAATGTATGATCATAAGGATATCGATGATTTGTTATTCTAAGATCATTATAATTAAGTACTTTCATTCCTATATAAACAGGTGATTCGGGTAATGATTCAGAAATTGATATATCTGAAAAATCTATAAATATCTTTCCAGTTGCTGATTCACTTTCATAATCATACTTTAAATTAGAAGTGTGTCCAGCAATCAAAAGTTCTTGTATATAAGGTCTTTTATCAGTTGAATCTGTTGATTTTCTATAATAACCATTACTATTATTTGATAATGTTACTGTTGTACATGGATGTTCTATGGATTTATATGTTCGACCATCAATGAAATTAAATCCAGTTGATGTTGGTAATTTATTATAATAACATTTTTTTGGATAGGCAGTATTATTTGATAGTAGTACTTGGTATTGTGGTATTTCATCCTTTGTTAATTGAATAAAATCTTCATTTGTGAAAATAAAATAAGGTCGAGTTGAATAATTTTTTAATGAATTATTAATATGTCTATTAATTTTACTTGTATAATCTAACTCTGTATAGAGTTGTTCTATAGTATTTATAAGAGGAAATATTAAAAATAATGGATTAATATTGGGTTTATGATTTTTCTGATAATCTGATGTATTATCATCATATTGAGTTGCCCACCAAGTAGTTGGCTTATTAAATGCAAAATTCAATTTAAACAGGTTAGATAATGCTGCAAGTGATTGAACTGGACTCATTGTATCTGCTGGTGCACCCCATGAAAAAGTTCCTACAGTATAAGGATATTCACAATTTGAATCTGTAACTAATACATTTTTAAAATAAGGTGGTGTATTTGTTTCAATTTGATAGCCATAGAGTTCATCACCAAAAGCATTATATATATTTAATGGTAGTCCTGTTGGATATCCATCAGTTATTGGCCAATCAGGTACTCCAATTTGATTTCTAACTCTCATTTGAACCCAAATATTTTGATAACCTAAAACTGTTATTTTTTGATAATCTGATTCGTTTAAGTCTTGAAAAGGTGGATCATCGCCAGGTGCGGGTAAAAGCTTAGTATAATTGGTCTTACTTTTAAATGATATATTATTATAATATATCCAAATTGAATCTTTTTTTGGTTTTTCTGTTGTATAACGTAAGTCATATGAACAATTTTCTAATGATGCTCCTCCTAATGTATCTGAACCATTATCTAAATTACTATCGGCCGTTTCTTTCCACCATGTCAAGAAATAATTTCTCATTTTACCTTGATATTTATCAAAATATTGTGACAAACCACCTTTTGTATTTGGATGATCTGCTGGTAAAACAAAGTGATATTCCCAATATACTTCATTATCAATTTGTAAATATCCTGGTATTGTAAGTTTTATTTTAGGTTGTACAGTTGAAGTACAAAATTCACTCCATACATAATCATTTATTCCATCTATTTCATTCGTGTATGATATAGCAATAGAGATCTCATATATTCCATTTACTAAACTTGTTAATTTTATTTGTTCTTTCTGTTTTAATATAATATAATTGGTTGATTTGAAATATTCATGTTTTAAATCAGTTCTAACAATTTTAATTAGATAATCACGTTCATATCCATATGTATATGTATTATTATCTTTTATAGTTATTGTATCATATTCAGATGTAATATCAATATTACTACAATCTACTTGTTCAGGAAATAATGAATGTGACCCAGGTCCCCAATATTTATCCCATAAATCATAATGATTAAATACCAATTGTCCACAATAATTTTGGTGACAATATGCACGAGCAATTAAAAATAATACTTTAACTTTATTATTTATCTGATTTGTTTCTCCTAATAATCTAATATTCCTTTGTCGTCCAGATATAACAGTTACTGTTCCGGGACATTGCCAATTAATTGCTGAATTTTGTCTGGTTTGAATATTATTTGGAATTGAATTCAAGAATGAACAAATATCAGTTAGTATAGATGGATCTATTTTATTTAAATAATTAATTAAATCCGTTGGGGTTCCAATATTTGAATCATACTCATTAAATAACATATCATAATCAACTAAATGACTTAAGGGTAGTAATTGTTTATAATCTAATATTTGAAATACATCATTATAATTACTAAAATCATATGTCAAGTAATTAATAGTGGTCATATATAATAATTATAAGTTTATTTTAAATCTATTTAATATATTAAAAATAGTAGAATGATAAATAAACTCGTTAAAAATACTATTGATAGTATTTTAGCTGAAATACAAAAAGAAGAAAATCAAGATATCTTGAAAACATATGTTCTTGATACAAGTGTTTGTTATATTTTAGATAAATTATTTCCTTATTTGATTATAATTTGTATAATTTTTATATTATTAGTTTTATTAATGATTTCGATATTAGTATTGTTAATTAATAAACAAACCACCTTTAATTAATTCAGTTACTTTTTCAAATAATTCAGTTTCAGTTAAATTACCATTTAGTGTAATAATTTCACAATCAGGTGCATCATTTACTAGATATCTTTCGTATTTAGTATGAAGTTTATTTAAATAGTCAATTGACATATTAGATTCACTTTCTCTGCCTCTTGTACGAATTCGTTCTAAACAGGTGACAGGATCTGTTTTTAAATAAATAATTTTTTTGGGTAATTGATTAAATGATTCATAAAAACCATTCATTAAATAAAAATTACGTCGTGAAATCAACCCGTCTTCGTAAAGTAGTCGTCCAAAACAATTATGTGATGTATAAGCTGTTCGTTCTGTAAAATAATTACTTGATGTAACAGATTTATTAGTTAGGTGACTATGTAATACTTGCATTTGAAATGGAAATCCATATTCCTCTGGTGATTCATAAAAATCATCTAACCAACCATTTTTAGTCCATTCGTCAGTTGGCTCTGGTAAAATATCGTAACCGATCTCATTAATTTTGTGTAAAAGAGTTGATTTACCAGAAGCAATAAGTCCTTCAAGTGCAATCATAATATAATTAATAATATTCTTATTAATTATATTAAAAATCAATTTTTATAACCATAAACCGTTGGGACAAGGATCATAATGAGCTACAAAATATGCGATTTGTTCTTTACTATTATAAGGATAGTGGTAATTACCATAACATTTTGAATTAACTTTTTGCTGTCTTAGCTGATATCTTTTATTATTATATTCATTGTATTTTTGTAATATATTTACAATTTGACTAAAATTATAGGATAAGTCATTGACTAATTGAATATATAAAAACATTCTTTTCTTACCATTGTAATTTATATTGCTAAATTGTGCATGAGTTGTCCAATCTGGTATAAATCTACCATACGTCGTACGAATATTCCGATTAACTGTATTGTATAATTTTTTGATTTTACTTGTAAAATCAAGTATTTTATGATAATCATCATTATAATCAATTACAATTGCTTCTAATATTTGTAGGGTGGTTGTTGATTCTGGGATTACATGTATTAAATACCACGGAGTTAGTGTTTCAAATTCTGCTGCCATATACAAATTATAATTATTATTATTTTAAACAGTATGGACAGATTTCACTCCGAAGTTTTGGAAAAATATAATTTTCGTCTTTCTTACATATTTTACCATATCTAGAAAAAAAGGTACAGTGGTGTGCAATTACTCGATCAGTCATAAATTGTTCAAATAATAATGAATCAATATTAAACTCTTCTTGTATTTGAAGAGCAGTAATCCGACCATTATGTTTACAAATAAAACTATCAAACATCTTACCAGAAAATCTCATACCAAGTTCATCCATTCTATTATATAAATATATAATGCTATTTATAAATGTATGATTAATGGAAATTCAATTTCACTTTTACCTGAACTTCAGCTTAGTCCAGAATTACAACAAATAAAGGATATTGCACAGCATATATTTAATCAGTTGGGCAGTTCTCATTCAGAATATATTTACCAAAGATGTATGGAGTTTGAATTAAGAAATAATAATATTATTTATGAAACTGAGAAAAGATTGGCAATTATGTACACTGATACAATGGGTACGAGTTATACAATTGGCGAAGAAAGAATTGATATTTTTATTCATAAAATAGGTGATAGTACTATACCTATTTTAATTGAGTTAAAAGCAGTTGTAAATGAACCAAAACAAACAGAAGTGGCACAAATTACCAAATATTATCGAGAACTTCTAAAAATAGATATTCAGATTAAATATGGTGTTATTATAAATTTCCCCCAAGCCGGTACAAAAAAAAATAGAAGTTTGATTGATTTCAAATTAATAGAGTTCTAATAGGCTACCTCTTCATAATCATCTTCATTGTCAATAGAAGGTGTCTTCATATCAATAGATTTGCTATGTTTTAAATTAAGTGTAAAACTCTCATCTATTAAATCATTTAGTTTAATATTAAATTTAATATCCAATGACTTATTTTTAATAAATTCATAAGATTCAATATATTCATCAATATCATACATTGAATCAAATAATTTTGTGAATATATCCAATTTATTAAAAATTGGAGTTAATCTAAATAAATCACTATATGAATATGTATCTCTATACATATTAATTGTACTAGCTGTTCGTAATATCATAAATACAGTCATATTCTTTTCAAAAGTATTATTAATACACGAAATATCAGATAAGTCAAGCTCATGTTCTTCATCGTCGTCGCTATCATCTTCAATATCAGAATATTCTATTCGTTTAATACACATCCTAATATTATGTTCATCGTCAGATGACATAGTTGTCTAATTATAATATAGTTTATATTATATTATAAAATATTCAATTTTAACATTATAATTATTCAAACACGATAACCCTGTGATATTTGTAGAGTATCTTTCTTATCATAAAGTTCAGAAAAGTTCGACCTGGTTATTTTCAATGTACCGTCGTCATTTATACCATCAGTATAATAAATCCTTCTAATATTAATACCACGTTTTTTAAGGTGTATCATTCGTTCAATGCAATTTTGACAAGGACACGAACACCCCATATTCAATCTACACACATATATGTCATAGGTTCCCTTACCACACTTTCGGAGTGCATCAAGTTCAGCATGAATAGATTTATTATTGGCTCGGATTTGATTAAAACCATACATATATGTCTGACGTTTACCTATGGATACCGCAAATGCTCCATGGCGATGTTGACCATTGTCTCCTTGGCGTGCGCGTCGTTGAAGCAATTGATTAAATATAGACATTTCGTCTATTAATAATAGAATTATAATGTTATCTTAATAAAAATCAATTTTAAAAATTGAATATTAATTGATATTATTTAATATTAATTAATACATCGCATATTAAAAAATGTTTTCCTTTACAGATCCCCTCTCCATTCATGAGAAGATTTTGTCTAAGTTTTGTGAAGTATGTTCACAAGGTGATAATCCACTCGATAAATTAACATTGCTTATGACAGTAAGTGGTGAAATTATTGAAGAATATAATGAATATATTCCTTCTCCTAAGATAAATAGTGATATGCTGATAGCATTACCTGAAAAAGAAAAAAACTTATTTATCTCTCCGAAATTAGCTGATTCTGAAATCCTTTGGTATATGAGTGATAAATTTGCAGGAACCTATGAGTTAGATCTACCTAAAATTGATCAAATAACATTTACTAATTCAGCAGGTGAATCTTTTTTAAAGACATATTTGAAAACAAAAAAAAATGATAAGTTGGATAAATATAAAATGTCATTTAATAGAATTAACTTCCTAATGACTAATAAATTGTTTAACAACTTAATTACTAATTGTTTTGAAGAGATTTGTAATGAATCAGATAGTGATCGACTTACTTCATATTATGAAGATCTAGCTTGCTGTAAAGTATTCTTTCAGTTAAAGAAAAGATACTTGGACTGCGATAGAAGTCAACTTAAGTTTTATCGTCCTATGACTGAACTTAGTTCAATTGTATCAAAGGTATTTGATTCATTTATTGGAAATGAATTAAAAAGACTTTATACTACGGATAGTAAAATGTTACATAAAAGTCAAATTTTTTATTCGACTGATGCTATTTTTAAAGCATGTAACACAGTGTCTAATGACATTAAATGTATGGATTTAAAAGAACATACAGTAAAATTAATATTATTTATGGATATTAAAGAAGCCTACCTAAATGTTAGTCATGTAAAATTGATTAGTATATTAAAAAATGACAATGTACCAAGTTATATTATTCGCTATGTTTCTCTATTCTTGAAAAATCTTACGGGATATTACAAGGATGAGTTAAATAGTTTTAATATTAATCATGGTCTTATCATTGGCCAATCATCTTCTCAGATTTTATTTAATATTTATATGAATGCATATATTCGTGAAATTTACGAATATATTCCTGATAATACTTTTAAAACGGATGATACGACTTTACTTAGAGAGTTTATGATTGTTTATGTTGATGATATTATTTTTAGAATTACCTCGCAAGAACAGTTAGAATTACTTAAGTTTATTCTACCGAAAATCAACAAAAAATACGGATTTGAGTTTAATGGTAAATCCAGAAAATATACAAAAACCCTAGAAGATGTTGTAATTGATGGTGCAGATGTTCCAGATATTGAAGTCGGGTTTGCTTATCTTGGTGGATATATTCATCACAACAGACCTCGTCTTTTCAAATGGATGAATGAAAATGTAATTATCGCAACGGCTGAATCACTAAAATCATTAGTAGGCACAGTTAATGACAAAGTTATGTTGTATCGTATTATTAAAGATATTATTGTACCATTTAGTTTTAAAATTATTAAATCATCAGTTGATGATATTGAAAAACTTGTTAAATATTCAATGAATTATATTAAATATTATATTATTGAACTATGTCCGTCATTTGCTGATTCAGCAGAATTACTCACAAGGTACTATGAAAGCGTAGTCATTCTACGCTATCTGAATAAATTATTTAATTGTGGGGTATCAGATATCTCATCAAGAATAATTGATGTTACATCGAATATTGAAACAATTAATAATCATCTTCTTGCAGATAATGTTAAAGCAATTATTAAGCAAGTGAATAAGAAAGATGATGATATCTATGAGGTATTGTCCTAATTTATTCTTTTATAAAAACTTTATTTAATTTATTGAACTGGTGTTCATATAAGGTATCATATTCTCTCACTCTTCGCAATCTTTCTTGTTCTTTCTGCTCTTTCTGCTCTTCTATTAATTGTAATCGTTGTTGTTCTTCTGGAGTAATTCTCATATTTTGAGTTTCTCTGGCACTTCTATATTCATTAACACTTTTAAAGGAATCTCTCTGTATTTTTGTAGAGTCAAAAAAATCTTCTGAATATGCTCTTTTATAATCGGTGAACCCTCTACCAGTAAAATCATTAATATCTGTAACACCTAGTTCAACATAATTACTTTTATTATTTGAGTATACTGGTTCTGGGTCTTTATATTCAATTACTTTGGTACATTTTTTTTGAAATTGATTCTTAAATGTTGTTTTATCCATCGATTGTAATCGTTCAATATTTATACTTTCTCTTGTTTTTTTTGAGTCTGTCATTTCATTACCATATCCCTTATCATAAGCACTTTCAATTTTATAATCTCTAAAAACATTATTAAATTTCTTATTATTAAAATTATCCTTACTAATATGAACATTTTGAAACTTTTTAGGTAAATCTTGATATTCTCTGTCTACAACATCTCGATTTATTCTCTCTGATTGTTTATTTGTTCGTTCAGTCATAATTGTACGAAATGCTTTGTTAATAGCATTAAATATTTCAGAATTACCACCCTTATCAGGATGATACACTTTACACATTTTAATATACTGTTCTTTAATTTCTTTGTTTGAAGATTCTTCGGTAACACTTAATATTTCATATGCTGACATATTATTACCCATTTTAATAATTATATATATTATTTTATAATATATTTAACCTATATATGAATTATATTTTATTAACTTTTCTTTAACCTTTTGAAGTATATCATTCATCGTAATTGTTTTGTCATTTCATAATGTTTTTAGAATATAATCAACTTGTTCTTTTTTAATTTTATATGCTTTTGGTAGTTTCTTTTTTCGTGTTATATTTTTATTTTTGTTATACTTGTCTACCTAAGGCATTAGACTTCGTGGATGGCACTTAAATATATTACAAGTTTACACTTGATTATTATTTTTAGATAGATAATACTGAACTGCTGTAATCTTATAGTCTTCGCTTTTATGTGGTGGCATTTGCTATATAGTATAATATCTTATAATTTATTATTTCGCCATAATCCAGTACAAATGTGCATTCCGTAACACCCATCTTTTTTTAACCCTTCTATATATTGATTATTATTTTTTGTAGGTGGGTGAAATAAACTTCTCTTACTAACACAAATATCATCATTTATTTTAGAATATCTTTTCCACATAGCAAAAACAAATAAAGGTCCTGTTCCTAATACATTACCATCTATATTTTTGTCTGTATTATAATCTAATTTTGTTCGGTCAATTGTAAATAACGTATCCATTAAAGACTTCCAATATGGATGGTTCGGTTGAGAGGCAAAAATACAATTTCCTAAACAAATTGGTTCCCCATTTTCGTCTTCTCTATTACATGGTATAACAACTTTTTCATTTAACATATCAAAATTGTTAAACATTAAATAGTCCATATCTGTGTATAATCCTCCATATTTATACATTAAAAAATATCTAAACATATCTATTTTCATAATCATTCTTGGCAATTCATTAAACTTGTCATAATATTCTGGAAATTCTGTTTTCATTAACCTATCCATATCCTCATCTGTATAAAAACGATATTCAAAATCAGGATGTAATCTTTTAATTTCTGTTTGACACATTTTATATGTTCCTGGTAAATTATGATTTTTGTATGTTTGATGAATAATTTTTGGTATAGTCATTTATATTATATAGTTTATAAATAATAGTTTATATTTAAATGTATAATCGGCGTTTTAAATTTCCAAAGGTGTAAAAAAATTAATGTACTAAATAATAATTATAATGTATATAATATTGGAACTGGAAAACCAACCAGTGTATTAGATTTAATAAATAAGTTTCAAGAAGCAAATAATATAACAATACCATATGTTTTTAAAGATAGAAGAGATGGTGATATAGATATATTATATTGTGATAGTAGTAAGACAATTAATGAATTAGAATGGGAAGCTAAATTAACAATTGCAGATATTTGTAAAGACAGTTATAATTTTATTAAAAATAATTAATAATAATATATGAACTACATGTTATTATCTATAGTACTAGCTTTACTATATGGAGTTATTCATTACAGTATTTATATTAATTTTGATAAATATAAAAAACCATTAGAGAATAGATTTAAAAAAATATCTGAATTAGATAGTAAATTGTTAATGGTATCAAGTGGAATATGTATGGCAATCTTAATGTATGAAAGTTTGAAATATATTTTAAAAAGAAATAAAATAACTTTTATAACACATCCAGTAATGGATGTGGTTGGAATTATGATACCAGTCTTATTACTTATTTATTTATTTTAAACATTATATTTTTCTCTTAGGGTTTTCCATATTTTTTCCTCTTCATATAAATTTTTATTATTTTTAATCCAAGGTTTCTCAGTTGAATCATAATTAAAAATAATTGGATGATCTATTTTAGAAAATGCTGGTTCTTTTAGTCTCCACTCGGTTACTAAATATTCTGGTCCAATACAATATACTCTTTTTTTTAGATGACAATAATAGAAATCAAATAATAAATTTTCATCTGGAAAACTTTTTAATGAAACAGATTCAAATTTTTTACTTTTAGCATATTCAAACATTTCTTTAAAGATTTTTTTAGATGGTTTTAATAATACCATACTTCCATTCACTGGTATAAATTTCATTTTATGTTGTTTTGAACATATTTCATCTTGTGTAAATCCAGTATAATCTTTTATAAATTTATCAGTTATATAACTTCCACTTTTCTTTGTAGATATAATTTTGGATAATCTTTTAATATCTAATGCGTTTTTATGAAAGAAACACCATGCGGGTGTTTTAATATCAAATATTTTAGTATAATCTGCAATAGCTAAAGTATCAACATCACATAATAATACTTTATCAAATTGTTCAAAATATAAAATAGACCATTTTGTTGCTGCAACATCAATCCATTTACCGTATCTTTCTTTTTTTTTATTTGAATTAATTTTAAAATTACTATTAATTTGAATCAAATCAATCTTTTCAACCTGATCAAAATATTTCTTTAATTTTTTGATTCCATCTTTACTGATACTGTCATCAACTAAACAGATATGTTTTATATTTTTATTACCGTATTCTTTGAATGTAGATACGGATATACAAGCACCATCAATATATTTAGATTCATTCATTATTAATAAATGAAATGTTGCATACATATATTATATATCTACTAAATAAATATCACCAGTCTGTTTAATTAACTTGTATGTTAAACTATTCATACCATCTTTTTTCCAATTTTTCATATCATCTAATATATCTTCCCATCGCCTTGGATTTAATTTATATTTTAATATTTTTGTATCTATGTGTTCTAATTTTGTAATTTTTCCTTTTATTGGAAAACATATTTTATTTGTGACTTTTTCCAAACGATTATATAATGCATCATCTTCATTCCCCCACCCCCAAAAATTATTAGGGAATCCATTTATTTTCTTAATCATTTTTGGTGTTAATGAAAGTATTCCACCAACTGTATGTGAAACTTTATATCTAGGAGTATCTTTTAACACATTAGCAATATGAATAGGGCATTTTGGATAAGTAGCATAATAAGGTAATAATTCAGCATTGGGTAATAAATCAACATCGTGTGTGATTAAAATTGTACATCCATCTTTGATTGCTAATTGAAATCCAATATTTAATAATTTACCTCTATTAAATCTTTTTCCATCATCTGATTGTTCAATTACATATATTTTATAATTTGTTCTTTTTAAAAATACTGGCATATATGTTAAAAACTTTTTAAGTTGACCTTTCCTATCTTGATTTTTATCTTCTCTATACGGAACAATAATAGCAATTTTGCGTTCAGATAAATTATTTTTAGTTATTTTTATTTTAGGTAGAGTAGGTCTAGTTCGTACATATTGTTTAAACTTTTTTTCAATATTCATATATACTATAATATAATTTTTTATATTATAGTATATATATATATAATAGATGAATATTAGCAATGAAGCATTAAATAGTATCGCAGTAGCAATAGAAGCCTATAATCGCCCAAAAAATAGAATTATTAATATGTGTGTCCTGGGGGGAAGTTGTACACGAGATATATTAGCATTATTAAGATTAGATGCTAATTATTGGAAACAGAGGGGTTCATCGTACACTTTCAATGATATTAAACTAGATTATACAGCAATTGCTGGGAGAATTGGATACAGTGTGCCAAGTGATGCTGCATTTTATAATTTTGTTGCACAGCTATAAATATTTTATTTAAACCGTAAAGTATATATGGTTAGAAAAGCTCCCAGTAAATCTTCAAAATCTTTTAAATTAGGAACTATTAAAACTGGTGTAGATAAGAAACAATGGATAGTTGTATCAACAAAAGGTGGTGGTAAAAGATGGAAATTATTAGATAAATTGAATCAAACAGGGGGATTGTGGTTTGGTACAGTACAAATTGGTCCAATTATTTGGGGTGATGAAGTTTGTAGAATAGAAGATAGTAAACATAAATGTCACTCAACCTGGAGAATAAATTGGTCTTGGTTTTTGGGTAAATAATTTTAATATTATTGATTAATAGTAATTATACTGCTGATATATTAAGCACTAAAGGTAGAAAAATAAACTATTCTTAATTATATATATGAATAATTCATATAACACACAATTGTTTAGAAAACCATTAACATCAGAATTGTTAATGATCATAAAAAAAATATATAAAATTAAAAACTTAAATAACCATCAGTTTAATAAAAAAAAAATATTAGAGTATAATACAATTGAACAATTAGAGTTATTTTATTTTTATATATCTGATTTTTACTTGCCATGTAAAGCAAAAATATTTTTAGAAAATATTACTATTAATCGAACAGTGACAATTTTAAAACAAATTTTAAAAGAGTTTAATTACACGGTGTCAGCAACAGAAAAATACGATAAAAATAAAAAATATACACATTATCGTATTAATAAAAATAAGAAATTAACATTAATAAATATGGATAAATATCTAATTAATTTTGACTAATTAAGTTATATGATAGAATCAACTATTTGGGGTCCATCGCTTTGGTACTTAATTCATACATTATCATATACATATGATAAGAATCATAAAATACACTATCAGGATTTTTTTAATTATTTGAAAATAATAATACCTTGTCCAGTTTGTAGAGAACATTATCAATCATATATTACTAAAACTCCAATTATATTAGATGATAAAAATGATATTATAAATTGGTGTTTTATTTTTCATAATGCTGTAAATAAAAGACTTGATAATAAATCTATATCTATTGAGACATGTAATACATTATATAAGAAGGTTGATAATAGAATTATATTAAATTTTTTAAAGATTATTATGAAAGAACATATTGATCATTTATTTATTTTTAAAAAGTTTTTACTAATACTATTAAAAATATATCCAGATAAAAATATAAGAAATCAAAATAATATTAATAAAATTAAAAATGCAAAAGGAATACAATTTTTATTCGAAATTAATAATTTATACAAATTATTAGGAAATTAAATATAAATAAATTATATAATGATTTATTTATTATTATTTATTATAATATGTATTTTACTCGTAATGTATATTAGATGTGAAACTTTTATTAGTATTATACCTGGTAATAATATTTTCAAGGAAACTAACTCAACAAAATATCTAGGAATGGGAATTTGTATTAAAAATAAATCATTTGGTTATCGATCAAATGATAACTGTATTACAATTAATGATTTTAAAAAAAAAAGAAAACAAAATACATCGTCAACATCGTCAACATCATCAAATCAAGCACATTCAGATATATCACACAATACAAAGTACTCACAAAAAAACAAAAACTGTACAAATAATAAGAAAAAAATCAGACAATGTACCAAAAATGATTATAATGGATTTGGTGAATGTGTAAATAAAGATGAACATTATTGTAGAAAAAATCACGGTAAAAATTATGATCAGTCTTTTATAAAATGCTCAGATAATAAAGTTAAATATCGTTGTACTAAAAAAGAATCTGATATTAAATCAAATGAAATTGTAACTAAATGTTATCCCAAATTATCTAATTTTGATGATATATGTAACGATGAAGGTTGGGATAAACATAAAAATCCAAATTATGGTGTTAAGAGTAATACAGTATATAGTAAATATTTATGTCCGGTTGGATATAGTACTGCAACCTGTTCTGATTTATATAAAAATTATATGAACAAATATGGTGATTATAAAAAAATATCACAATGTATTAAAACTGAGGAGATTGATAATTATGTTAAAAAAAATTGTGCTTCATATAATACAAGGAGTGGTAATTATGATTGTTCAGTAGATAAAGAACGAGTTATATGTTATTAAATTACTGGGGTTCTATAATGACTATTGAAATAATCTTTTATATTTTTATAACCATCGCTTGTCATATATATCTTAATATCCTCTATTTTTATTATAAACTGTGTATCATTCCATTGAAAATTAATTGGATATATATTTCTTAAATATTTATTATTATTATTATAATGTATTAAAATCATAAATGTAGAGCTATTTTTGAATGAAAAAAGATAGATTCTATTTTTATTATATATTTTTCTATCTACAGTTATATTAATAATTAAATTATTATTAATTATTAATGTTGAGTTTTTCTTTTTTGAATTATAATTACCCATTATATATTTATCCGAATAATTTTTTTTTGTATGACAAAAGAGAAGAATCTAGTTTCTTAACTGGTTTATCTAGTTTTGATGATGATTCTACCCATTTACAATTAGCTTTTGGTAAAGCAGTTATACAATCAGATTGTTTTAATACTTTATTACACTGATATGATATTGAACCGTCTACAATACCAGGTCCTTCACATGAACCCTTAGATGACACAAGACATTTACCATCCGTAATATTGTTTTTACATTCATCAATAGTTTTGTATTTCCCCCCCATTGCAGCAGAACACATACCATTTACACATACATAACTATCAGTACTTGATGGTCCAGGAACGGGTGTTGGTGTTGGTGTTGGTGTTGGTGTTGGTGTTGGTGTTGGTGTTGGTGTTGGTGTTGGTGTTGGTGTATCAGGATAATCTTGTTGTAACCAGTAATCAGATGCAAGATAGGATGGTACGGCATCGCCTGTATCAAGGCAGTTAGATGCTGCTGGTCCATCTTTTACCATTTGTGCGATTCTAAAATAAGGTAATGCGTGTGCAAAATATCTGAACTTAGAGATAAATCCACTAAAACCATCAAACATATTAATATATAAATCATTGTAATTCTGTTTTGGAATACCATTTAATTTACAACGTTTCTTTAATCGACCATTAATATAGACATCAATATATCTATTCATTAATACAATTGTAACATGAAACCATTTATTCATTGGTAAATTACTAATCTCACAAGTTTCCTTAACAGAACTGAAAGTATTCATATTAATTATTAATTTATTTTTTCCTTTTGCTAACCAAACACCTGGGGCCTGAATAGAGACTGGTTGTTTTTTATCAGTTGATACTTTTGGTTCTGCAATAAATCCTTTGTGAAAGATATGTTGGAACTTATGTTTACTAATATTATTAAGATTTAACCAAAAAGAATAAGTAAACTCTACACCATATTCACCATCCTGTGATTTTTGAATTCGTTTGGCTGGTATCTGTAATGGTGTTGAACCTGTTTTATTTCCAGAAATTAGAATTGGTTCTCTATTCATTGTGGATGTATAACCAATTATAGAAGTATATACAATATATATTGCAACTATTATTACAACTCCGAATACAATTATTGATTTGTTATTCATAATATAATATTATTATATATAAAAATATTATTATTTAAAATGGACCACTACTATAAATAGCAACAACTTCATCTGGGGTTAATGCATGAGCGATATATTGGAATCTAGACATCTGTCCATAAAATCCAGGAGAGGAAGATGTGTTATTAGCTCCTAATGGATAGACATTATTATTACTATTAATAACAGGTATTCCTTTTAATACACAAGAGCGTTCTAATCGACCATTAATGTAAATATCAACATTTCTATTATTTAATACATAACAGATATTAACCCATTTCTGTAATGGAATATTTCTAACCTCACAACTTTCGGGTCTACCTTCTGTTGTTCTAATGACCGCGTGTAATGTATTTACTTTCGATGACAACATTAGACTTGGTTCATGTGTTTGACCACTCTTAGTTGATCTTGAAAAGATTGTTTTCATTTTATTAAAATTGTAATTCCAATCACTGATATAAATCCAAGTACTATATGAAAAGTTTAATGGATTTGCAGTTGCTGGAACAACAAAACCTTTTTTCATATCATCTGTTACTTTAAATGCATCAACTGGTTTTGAAATCCACATTGGATTATTTGAATATAAATGTTTTGATACTTTTTTATACATAAAATAGATACCTACAATTAGTGCTAGTGCTAAAATACCAATAATAACGAGCATTACTGTTGAATTAACACCCTTAAACTTTTTTGGTATTTTCAAACTCTTTTTATTTGGGGGTTTTACACTATTCAAATTATTATTATTAAAATTAAAATTGTTATTGTTATTCATACAAGTATATATTATTATACTATTTTTTTTTTGTACCTACTTATTTTTTTTGTGGAACACATATAGGTTTATCACTTTTCTTGATTTTAGGTTCTAAATATTTCTTATAATAACTAATCACCTGATGTTTTTGTTTATTATATATCGATTGAATAACATTACTAGGTAATGCTGTGGATGAGTAGAATCCTTTGAATAATAATCCGGGATATTTATCAGTACTTCCTGCTTTATCGCCCATATATATATTCATACTTTGATCAATATTTAATGTACCACGTAATAAATATGTTTTGATTAATTTTCCATTTATATATAAATTGATATTCTTATTTTCATTTATTGTTAATATAATTTGAAACCATTTATTTAATGGAATATTTTCTAATACAATTTCTTCAGGGGTGTTATTAGTTGTATTAAATTTAATTTTCATATCATTTATATCTTTTTTAATATATATTCCTATTTTGGAATCTTGTGAAGTTCCTCTACTTAAAACTTTTTTAAGTCCTGTGGTATTTATCCACGAGGCTCCTTTCTTATTTTTCATTATTCCATTATCTACACCAGAAATATACAACCAAATACCATATGATGAACTAGTATTTTCATTGAATGGAAGAGCTTCTCCTGGTATATAGGGATGTTTATTTTTAAACATATAAATGGTTCTTGTATCAAATGGTTTCTTATAACAGAATTTAACTACATCGTGGGGTAATCCATATTTTGGCTTAAAAATATTATATATAACTATTGATATCAATGCAATCATTACAATTACATAAAAAGCTAATTGTGGAGCTGGTATTGTTAAAAGTGTTTGAGCAATATCTAATACTTTTCCAGGAACATTTTCATTATTTTTTTTAACAAATGAATATATTAAAAATCCACCAACCACAGTTATAAAAGCAATAATAATATAAATTAAGTATGTAATGTATCTATTCATATATCTTATAAGATAGATTTTAAACTTTTCATTGTAGCAGTTCCTTCATATACATTATATATAACTACAAGTAACGTTACAATTAATACTATATATTTAATTAATGAACACAAATAATTCTTACAGAAATACCATAGTCCCAATATAAAAATAATAAATAAAATCATATAAAAATAAATCTTTGCAGTCACTGATTTTTTTTCAATCATATATATAATTATAATATAATTCTTTTTGTTTTCCAATTATTTTTTGTGTTTGGGTAACAGTATGTGTTCAATCTATTAAAGGGATTATTTCTATCACCAGATAGATAATATGTTTTATTATCCATCTCACATATACCACAATTTACATCATTAATATTACAATTACTTTTTGGGGACTCAATGGATGAACAACATTGATCGGGTGCATTAAATAATAAAACTCCTTTATTAATAAAACATTTATTTTTAATTTTATACCTTCTAAACTTTCTCCAGGGCGTTGGACAATTTTCATCTACTTTATTAATAATAAAGGTTTCAGTTAAATATGTGTATACAATAATTACAATTAATAAAAGTATAGTTATTAATAATAGATACATATAGTGTATATTAGTTATATTTTTTTGATCTTTTTCATAAGATTAGATGAATATAGACAATTATATTGAATTGAATTTCTATATAAATAAGATAAATTGATAGCTTCTTTTAATTCTGTTGTACTTTTTGGACTTAAATCTTTAATAAATGAACATCGTACATTAAAATATTTTAATGGTTCATCAATATCCTTATAAATCTTAATTTGATAATTACCTGTACAGAATTCTTTATTCATATATTATTATTTAATACAATTTTTAAATAATAGCTCTTCCTTTCTTTTTTTCCCAATCTTTGTGTTCTCTATCTTTGTTATTATTTCTTTCAATAACATTTTTTAAGATGTACGATTTCATTCCCTCTTTTTCCATTTGAAAATTAAGATTTGATATATCTTTTGGGAAACATGTTCCACCAAATCCAAAAGAACCATCCGTACCTGGAACATTAATATGACTATGTGTTATTCGTCTATCATTACAGGCAATATCTATCATTTTATCATAGTTAATATTTTTTAATGAACAATATTCATATATTTCATTACAAAATGAAACCTTTGTTGCTAGAAAACAATTTCTAAATAATTTAACCATTTCAGCTTCATTATTGCTTAAAAATGTAACAGTATTATGTTTTATTTTATTATGTGTATGAGCCAGTTGAATTAATTTTATTATTTTATTTTTAAAATCGTCTGTATCATTTAATAATCCGAAAATCCATTCATTATTATTAATAAAATCATTTTCATAATTTTTTTCTGTTAAAAACTCAGGCATAAAAAAACAGTTTAATCTATTTGCAGTACCAACTGGTACAGTTGATCTAAGAATAATATAATTTTTATAATTTATTTCATTTAAATCATTTAAAACTGATTCAACAATATTTAGATGACATTCGCCATTTTTTTGCATAGGTGTTGGAACACTGACAAATATTATTTCACAATCTACTAAATCAGTTAATTTAATATTTGGTGGAATACATAATTCAGGAGTAATATCATATGTTAATATTTCAATTTCTTCACATTCTAATAATTGTGTAGCTTTTCCAACAAATCCATTTCCAATTATTCCAATTTTCATTTATATTTTAAGTAAATATAATAACTTTTGAATAAACTAATTCATATGCTAATATACCTAACATTAAGGAACCAAGTATCATTACAAAATCATCATTAAACATACTTCCACCTAAACCTAATTTTAAACCTTTTCCACCAGTATGTAAAGATAATATTACATGTGTTGTTAATAAAATAGTAACCAATTGATATAAATCATTTGCAGTGTCTACATATTCTTCATTTAATTTAATAGTAAACATAATTTATAATATATATTATTATAAATTATAATAATTTTGAACATATTAAGTTCATATTATTAAATAATAATATATAATTTAATATAACTATGTTGGATTATTTATTTGGTAAAAGCGAAGAGTTAAAAATTGATTCAATACAATCTAATGAAAAAACATTATTAACTAATAAATTATTAAATTATAATAAAAAAAATGATACAAATCTAAATGAATTAGAATTTTTCACAAATCATAATCATACAGATAAAAATACATTATTTAATTCAATAGATAAAACACAAACTATTTTTGGAAATATCATATTAAAAGAACAATTGTCAGATTATAATTATAATGAAGGTAGACTTAATAGAAATAAAGAATTAATTAATTATATTAATACTAATAATATATCAACTGATTTATCAAGTATTAATACTATTACAGATGATGTATTATGGTTCTATAAAGAAGTTGATGAATCATTACAACAAATATTCGATCAATTATATTTTAATCTACCCATAAATAAAATAAATGACTTATTAAATAATAATAAATTAATATTGAATGTTACATCAATTTATAATATTTATATTAATCCATTATTAAATATAATTGGTCCAATTGCTAGTATATTAGTTCCTTATATATTACTTAGATGTTATGGTATTAAACTACCAGTAAGTTTTTTTTTAAATATTGTTAAACAATATGTATCAGGTATTAAGTCGTATAAACAAATATTTACTATTCTAATGTATGCGGGTATTTATATTTATTCATTTTATCGACAGATTAAACAATCAGTTGATTTAAAAAAAATGATAAATGTATTACATTCTAAACTAATCTCTGTTAAAGAATTTATACAATCATCAAATACATTAATTGAACAATTTTCAGATTATTTTGACACGCCAGATATTTTAAATTGTCAAAATAAATTAGATAATATTCCACCAAAAATTAAAATGATTGAAAAACTTGGAGATATATTATACACTGTTAATTATGTAAGAAATAATTTAGAATTAAGTAAATTATTTAGATTTATTGGCGAGATTGATTGTATATTCTGTATTAATCATCTAATTAATCAAGAAAATTATTGCTTTACAACATTTAAAAAATCAAAAACTCCATATATTTATTTTAAAGATTTATACCACCCTGCTTTAATAAAGCCAATTAAAAATACAATTAAAATAAAAGATAATATTACAATAACTGGTCCTAATGCTGCGGGCAAGTCTACTTTTATTAAAGCAGTTACTATTAATATTATATTATCCCAATCATTGGGAGTATCATCTTCTAAAAAAGCAGTTATTACACCGATAGAATATATAAAAACACATCTTAATATGCCTGACACATTAAATAAAGAATCACTATTTGAAGCAGAAATGAATAAATGTAAGAGTATTATTGATAATATTTCAGATAAGAAATCATTTATTGTATTAGATGAATTATTTTCATCTACAAATTATAAAGAAGGTTTATCAGGATCATGTGCAATTTTAAATAGATTAAATAAATCTAAGAATACAAGAGTATTAATTACAACACATTATGATAAATTACCAGAATATACCAATAAAATTGGATTTAAAAATTATAAATTTTCTGCGTCTACCAAAAATGAAGAAATAAAATACACGTATAAGATCAAGAAGGGTATTTCAAAAAAAGGTATTGCTATCGACATACTTAAGAAAAATAATTACGATAAAGAGATCATTGATGATGCTAAGAGAATATTTCAATCGTTTAAATCAGACTAATTTAATATTATTAGAATATTAAATAATGCAAAATATTATATTGATATTATTATCTCTTCTAATTATAGTTGTTTTAGGAATTATTTATTTTAATTATAAGAAAATGAATACTCAACAGATGCAACTTAAAAAGTTGGAATTAGATATGTCAGCATTACGTAATTTTATTGAAAATAGAATAATGACACAATTTCCTTCTACATCTTCTTATTTAGGAACATCATTTAATGATATTGTGGAAAATAAAATGGAACAATTAGAATCATCGCAGATGGAACAAGAGGAAGTCATTGATGAAAAAGTAGAAAGTGAAGAAGAAAGCGACGAAGAAAGTGACGAAGAAAGTGACGAAGAAAGCGACGAAGAAAGTGACGAAGAAAAAATAGTAACTGAGAATAATGTAATACATGAAGACTTAGAAATAGTAGATGAGGAGGATGATGCCGAGGAGGAGGATGATGAGGAGGAGGATGATGAGGAGGATGATGGCGATGAGGATGTGGATGTGGATGTGGACGATGTTACTGAGGAACAGACGAATGATCTAGAAGAAATAAATAGTTCAGAATTAGAACAATCACAGCCAAATGTTGATATTAATTTAATGCATTCAATAATGATGCTTGGGGGAGAACTAAAGGAAGTAACTAGTGATGAAGATATGGAAATTATAGTAAAACCACGAAGTAAAAAACCATCTGAGGATCCAATGGAGTTTGATGAAGGTACTATTATAAAATCAAATAATGATGATAAGGAATATATATTAAAAGTTAATAAGAAAGGTAAAAAAAGATGGACAGTAATTAAATCATAATTTAGATCTAATATTATTTTTTAATAGTTTTTCAAGTTTATTATAATTCTTACAGTACAAGTAAAAACAATAACAAACATGTGACGGTTTATATGACTGTGTTCTCTTTCTACCATAGTAATGTTCTAAATCTTCAAATAAATCATAATTTTTCATTATATAAGATAAATATTATTTTTATCTTATATATAATATATATGAATTCTACTAAAATCCAAAATAATAAATTCAAAGATTGTCCAGCTTTAATGTCAGACGGACGTCAATTTACTGATTACCGCTCAAATACAATTACTAATTCGACTCTTATGACTGATTTAGATATTCACACAAGTTTTGATTACAGAAATAGATTAACTGAAGATGCAAATGCTGTAATTCTAGATAATAGAGACTTGGCAGTTGATAGAAATGGTTGCTCTTCATGTGATGCTTGTACTACAACTACAATTGGTCAGATGTGTGAATCATTCTCTATTAGAGATATTATTCCAAAACAATATAATTCAAAAGATAATAATAAAATAAATGAATTTAGAATTTTCACAGAAACTAACTTAACTAATACTGCCGCACGACCAGGGTTCAGACCACCATCTGTATTATTCTAAATATTCTTATATAAATATATCAAATAAATACTCTTATATCTGTGAATTGATATATTATTATATAAGACTGATTGTAAAAGTAAAGAGAAATTAAAATTATATGGTATTTTTAAAAACAAATGTTCAATATTAATTTTATATAAATTATTTATAAGTATAGAAATATTTTTACCATCTAGATATAAATTCAAATATTTATATCTTTTAGAATTATTACCTCCCCACGGAGGATCAATAAATATAATATTATTATCTATTTTATGAAAAGTGTCATAATAATTTTCATTATACAGAGTTACATTATCATATTCTAACTGTTTCAAATTATGATTTAATACATTAAAATGTACTAAGTTTTGTTCTATTCCATTTACCTTCTTAAAATATCTAGCAAATGTAAATAAATCACCTCCTAACCCAGCCGTTGCATCAGTTATAGTCATTTTATTCTTAATATCATCTATACTTAATTTCAAACAATCTATCATTTTTAGTACAATCCAGTCTGCTAAATGTGGTTTAGAAATAGAATATTTACCAATATCAGTTAATAAGAATTGTTTTGAGGCATTCTTATTATTAAAGTAATGATTTGATTCATCATATGTTAATTTTATTATCTTAGGCTGGTTTTTATAGTTTCCAGAGTAGTCTGTATCTAACTCCATATAAAAATATATACAATTAATAGTTTATATATGAAAAAATCTACATTATTCTGTGACATTGATGGAACTCTATTTCATTATAGAAAATTTACCACATATAAGTCAACCAAACCAGACAAAATATTTGAAAATATTAATGCTATTAATAAGGCTTATGATAATGGACACTATATTCTATTAACAACTGCCAGACCAGAATACCTAAGAGTTCATACGATGAAAGAACTAGACGAAGCTAATGTACAATATCATAAAATTGTTATGGGTATTGCAAGAGGCACAAGACTACTAATTAATGATAATGAAGAAGAATATATTAATAGAGCATATGCGATTAATGTTACTAGAAACTCTGAATTCACACCTAACCAGATGGATTTATTTGATTCTATTACAAAATAAAAATGATACGTTAACAATTTAATAGAATATATAGTTATTACTACTTTCTACTTTCTCGACAATGTCCGAATCAACCTTTAAACGTTATTTGCTGCGCTCCGATACCGAATGTCATGGAATCAAGTCCTATGGACCTTTTTACCCAGGTAAAACGGTTGATCTCTACAATGGCACACAGATAGTCATTACGTCTGAGATGACGGTGGTGGGCTCCATTGAGATTGTTGGTTCTTATGAAAAAGTATTCTGTTCAATTGACGGCGATGAATGTCTAAACTGTGCCTCCTATGGAGACTGGAAGTACAACAGCTCTCTCAAGAAATGGGTCTGCGTCAAGCGCTGCCAAAACTGTGTCCCTGTTAAGGCTTAGATCCAACGGATCTTTTATAAAAATTAAAATTGAAAAAATATTATAAATAACAATTAAATAATAATAAAATGCCAAAACGAGCAGCAGTTGACCCACTGTGCTTTTTTTGCAGTAAGTGTTCTAAAATTGACAAATGTCCAAACTGTTACCGACGTCGGGCGAAGAATCGTATGAATGGCTGGACATCAGATGGATATGACCCTAAATCGGTCAATTAAATGTTATAAATAATAATAAATATAGTTATATATGAATGATTTAATATCAGGATTTGTTGCTGGTATGACGCAAACTATTATAGGTCATCCATTTGATACAGTCAAAGTAAGACTACAAACATCACCAAGTACTCTAAGAAACACAATGATCTCTATTTTTAGAAATGAAGGATTACGAGGATTTTATAAAGGATATGGACCACCATTATTGATTAATTCTGTTATTAATAGTTTAATATTTGGGTTAAATGGATATTTTTATGATACATACCAAAATCATTTTGTAAGTGGGTATATAAGTGGTTCAATTTTATCACCTATTATAAGTGTTCCTCAGTTAATCAAATGTCAGATTCAGAAAGAAACACGATTTATAAAAAAAGAAAGTGATATGATTAGAGAAATGTTTAAAGGTAAATTAAACCCATTAACTGGATGGGGTGCGACATATTATAGAGAAGCGATTGCATTTAGTGTTTATTTTGGAAGTTATAATTATTTACAAGACAAATATAATAATCCATTTTTGAATGGTGGGTTAGCAGGTATAATCAATTGGACATGTACGTATCCAATAGATGTAATTAAAACTCGAAAACAAACATATCCAGAATTACGATATAGAGATATTATTAAAAACTTTACATTAAAAGATAATATAAGAGGATTAAATATAACTATAATGAGATCCTTTATTGTAAATGCTTCTATTTTTTATGTATTTGAAACAATGAAAGCTTTACAAGCTTGAATATATTTAAATAAGTTATAATATAAATATATAATGCCATTTAAAGAAACACAGAGTAATAGAGAACGAAAGAAAGATAAAAAACATACACAGAAAGGATATAGTATATATTCAAAAAAACATATTCGTATGAAAGAACAGTTACTAGCTAAACATAATAAAAACATAAAACAGTAATAGTATTTATGTAAATACTTCATATTCAATTCTAGAAACTTTATCAACTAAATATATGTTAGTATCATCCATTTTATCAACTAATAAACATTCAATACCAAGAGTTTTAATATCAGTTATTAAACATCTATTATTATAATTTAAATTAATATTACATATATTAGTATATTCTTTTTTCCACTTGGAACTAATATGAATATCTGATTGATTATATATATCAATTTTATTAATATTAATATTATATAAATTAAACATATTTGTAAAAAAAGATTTTGTAATAGTTAACATTCTATTAGTTATTACTGGGGAGTAAATTATGTTATTATATTCCTCATCGAAATAAATAATTTTAATTTTATAATTTAATTTATAAAACTTTATAATATTATTTAAGATATTATGATTTTTTTTTTTTGAATTATTTAACTCTATCGTACATAATATTGTTGGAGAAAAAGACATAAATAATAATAAAGATTAATATTTATATAATATATAATGTCTAAAATAGATTATACGATTCCAACAAAAAAAATAGATGACAATAAAGTTAAGTTTGGTACAACATTACCTGGTCAAAATAATATTGATTTTGAAAATGTATCCTATGTAAGACAAGACCCACACTGTGACGTTGTTCAAACAAAATTACAAAATTGTACTCCATTACAACCATTTATTAATTTCTTTGATTTTGAACAATCACAAGAAGAATTAAATAAGAGACATTATTACGACGTAAGTGTTGCATTTGACAAAGCTCAAAAGCAAAGAGATCGTGAAATATCAGTAAAAGATTTTGATCCGTCTATTGTTTTATCAAAACCAGAAAATACACGAATTGAAAAAAATATTATTACAATGAGAAATTCATTAGGTAAATATCATCGCCACGGTTAATTTAAATTTACTTATCTTTATTATATAGTATGTCATTTCTACAAAATATATATACTTATATAATGAGTAATGAATGTATTGAATTTTTAGAATATTATTTTTCTTTTCCACCAGAAGATATTGCAAGATTATATGCGACTCAGGCAGCGTATCAAGCTAATTTAGCTATTAATACTAGTATAATAACTATTAATAAAATAGATAATTATAAAAAAAATGTTATTCAAATAGCAAACTCGGCGGCAACAGATGCTAATTTACATTCGATATTTATAAGTGATTTTTTAGATATATATTTTAATTTAGATAATAGAAAAATATTAATGAATGCTCTTAAAAGCGATGTTAAAGATAATGCAATCAAGAAAGCAATCGATAATTCTAAAAATATAAAAATATATGTTACTAATTTGGTACAAGAATTGGATGATTTAGATATAGAAAGTATGATTAATAAATTGTATAAAGAATTAGAAAATGATTGGGAAATTATAAATAAATAATCTAATATATAAATTATAATTAATGAAACACTATCTAAATAAATATGTTATAGGTATTTCTATTGTTATTTTAATTTTATGTTTAATATGCCAAGATGAGACTATCGAAAATTTTATGTGTCAAAGTTGTGGCAAATCCGCTTGGAAACCATTTGGTAAAGATGAAAGAAGTTGTGCAATGTGTGATAACTGTGGCTGGTGCATCAATGAAAGTGGTGAAGGTAGTTGTGTAGAAGGAGGTGCAGGAGGTCCATTATTTAGAAGAGATTGTGTTTCTTGGTCCAATGGAGCACCACAACCACTATACACTGTAACATATCCGTGGTATAATCCAATTGGATGGTGGCCATACTACAGTGGATGGGGGGGATACACTGGAAGGCCATTCAGACGATTTAGAAGACATCGTGGTCATCGCCGACACCCTCACCGGCACCATCGGTCAGGTGGTATTCGCGTTGGAGGCAGAGGACGTATGCTTGGAACTGGTCGCACCAGAGGACGTGGTGGTGGAGGACGTGGTGGTGGTGGAGGACGTGGTGGTGGAGGACGTGGTAGAAAATAAATAACTTTTTAAAAATATCAAATATCAAATATTTTTAAACGTACAGATAAATCTAATTTTATTTAATAATAAGTTAAATGTATATAATTTAAAATAATTTTAATTATATATGTATGGTTTACAAGAAGAATTACTACTAACTAATATTATTAATACCTATAATAATGATTTAAATATTATAAAACACAGTTTAACAAAAAAAAGTTTATTAAAAGATGTATTATATGTTAATAAAAATGATATAAGTACTTCAACTGAACATTTTAATAAAATTATACAATTTAGGAAAAAATATAATCCTGAATTAATAAAAAAAAAGAATATTAAAAAATTATTGGATACTAAATCTTGGTATTATGCTGGATTTACTAAAAATAAATATCCAGTTTTGTTCTGTAAAGTGTCAAATATCGATATTAATAATTATATTGATATTGATGATGTTATTAAACTTGTTGTATTTATTATGGAGAAATCAAAAAAATACGAGAAATTAATGGTAGTATATGATTTCGATGAATGTGAACTAACTATTGGTCCAAAAATATTAAATACGGTAATAAAATTAATTAAAATATTAACAGTACAATACCCTAATTTTTTATATAAATGTTATTGTATTAATTGTTCTAAATTATTTTATTTTTCATATAAGTTAATCTCAGGAGTTTTAGATAAAGAAACTCTAACTAAAATTAAAATTATGGAAAAGAAAAATAATAAATTGGAAAATACATTAAATATATGGAATCATTTAAAACTTGATATTGAAACAACATCAATTGAACAATATTATGGTGGTTGTCATGAAAAATATAAATATCTTTAATCATTTATTTTTGGGGCAATTGCTAATTTTAATGTTCCTAAACTACCAACCTGAAACTTAATTACAATTGGAAAATCATTTTTCATATATAATTCAATTGTATTACATAAGTTTGTACATTTTGTAAACATTACTAGATGTTTTAAATTATAATATCCCTGAATTATTTTATCATCTGACTGTTTTACAAATTGTAATCCAATATCATCCGATGAACCCCCCATAATTGTTTCTTGTTGAGCAATACAACCATCGCATTTAAAATAAAGTAGATTCCCTGCATTACAGATTTCAATTGTATCAGAAATATTATGCATATCCCTGCATATTTTCTGAAAGTCTGACGATGGTAATGTTATAATAGAATCAAACTCTGCAGGAGGGATTGTAATATTAATATTATCTAAATCTAATAAAGGCAATTTAAAAGTATTTGTTATATTTTTATCATTATTATATATTTTAATAATTAAAAAATTAACATCATCTTTTTTAATTCCCCAAAAAAGTGTATCATTATTTGTCATGGTTTTTAATAATTTAAATAGATTCTGCATATTAATCCCAATTACAGAGGATTTATTACATTCATATTCTTCAAAATTATCTGCATCTAATTTTAAATGTACTAAAACAGTTTGCGTTGCATCCATCGCACAGATCTTTACACCAGATTTATTAAAGGATATATTAGCATCTGTTAATATTTCTTTCAATGCTTCTCCTAGAGTTTTTATTACATTTGATTGTATTGTTTTGAAGCTAAATAAATATTCCGAGCTCATTTGAATACTTATAATTATTAATCAATTCTTTAAACCTTTTTAATTTTTAATTTTACTTTTTTTGGAGGGGTGTCATATTTATCAATATCTAAAATTGAAAAACGAATCACCTCACTATAATGCTCTTTCATAATTGTATTGATAAAATTATAAACCTCTTCAATTTGTTCAATTGTTCTACTACCATTAATTCCAATATTACCAGATTGAAATATAGCTATCGTAACTCTCTTACAATCACCATCTTCTAATCCCCAACCCTTTCCTTTACATTTCTTTTTACAATAACAAATTCCATCAGTATATTTATTAGATTTGTTAAACATATAACTAACTTTAACTGCCTGGTATTTTTCTGGCTCATATGAGATAAAAAGCTCATAATTATCTTTCAATAATGTATATAATTTATTTCTATTTATATTGAAGTTTAAACAAAAATTATTATTGATCATTGTTGTTCGTAAATCCTTGTGTCCAATTGTTTTAATTTTCTCTGGATTATCAAACTTTTTAACATGATATTTTAAATACGCAATCATAGTATTTAATGCATTTTTTGCACTATCATCTTCAATACAACCAGTCATTGTAATACTACCATTATTAAAAAATTTCATATTAACAGTTGAATTGGGCGTTGCTTTAATTTTAACTGAAAAACAATTATAGAATTGATTTTTTTTGATTTTTTTCTTCTTCTTCAAATAATTAAATTCATAATCCTTATATTGCATTCCAATTACATTTGCAATTATTTTATTTTTTGTTTTTTTAGTGATATCATTATATAATAATGTTGCAACTCTTTCAATTTCTGTAAATAAACTTTCATCAGTATAATAAAATCTAGCAGCGGTTGACCGTGTAATAATTTTTAATTTGGTTGGTAATGGATATTTATTTTTATTTTCATTAATATATTTTAAATATCTTATCACCTTGTGATCCAACTCTGTTAATTCTCCATCACTTATCAACTCTTTTATAATCTTATTAAAATTATCAGTAATATCATAACTAATTAGTGACATAATTAAGTATTTAAAGATATTTTTAAATCTTTAAATAAGCATTTTTTATTATAATTCATACACTTCGTATGATCCCATATCAAATCGATCTTCTGTTTCTGTATTTTGTATAAAATATTTTTTCAATGAATTACATGTACTCATATGAGAAACAAGTAATATAGTTGTATCCTCGTTATAGTTATATTTAATATATTCTAAAAAGTTTTTTGTTCGTGTGTGAAGTTGTTCTTCTGTTTCATGAATTTTAACATCTTCTAATTTTAAAAAAGATTTATAATGAATATTAAGTCCCATTTTAAGATAATTTCCATAAGTATCAAAATTATACTGTATAGACTCTAGTGTATGTATATCTAAATCAAGATATTCCATTAAGGAGTTTTCAATATTTATTAATTTACTATTCCACATTGCATATGGAAATATTGTATGAATTGTTCTAATAAATGGTGAACATAGAATCACATCTATTTTTAAATCCTTTAATTTCTCAATTAATCCATCTGCTTGTATAAATCCCTCATTTGTCAAAGTTGTATTGAATGTAGGTGGTTCATATCTTTTGCCGTGACGTAAGATAATTATACGCATACACGAGTGCTATATATATATATATATATAATTCTAAGTAGATTTATTTATTAGGATATTTTCTTTTATAGTATTGTATATATATATATAAACATGGGTGATCATAACTTAAAAATAAAGTTAATGGATTCATATGGTGATGGATGGAACGGAACTGTTATGGTAATTGATACTGATACTGACCCTGAAAATGGAACAGTGGGCAGTAGTTTAACACTCGATAGTAGTGATAGTAGTGATAAGGAGATAGATTATAATCTACCAACCGGAAGTTATCATATATATGTTAAGACGGTGGGAGATTATCCAGATGAAGTTTCTTTTCAATTATTTGCAAATGCTATTTGGTCTCCGAAATATACTATTGATAATAATCCATACAAGGATGTTAACACCATATTGGTTGATACCGGCGCAGTAGTACCGCCTTTTATGGATCCTATTCATAACTTAAAAATAAAGTTAACTGGTTTACCGGGGGTATCTGATTATGGGTGGGACGACGTTATTCGGGTATTTGATTTTAATAATGGCTCTGGGAATGACATGGATGATTACACGCATCAAACTGGATCAATATTAACAGAGGATAGTAAAACATACATAATATATAATCTACCAACCGGAAATTATAATATAGATTTTGTGCCTGATGGATACTATCCAGAGGAAGTTTCTTTTCAATTATTTGCAAATGATAATGCGTCTCCTGTATATAATATTAATAATAATCCATATAGTAACGCTTATAACTCCAAATTGGAGATTAATGATAATTTAACGATTGTCGGTGTTTTTTTAGATGTACTTACATATAACTTAAAAATAAAGTTAATGAATTCATATGGTGATGGATGGGGTGGAGCTGTTATGGTAGTTGATGCTGATACTGACCCTGAAAATGAAAATGGAATAGTGGACAGTAGTTTAACATTAGAGAGTGGTAGTCAGACACAGATATTATATAATCTACCAAACGGAAGTTATAATATATATTTTCTGAATACGGGAGAGAATCCAAAGGAAGTTTCTTTTCAATTATTTGCAAATGATAATTGGTCTCCGGAATATACTATTACTACTAATCCATATAAGGATGTTAACGCCCTATCGGTTGATAACGGCGCAGTAGTATCGTCTTTTATGGTTCCTATTCATAACTTAAAAATAAAGTTAATGGATTCAGATGGTGATGGATGGAACGGAGCTATTATGGTAATTGATACTGATACTGACAGTACCGTTAATAATCATGAAATAACGTTTGACGATGGTGATGAAAAAGAGATATATTATAATCTACCAACCGGAAGTTATAATATATATTTTAGTGATGGTGGATATTTTCCAGGGGAAATTTCTTTTCAATTATTTGCAAATAATAGTGTGTCTCCGGAATATAATATTACTAATAATCCATATAAGGATGGTAACGCCCAATTGGTTGTTGACGGCGAATTAGTAGTATCGTCTTTTATGGATCCTATGTCACCACCACCAGCTACTCTTAGTTATTATTGGGACTTACGCAATCTAAATACAACCGGACAACCAACTACTGTTGTTGATTCTATCGGAAACGTCGAAGGGACACTAAGAAAGTCAAATTTGGGTGATCTACCAGAGTGCACAGAAACGGGTATTGTGTTCGAAACGTCGGCCGATGAAACAGAGGGGGGATATATAGAACTAGGTACCGATAACAACAATACCAACATAGTGATTGATGGTTCAACAACGATTGAAGCAGTTGTCATGTTTAATGGATTTAATTTCTATCAACGTTACTTTGCATGTGAACAGACTGTGAACGGTGCTAAGGAAGGTATTATCATATATACAGAGGATAGACTCGCTGAAATAAACTTAGTTATATGGAAAGATAATTTGTCCCAATCCCACACGGCTTATAATATACCACTTAATAAGCGACTGCATATAGTGGCGAGTATTGGAGACAATGGATCTAACAGACTCTATATTAATGGTGTAGAAGTGGCAGATGGGGATGAATACATACCAAATTCAATGAACAACCCTAAATGTTCTATTGGTAGTAATCCTCAGGGTACATCTGATTCACATGAATATTTTAAGGGTGAAGTATCATTCTTAAAGATTTACAATGGCGCAATGACACAAGAGGAGGTTACAATGGCATACCAACAAACGACGATAACTGAGTCTATTAGTGCTAAACTGGGTAACATTGATATTGATAATACTATCAAATCTACCATTGAGACCTACGCTGGTGATATTGCGACTGCGTCTGACAGAGCTGCCATTAATTCGAAGTTAAAAACTATTACAGAAAACCTGAATGACATTGCTGACGGTGGTAACAAAACAAAAATAGTTCATGCGATGTTGAAGCTGGCACTAAATAACTCTAAATCAGATACAAGTAATGATAACCCTTTGAATCTAAAAATTAGCCTATTAAGAGACTCAATGGGATATGATCAGTGGCCCAGTACTGGTGATGTATACTTAAAAGATGTAAATGGATTTTATAATTTAACATCAAATACGCAATTATATATTCCACTTGATGAAATAGGTGATTATGTTAAATATTGGTTTAGATACAACGGTAAAATATATCATTATATGGTTAAAAAAATAAGTGAAGATGAAAATCACATATCAACATATCAGACATCTACTTTTAACGAAGCTTATACAGATGAATCTAGTGTCCCACCAGTTCCATCAGATGATAGTTATGGTCATCCTGGTTATCAACACTATGATGGCGGTAAACTAAATATAGAAGACTCTCTTTTTATATTATATGGTGGAAGTGGTAGTGGTGGATCTGGTAGTGGTGGAAGTGGTAGTGGTGGAAGTGGCGATCCATATATCCATCCATTAATTGGCCCAGTTTATAAATTACCAGATGCTCCGGGCAACTGTCGTTTTATTTCCACAAAAGAGGATTTAAATAATAGATTTTTGGTTGATATGAGTATTGAAAAATTAACTTTTGATGAACAGAAAGATTTATTAAAACAACATCTTCAGTATAATCGTACTGTTTTAGAAAAAAGAAAAATAACAATTGACGGATATTATTTCAGAAATTTCTATATATCAAATAAAAATAATTATTTAATTGTTAATTTGGAAGATAGAACATTAAAAGCAGCAGATGGAGAAATAACACTAGATCATCTTTATAAAAAGGGTGGTGTCGCAACATATAAAAACTTTGAAATAAATGTAGTTAAACCAACAAAAGACACATATAAAAAAATTGCAAATTATGATAAAACATTAGTTGTATATACAGTAAAAGTAAAAACATATAATGAAGTGTATGGCAATGTTGAAATTGAACTTTTTAGCTTAGTTAATAAACAGATTAGAAACAGTATTCAAATATATACAGAAAACCCAATTACAGTTGATAATTCAGTAGGTGCTTATTTAATGCCACAACATACAAACAATATTTATATTGATGAAATTGGTTCAAATAAATTATTAGAAGATGTTAAACCATATAATGAGAAAGACTATAATGTTATAAATGAACAACATGTTAGTAAGAGTGAAGTAATCAATAAAAAATTATTAATCCAAAAATAATTATTAATCCAAAAATAATTATTAATCCAAAAATAATTATTAATCCAAAAATAATATTTAAATAGAAATCATTATAGTTAAACATATGAAAAGACGATCTAACATTATTTATAAATTTAATAAAAAACAGAAACCAGATAATAAACCAGATAATAAACCAGATAATAAACCAGATAATAATGATGAACACGATGGTGACAATTCAGATATTAAAGTAGTAGATAATCATATTTGGTTTAATGCAGATGTTTGTAATGATAGTATTCAATGTTTAATTCATGCTATTCATATTAAAAATATAGAGCTACATAAAATTAAAAATAAATTTACTAATTTTGAAATTACACCAAAGCCTATTTTTCTACATATTAATAGTTATGGGGGTGACTTGTTTGAAGCAATGGCTGGTATTGACGCAATAATTAATTCTGATATACCAATTCATACAATTATAGAAGGAACTGCTGCAAGTGCTGCAACTTTACTTTCAATTGTTGGTGAAAAAAGATATATTACAAAACATTCATATATGCTCATTCATCAATTAAGTAGTAGTATGTGGGGTACAATGGCAGAACTAGAAGATGACCACCATAATAATAAGGCATTAATGGAAAGACTTTATAAACTATACACGGAATACAGTGATCTAACCAAACCAAAATTAAAAAAAATCTTAAAAAAAGATATTTGGTGGGATGCTGAAAAATGTATTGAAGTTGGACTAGTTGATGAAATTTATAAAGAAGATTATGGGGTTGATATTTAAAAATGAATATAATTAAACTAATACTATAAATATTTATAGTATTAGACAATGACTTACTTACGCATACATGATATTGATATAGAAAGATATGACATTGTTATGGAAACAATGTTATCTATAATGGCTATTATTTCATTAGGATCAATGTTATTTTATGGTACACTGTTTTTGTATCATATAAGAATGGCATAAATAATAATTTATAATAGTATATATGTCAAATAGAATCATCTATTATTATCAAACATTTGTTGGATTACGACCTGTATTAGATCAAACCCCCATTAAGGTAACACATATTCATTTATCTTCTTTTCATTTTGGGTTAGATAGTAATAATCAACCTTACATTCATTTAAATGATTTTCCACCAAATAATGAAAAATTCAAAACATTGTGGGAAGAAATAAAAGAAGCTCGACAAAAAGGTATTAAGATTATATTTATGATTGGTGGTGCTGGTGGGGCATATGGAGCATTATTTTCTAATTTTGAAGTATATTATAAGTTATTACACGACACAATTAAACAATTCCCTTATATTGATGGTGTTGATTTAGATATTGAAGAAGAAGTAGACATCAAAAATGTAATTATGATGATTAATCGTTTAAAAACTAATTATGGTAATAATTTTATTATATCAATGGCTCCATTGGCTGAGACATTGATGTTGAATAATCCAGGAATGGGTGGATTTATTTACAAAACTCTTTATAATGTTCTTGGTAAGTCTATAACATATTTTAATGGACAATTTTATGGTGATTTCTCATTAGACACATATGATATTATAATGGAAAATGGATATCCACCAGAAAAAGTAGTAATGGGTATGTTGTCTGGTGATATTGATATGAAAGATGCTTGTGCTGTCATATCAAGTGTTAAAAAGAAATACCCTAATTTTGGAGGTGTTTTTGTTTGGGAGTATTGTAATGCTCCACCAGATTTAGATCATCATGAAAAATGGTCCGAAGAAATGTACAAAGCAATTAATCCAACTTATTTTTCTAGTATTATGTCTTATTTTGGTTATTAATACTTACTTTAATTTAATAACTCTATTTTTATTAAGTTTTACTTTCTTCTCTGCATCTTTAATTTTTTCCTTTAATAATTTCTTTCTAGTCTCCAATCCTTTAACTGTTTTAGGCATTGCATCAGATTTAATGGTTACAGTTCGTTTCTTTTTGGAACCACCGATTGCTGCTGCTGGTGTTGCTCCTTCTGATGCTGCCATGCTATGAGCCATAGCTTCATTGCGGGTAATCTGATTTTTGCGAAGTTGTGCCTGTGCCTGTGCCTGTGCGGAGTCTTTTACCTTAGACTCTGGCATATTAGGATATATACTCCGAATCAGACCCTCAAACGATTGTAATTGCTCATCCATCATAGCCTTTTCTAACTGTTTCTTCTTATAAGGTGTACGACCATGTCGCTTCATTAAAGATCTTTGAACATCTCTTGCTTCAACTGAAGGATTATCCATCGCCACCTCAATAATTCTCTTCTTTGTCTTCTGATCATTTTGCATCCAGATTGCATCATTAACAGATACATCTAATGCCTCAAAATGCATATTACCGATGTTTTGTATAAAAATAGTTGGATAATCTACTATATTATCAAAAGGTTCAAACTCATCCTTCACAACGAGTGGGTCCTGCGTCTTAGTTGCAGCACCAAGTATTGGTGTTGGTTTAAAATATTGCCAACCTGTTCCAAAAGGATTCCAAAAAGCTATTTGAATTGGTACACATTCAGAAAATAATTTCAGTTCAGCAGTTGTCATCCATACTCCCATTTGTTTTTGAGCTGATGGAAATTTAGCATTTTCTGCACACCAAATTCTAAGATTCTGTATTATAGAATATAATGAATTATTAGTATTTGCACCAACCGTTTCAGCCCACATGTTATTTAATGCGACTATAGCATTTTTATAAGTTTGTATTTCTGATATTGTTTTCGACTTTATTATTCGTTGTAGTGCATCTATTAAACTATAATATCCACAATCACCACTACCTTCATTTTTTTTGCGCGTAAATACTCCCTCCGGTAACTCATAAGATTTCCCGTCGGTGCTAATCTTAGCACATAGTTCATCTCTTATGTTATAGGTACGACATGTTGATGGTACTGCTTCTGGTGATACTTCTTCTGCTGGTGCGGGCAGTGCTACTAGTGGTGCTCCTAGTGGTGGTGGTGGTGCTTCTGCTCCTATTTCTGCTGTTGCTGTTGCTGGTGGTACTGCTTTTATCGTAATACTATCAAGAATTGCCTGAAAATTAGTAGAATTTAATACTTTCTTATTCATACAGTGTTTTACAAGTTGGTCTATATCCATTTTCTTATAATATAATTAATGTAATTATATTATTTTATACTATTTTATCACAAGGATTTTATTTTAATCTAACAACTCTGTTTTTATTTAATTTTACTTTTTTTTCTGCATCTTTAATTTTTTTCTCTAATAGTTTTTTTCTAGTTTTCAATCCCTTAACTGTTTTAGGCATAGCGTCCGATTTAATGGTTACGGTTCGTTTCTTTTTAGAACCGCCTTTTATTGATGGTGGTGGTTGTGCTGCTGCTGCTGCTGTTGCTGCTGTTGCTGCTGGTGCTGCTGCTACTGATGCTGATTGTGCTGCTGCACTATTCACAGATGCGATTTCCTCTGGTATTTCCTCTGGTATTTCCTCTGGTATTTCATTTAAATCATTACTATTACTATTACTTGTTCTATGATGAACAATAGGATTCAAATTCATATTACTAATGTCCATTTCGGGTGATGGTGATGGTAATGTTGCTACTGATGATGATAATGATGGTGTTGTTGATCCTGCTGCTGATACTGGGTTTCGTCTAAATGATGCTGATTGACTTCTTAGCTGTGTATCATATAACTTTGCTAATTGGCCAATATGTCTTGCTGCTTCTCGTGCACTATGTGTATTTGCACGTGCTGCTGCTAATTCTGCGGCGTGTTGTGCTTTTAAAGCTGCTAATTTTGCGGCGTGGTCTGTATTACTGGATGGTATTACTGCTGGTGATGATGGTGGTGTTGCTGCTAATGCTGTTGCTGCTGATGATGATGATGGTGTTGATTCTGATGCTGATGCTGCTGATGCTGCTGGTGTTTCTGATGATCCATGATCATTATCATCATCCGGACCATCATCATTTCTAGTCATTATTACAGGTGTTTTTAAAATTTTTTTAACATATTCGTTTGCTAATGCATTAATTACATCATCTAAAGCAGGAGCATTAGTTGGCCAATTCGGTGGGTTTGATAGTGATAATGATGATTGTGCTGCCATTTTCTTATAATATAATTAATGTAATTATATTATTTTATACTATTTTAATTTACAATTCTTTTTTTGTTTAATTTTATTCTCTTATTCATTTTCCTAATCTTTTTTTTTAATAATTTTTTTCTAGTTTTCAACCCCTTAACTGTTTTTGGCATGGAATCAGATTTAATGGTTACTGTTCTTGATTTTTTTTTAGAACCACCAGATATTTTTGATGATGATAATAATGGTGAACTGTTTAATATGTTATGTACATTTGAAAAGGATAACTGTTTAATTTCTAACTTTATTGGAATTGGACTACGATCAATTGCTGCTACAATTCTCTCAACTAGTTTGTTTTTAAGATCCTCTTCTGCTGATGGTACGGTTGCTGGTGCGGCTGCTGGTACGGCTGCTGCTGATGCTGCTGGTACTGCTGGTGTTTGTGTTTTTGTTGCTGCTGCAATTGATTCTGGTCCGCTTCCTCTAGTAGTTAGTGGGGTTTGAGCCAATAAAGTTCGGGCATTTTCAAAATCATAATGAACCTGTCCTAATTGCACTGCAATTTTAAGTTGTAATGGATCCATAAAATTATCTTTATCATCTAATATATCATCAATTTTGAGATGGGTGAGATGGGGACCTCCGCCGGTTGCAGCAGCATCAGCACCAGCATAACCAGCTTGCGCCAATTTCCTACTCGTGTTATTTAATAAAGCTGTCTTTTTGGTCATGTCGGTTTGTTCTTGTTGCAATTGTTGTACTAATTGTTGAATTTCCTTAGCATATCTATTACTATTATGTGACTGCAACTTAATATGCCCATTTCTTAATTTGAATAAAATACATTTAAACAACTTATATTCAGATGTTTTAATATAAGTCGTCTTAAATTTGCTATCTAAATTTTTAATACCTATAATTATAATTTTTTTTGTTTGTGGTTTATTTTTTGGTCTTAATAACGTTTTAATAATTTTTTGCATAATTATTTTACTAATTTTACTAATAGTATTATCCTCATCATCGGCACCAGCATCAGCAGCCGCAGCAGCATCAGAAGCATCACCAGTATTAACACCAAGAATTACAGGGTAAAGATAAATATCAATAATTTGTTTTAATATTAAATATACAGATTCGACAGATGGGTTCGATCGAGTTATCATATTTCTTAATAAATCTATCCAGGTATAACAACATGTATTCCAATTCTTTGTAATTAATGTTGGTAATAATTCTAATAAGTTTTCGTTAGTCTTTATATTTAAATATTTATAAAAATATGATATATAGAAAGGCCTTATTGGGGGTTGTTCAAGTAATAATATTTGATCAGGACTAGGACTTATATTCGAAACTCCATAACTTGAAATATCAATATCAAGCTTTTTGAATAACTGGCGTATAATTGGAAGAGTGGATAAAATTATTTGTGGGGTAATTTTAGCCTTTTTCATTTCTGTATTAAACTTTTCGAGAGTGATTTGATTTTCAACAAATCGAATAAAATTGCTCATTATAATATATCCATTGTTCCGGGGATTTTTTAGCGGTTTAAATATCGGTAGTCTAGCTATTTTGCCGTTGTCTTTCAATTGTTTGTTGATAAATATTAAACATGGTGATGTTTCTGATGCTGCTGAGGATGCTGCGGCTCCTGATGCGGATGCTGCTGCTGCTGCTGCTACTCCTCCTGATGCTGCTTCTTCTTGTCCTAATGCGACTGTATCTTCTTCATCTTCTCCGTCGTCTACTACTTTTGATGCTGCTTCTCGTTCTTCTTCTCCTTGTCCTGCGTTTTCACTGGCATTATAATGTTCATCGATGACTGCGTCGCGTGCAGCTTTTAATGCTTTTTCTTTGTTTGCTTTTGCTTGTTGGGCAGCATTATACTGCTTTACTCTATCCACTCCGTCATTTGGTGAATTACCTGGAAATAATCCCAACCGTTTTGCTTGTGCTTGTTGTTTTGCTACCTCTGTTGCTTTTGCTTTTGCTGCTTTCTTGTATTTCTTCATATGTTTCAAAACATCAAAGTTTGATGTATTTGTTGTTGCTGTTACTGATTCATTGTCTAAGCCGGAAAATATTTTATTTGGAATGTGTTCCTTATTTTTATTGTTTTCATTATTCCAATTATTATCCATATTAGCAAATATACCAGTCCGACTAGGCTGTAGGGATGATGTTGCTGCTGGTGCTGCGGATTCTGCGGCGCCTGATACTGGTCCTGGCGTTTTTGATGCTGCTAGTGATGCTAGTGATGCCTTTGCTCGGCTAGCTTCACGCTTTTGTTGGTTGTGTTGTTGTTTGTGGTATTGAGCAGTCATATTTTCTTGTGAAAATATCTCTGGTTTGTTTGTTCCTGCTGCTTCTGCTTTTGCTAATGCTGCTTCTTTTGCTACTTGTGCTGCTTCTTCTCTTTTTCTATTAGCTTTACTCTTTTTTAAAATTCTCACAAAGCCATTGATATTATTTAGTGCGACTTGTTGTTCCTGAGTTCCTAGGTTTTTCGTTTTTTTTGTTTCTAATCTGGCTACCAGTCCTTTTAAACCATCAGTCACACGTGTTAAAAATCCTTCAGGTTTAGATCCAGACCTCGCAGCCGCAGCAGCATCAATAGCAGTATTACCAGCATCAATAGTCTCACTACGATTACCGTTTTTTACTGTCGTATTAAACTCCAGTAGACCGGACAACAAATTAGAAGAGTTGCTTGATGCTGCTGCTGTTGCTGCTGGTACTTTTGATGTTGCAACTGCTGCTACTGTTCTTCTTGATGCTCCTCTTCCATGATCATAATTTGGATGCATTGGACTTGGACCAAGAATATGATTAATTGGTAACGGTTGTTCTCGATGAGCGTCTTCTTCGCGTTTATTATCAACATTTATAGCAGCAGGAGGATTATTATTAGGAACTCCAGCACTATCATTGGGTACGCTATTCCATAGACTAGGTATACTAATACCAGACGAATTAATCTCTCGTAGACCACTATCCCTCTTAATAGCATCCGCTCTGCTGCGTTCTTGTTCTAGTAAGCGTTTTCCCTCTGCTATTGCTTGAGAATGTTTCATTCTCTGTTGTGCTTGTATTTTTGTTGCTGCTGCTTGTGCATTTCGTGCATGTTTGGTTGCTGTTGTAGTGGCGGCTTGTACTTGTGTGAATGCTGTTGAATTAGAGAGGGTATCTGGATATATTGACCCTGGAGATATTAACCTTGGTACATGAGGTCTGAAATCCGGATCTGGGTGTCCTAATGATTCTGGTGGTGGTGATAGTGGTGATGATGGTGATGATGGTGGTAATTGTGGTCCTCCTGGTGATGTTCTTGATCCTGATCCTGATCTATCAATTATTAAGCTTTGCCATAATTTTCTTTTCTTTCCAACTAGTGGTCTTATATCTAAACTATCTTCTGTAATTAAATAAGTTTTGATTGGATTGATTGGATCGCCAGGATCACCAATAATATTTTCTAATATTTGAATAATACGATGTTGTAATTGATCTTGATAATTAGTCTGTATAATACTTAGACATGTGTCCATCGGGTTTGAACTACTCATATATAATTATAATTAATATAATTATATTATTTTATATTATTTTAATCTACAATTCTGTTTTTACAATTTTACTTTCTTTTCTGCTTTTTTAATTCTTTTTTCTAATAATTTTTTGCGAGTTTTTAATCCTTTAACTGTTTTAGGTAAAACATTAGATTTAATAGTAACAGTTCGTTTTTTAGAACCACCAGTTGAATCACCACTAAGTCCAATTGCACTCATATCTTCCTTTCTACTATATGTACAAAAACCAGGTGTACCTTTATCAACTATATCACATAATATTTTTTGATTTGGTGTTCTATCTTGAAGAACAGCAGATGTTATATCGTTCAATGAATCAGTTGCCAAAATATACATTCTCTTCTCTAATAATTCATTAACAACTCTTGTTGCAATCTCATCTATAAAACGAGGATTTGTATAATCTATATCAGTTGATGCCATATATTATATATTAATCTTTTTTATTTTTTCTTTTTTTTACGTTTCTTTTTCTTTTTCTTTTTAACAACTGTCCAATTATTTTGTTCATTGCTATCAACAGGAGTTTCTACAATATGTTCAACTATATCAGTGATTATATCTGGTCTTTCAATAATAGCAGTTATATTTTCTTCTACTGTAATTGATTCTTCTACTTCTGATTCTTCACTAGTTTCATTACCATCTTCTATTTTTTTTACTAATATATTGAATGGATCTTTCTCTTCAATTTTCTCTTCAACCACTTCTAACTTAATATCTTTATTAATGTAAGTTAAAGCTAATTTTAATTTATTTAGGTATCTTTTCAAATAGGTTGAATGAAATGAAATATAAAAATCAATATAATTGACATATAGTTTAATCTGATTTCTAACAGTAAGAATATCATTTTCAAGAGTAATAACAAAATTATTAATACTAATACCAGAGTTTTGACTTTTTTTATAAGTGGCTAATTCAATTTCTTTCTCTACACAATATTCAGACATGATCGAAATAAGTCGAAGAATGTCCTTATATAAATTACTAATTTTTTCAAAACCATAATCTTTAAAAATATCTAGATTATCATATTTTTCAAAAGTTTTTAAATCAGTTAGGGTTTTTTCTAAGTTCTTGTGAATAATATTTTTCTTAACATATTTAATTATTATTTTTGATAATTTATAATAATTAGAATAAATCCTATTCACAACTAATTTGTAGTATTTATCAAGGTCTTTCTGATCATATTTTAATATTATTTTTTGAAAATGAAAAGTATCTAGTCCAATTAGAAAATCAGCTTTTCTATTTTTTTCAATTATTGTATTATAGATTTTTTCTAATTGATTTATTTTTTGAGATATTTTATTATTACAAATATTAATATTATTTTTAATAGTTAAAATAGATTTAAAATTATTTCGTAATGAATTAAGATCCATATAATTTATATAAAGAAAAACAAATAACTTATATCTAATGTCAGAAAATACAGAAAATATAATTAATATATGGAAGGAACAAGATGAAAAAATATTAGTAGACTGGGCAGATAAGGCAACATGTTATCGTTGGTTACATAATAGAGCACATGCCAAGTTTTCTTGTAGAAATATGTGGTTTACAATTCCCGTAATTATAATATCTACATTAACAGGAACTGCTAATTTTGCATCTCAACATATTCCAACAGATTATCAAAAATACTATTCAATGGGTATTGGTGGATTTAATATTTTTGCAGGAATTGTTACAACTATTTCACAATTTTTAAAAATATCAGAATTAAATGAAGCACATCGGGTTAGTAGTATTGCATGGGCGAAATTTAATAGAGCTATAAAAGTTGAATTAGCAAAGGCACCAGATGATAGAGATGATCCAAAATTAATGTTGAAACGATGTAATGAAGAATATGATAGATTAATTGAAACAAGTCCTAATATACCAACATCTACACTAAAATTATTTAAAATGTCATTTGGTGATCGTAAATATGGTGTATTTAGATTACTAACATCGGTACTTTGCTGTAATTGTAAGAAATTAACAGATGAAGACGAAAGTGAATTAATTAAATTTATGAAAGTAAAAGAACACGAACTTAAATTAAAGAAATTTGCAAGGGTTGCAAAACCAGAAATATGTGATATTCTTGTTAGTGTTGACGAATTCAAATATAAAGAAAATGATTTATCATCTAGGAATATTAAGATAGTAACAAATAAAGATAGAATTACAAAACATAAAAAAGAAATTAAGGAATATATTACTCAGTTTGAAGAAGCACAGTCTAGGAAACCTACAAAGGAAGAATTAAAAGAACAATTTTATGAATTAATTAATTCAAAATATCTATCTGTTATTTTAACAGAATTATATCCTGTCAAAGTATTATAATTAAATAAGATTAGAAAAATTAACATATGGTGTATTTCTATTTAATCCTATAATTTTATGTTTTTCATAATCTATATCTAATTGGTAAATAATTAATTCGTCATAAAATCTATCTGAAATATAAGATTCGTATATTTTTAGATGATTGTCATAATTAATTGATTCAAACCTTCGAATCTTACCATTTTTATCATAGTGTGGACATTCAGACGGAAATATATTAAAAGATATTAATTTAATTCCTGGATTTGCTTTTTTAATAGTGATAGCTTCTCCAATCATACCTTCTAAATAATTATTTCTATTTTTACTATAACTGCTACACACGTATTTAACACATACACCTAGAATATATTTATTAGTTATCTTATCAAATACAACAATATCAGTATTTTTACTACCACGGGCATTACATGCTGGAATAAATGTATCGGCTGATAATACATATCGACTCTCTTCATAAAAAGATGACAACTGATTTTTAATCCACTTATGTATAATATTAACTTTGCCATTACTTCGTGATGTTGTTTGTAGATATTTACTATAGGATCGTTGTATCATCGTTAGGAAACTAATTTGTTCATTCATTAATCTAGTATGATATATTTTTTTGAATAGTCGAGTAGACATAATATAAATAGAATAAAATTATTTATATTAAAAATAACTTCATTTTTTGTATAATTATTTGAATTTTTTTCCTAACATTATAAATATATGGTATTCTTTGAACCAGCAGATTTAAAAGAAGTCTGGGGTGAAAATTTCACATCAGATATACACAATCAACAAAAAAAACAAGAACAAGAAGTAGAGAGGCAACATAAGAAAATGGAACCATTTAATGATCGTTTTTATGAACAGAATATAGAAGGCTTTGATACAATGTTGGATATTTATGAAAATATGAAAACATCAAAAAAAGACAAAAGAGACGAGAAAATAGAATCTTTTTCAAATATTGATTTTGAAGAAGATAATAATGATCTAATTTTATTAGTTTTATTAGGTATTTTTATAATTTTTGTTTTAGATTCTAGTATTAAGATTAAATTACGTTAAATTACTTATTTTTATAGAGCAAACCTTTAATTGGAACATACTCATTTATAAATCTATATTTCTCATGTGGTGTTGTATCAATTGATATATTATTCACCTTGACTGGGTCTTTATTATATGTTATCATTTTAGGTTTAATTTTCTCATATTTCTTATTAGTTTTTCTAAAACCATCATATTTCTTTGTATCACCATAGTTCCAACATACAAAGATATAACAAGGATTAATGAATTTAGCACTAAATCCATTATCCATTAGATGTTGTACCATAAAATCAGAACAAATAGCCGCATTAAACAGTGGTTCACCAAAAATATATTCTGGTATAGTAAAACTACAGTAGGTCGCCTCTGTTTCTGCACAGCTCTTAATTTTTAGATAACATCGTTCTAGTATTTTTTTATACGTGCTAAACTTAACCGTGTCTCTGTTATGTCGTTGTTGTTGTATTTGATTAACATTAATAGAGAAGTAGTCGTCCATATACTTATTTATTAGAATTTAAAACTGAAAAACATACTATTTTAAATTAGAAGTATTATTATATCTAATGTATTCTTTTGATAATGGTAATATTCAATTATATACTCTAATATTGTCTACTAATAGGAGAATAGGCATGGGGTGGAGATGTCTAAAAGAACGTTCTAACATTACTGATCTTATTAAAGTATATTTAGATAAAACAAAAATAAATGCAATAATAAAACTACAATCAATGTGGCATAAGCATAGCTATTTTAGTGATAATCGTCGAATTATCAGATTTAATAAATATTCATCAAATCTATCACTTAAAAAAAGACAATGGATACACTTAGGTGCGTGTCATGTAAAGTTCCGAAATGGAATTGCGTATATTAAGTATAAAATACGTCATCGACTAGGACCATTGACCTTTGATGAACATTTTAGTGTAGATGTTCCTAAATAAAAAGGATACGGTTAATGGACTACAAGTTATACTTACTTTTATAACCACACTTCACCACAATGAACCAAGATTTGGAACTTCGATTTCGACGTCGAACTGGTTTAGTCGATCCATGTGCCGATCCACGTGCAATACAGTTTAGATTACACCTTGTTTCATCCAAGGAACGGGCAATACGCTATGATGCAGATTTACCGCCGTTAGCTATTGAGTTTGACTCCCTCGATTTGCGTCGACTGTCAAATATTCAATCTCAACGGTATCAGCGTCGACTGGATTCAACTGATGAACAGTTGACCCGAGACAAGGTCTTGAAGTTATGTACTTTAATGGAACAAGCCCGTTCCAAGGCGTTAACAGATGCAATTGAAGCTGCATTTTCAGCAGCAGCTGAAGCACAACGATCTGCATACTCGTGTCCTTCAGTAGAAATCCCCAGATACGAAGAAAGCTATAAATTGCCTTCCGGTACGGGCATTGTTACTGGATCACTTCTAGCACCATGTGGTGTTCACTACACCCCTTTTTCTCCTGATACTGAACGTATTACTCTGAAAAAAGACAGTGGTGTATGTTCTATATCATAGAAAACACTACGTCTTCTATGAAGATCATTATAAATTCATTTAAAATATAAAACATACTTATAATATTATGTCATATCAACATTTAGTAATAAGTGGAGGTGGAATGAAGGGTTATATTGCACTTGGTTCATTAATATCTATAAATAATTATTATAATTTGAATAAGTTTAAATCATATATTGGTACGTCAGTTGGTTCATTATTATGTTTTTTATTATCGATTGGTTACACTGTTGAAGAAGCTAAACAAATATTTATAAATATAGATATTACTGATTATTTAGTACCAGATTTATTAAATATAATAAATGTGTATGGGATATGTTCAACTGAAAATGTTAAAAAAATATTAATGTCAGTTGGAAAACAAAAAAATATACCGTATGATTGTACTTTTAAGGAGCATTATAAAATAACAAAAAAGAAATTAGTAATAACTGGTTCAAATATTAATACACAAAAAACAGAAATATTTTCAAAAGATAAAACTCCGAATATGTCAATTTATACAGCATTATTAATTTCTATTGCACTGCCTTTATTATTTCAACCAATTAAATATAATGGTTTTTTTTATGTGGATGGTGGTACATATTTAAATTATCCTATTGAAATATCGGATGATATTAATCAAACACTTGGTATTATATTAGGAATGTCTAGAACAGAAAATATAAATGATTTTATGAAATATATTGGTGTATTAATGGGGGGTCAAGGAGATAGTTTTAATTTATATAATAAATATAAAGATAGAACAATTGATTTATCGATTATAGATGTAAATTCGATAAATTTTGATTATAATATGTTAGAAAAACACAATATGCTTACTCAGGGTTATGAAGAAACTGAAAAGTTTTTCCTTAATAAATTTAGATTAATGAAATTAAAGGTTATTTTTAATAAAATCAAGAAGTCCCTTAGCAGTTCTATCACCAGTGTGAGCGATGTGGTCACCACTTAATCCTGTTGGATATAATCTGATATCAGGGTATCCAGTAACACCGTGTTGTTTAGCAAGATCCTTGTGTTCATCACAGTTAACTGCTAATAAAGAACAAGCTGGATTACTTTTAGCTGCTTCTGCAAAAGGTTTGAATGCTTTCTTTGACCATCCACACCATGGAGCATACCACATACATAATGTAGGAGCACTTTCAGCCTTTTTAATTAAAGCTTTGCCTTCTGGTAATTTTCCAGCGAATGTTTCAAAACCAACTGATCCACTAAGATCACCAATGTGTCCTGATAATTTAATACCCATAAAATTTCTAGGAGCAAAGAGTGAAATTAAAATTACACCAATAAAAACAACACATAAGATTTTGCAATTTTTGGAAAGCTTGTTTAAATTAAGTTTCATTATATATATTATATATATTATATAATATTAAAATTTATAATCTAATTCTTTTAATTTTTTGATAGTATGTTTAAATACTATTGTATTATTATTATTTAATCTATTAAAATTTAAAAATAATCCAGCGTTACGTATATCTTTTATCATATAATTTTTGTTATCTGTATAGCAATTTATATTATTTAATATTCTTACTATATAAAACCAAAGATCATCTTGTTTATTACATATATTTAAATATATTTCTTCATTAAATATTAAATTTTTAGTTTTGTGGAAAAATTCAGGTTTATATAAAATACCACCCTTACCTGTTAAAAAATTATATAATGATATTTTTTGTAATTTACCTTTTTTTGTATAATCAAAATTTTCAAATTTATCAAATGATGGTGTAAATCCTCTATAACCAATAACACACTTATGTTTATAATAATCATTTACTAAATTTTCAATTAAATGGGTATTATAAATAGTATCATCATCAATTGTTATAATTATACAATCTTCATCCCATTTATCTTTTAATAGTGGTAATAATTTACGATACGAACCTGTATTTTTTACCCATTTTATATCTATCATTGAATTGTCATTAATGAATTTTAACAAATTTGAGTTTGTAATCTTTTTATCTTTAAACCCTGTATCAAGTATATATGGTTCTTCTGATAAATATAAAAATATTTTATCTGGTAATTTTGTTTGTTTCATTATAGAATGTAATGTTTGTAATAAACTATTTTGTTCTTTAAAGATGCTGGTTAGAGAAATAAATACTGGTATTTTTGGATCTAAAATATCTTTAATATATTCTTTCACGATTAAAATATATTTATTTAAATATTCTGAATGTATTTCTAATCTAGAAAATTGACTATCAAGATTTAATTTATTATTGTATAGAACAATTTTTTGAGAAAAAATATTATTAAATTTATTACTCCAATTTTTATATAGTAACACCTTTTTCCCTAACAAAACAGAAAAATAATAAGCATGGTAAGAATTAACAATTAAATTTTCTGTAGAACTTATAAATTTTAAAATAGTATCAATACTTTTATTATTTTCATAAATCATACTAATTCTTTCATTAATACCATTAATATTTGGTATTTTTCTTTGACAATGTTCAACAATTCCATATTTTCTTATATTTTTATTATTTTTATATCTTTCTAGCAAAAGACAACTTGGACATGGAACAAAGCCATACTTATTATTTATATCTCTTATACCTATTTTGGCTACCTTATTATGATTAAAATTTATTTTCTTTTTGATAGTTGAGTTTTCATTATTATAACCTGGACCAAAAAAATAAGTTTTTTTAGAACTCTCTATAATAAAATTTATTTTATTATTCCATTCATCTTTTAAATCTATTAATCCACCACCACCTATTATAGCAGTTTTATTTTTTAATTTTTCTTTGGTAATATTATCTATTTGTATATCATTATGAAGACACATAACCTCATAATTATCTGTAATATTTTGATATATTTTATATATAGAAGAATATAAATCTCCAATATTATTTATTTGTATTCCATTTTTTTTTATATTATGAATAAATACATATTTATTTTTATATTTTTTTTTAATATCCAAATTTCCATCAAAATTTAATAGTTTTATCTTTTTACTATAGCACCAATGAGTTAATATATGATCTTCATTATAATAAATCTTTACACCATCTTTAAAATTATTATGCTTTATTTCTTGTAGTAAAAAAGTATTTTGATTAGAACATAATTTTTGATATATAATATAAAGTTGAGCACAAAATAAATGATAATTGTTTATTAAATTTTTATTATTTGTATGGTAAGTTTTTTTTAGTGCTTTATAAATAATTGGATTAAATTTTGAACAAGCAATAAAACCATTAAATAATATATTTTTATTTGAATGATATGATTTAACACTAATAAAAGTATTATTTTTGAAATTTATATTTTTTTCTATCATTAAATCATCATCCATAAAAATTCCTCCATTCAAATATAACCAATAATATCTGAATATATCTGCTTTATGTTGTCCTTTTGCTAATGATTTAATATGATTTATTAAATTAGGGAATTCTTCTAATTGATTATTTTGTATATATTTATACATATTTTCATCATTATACCAATAATAATTATAATCATCCAGAAACATTTTTATTTTATTTATAATAGTACTATCAACCGGATTTTTTTTTGTTACTTGTAAAATATTTTTTGGAATAATTGAAGTATATGTATCATTTTTTTGAAATATATAAAAAGGACATCCTATATTTCCTTTTATTCTTTCTACTAGATTAAATATTATATAATTATTAAAAATATATTCAACAAATTCACGTTTTTTTACATGAACTGCTTCATTATAATTTAAATTCGGTGCGTAAATGATAACATATTTTTTGGACATTAAAAACAATTTTTCCATATATTCTTTATATACTTGTTCTTCAATTAAATGATAAATAACATCACAACTTAATACCAATTCTCCTTTTAATTCATTATCTATATTATCAGAATGAATAAATCTCTTTGTTTTGTCATTTTTAAATTCTTCTTTACATTTGGATATAATAAATTTACTTACATCAATTCCAGTATATATTAATTTTTCTGTATTAAATAATTTTAGTTGATTACCATCACCAACTCCATAATCTACTACTGATTTAATTTCATTTTTTTTTATAAAATTATTTATTATATCTGCTTTAAAATTAGAGAGTTTATTATAGCTACCTGCACCAGAATTTCCTCCATTTATATATCTGTTATTCCAATATTTTTTTGAGTCAAACATATATATATATATATATATTAAATTTATTTAAAGTTACATAACCATACAATTATATATAATTCTATGGCTACAATTGGAATTGATTTAGGGACAACATATTCGGCAGTTGGTATTTATAAAAATGGTTCAGTTGAAATAGTACCAAATGAAAATGGTAATCGTACTACTCCATCATATGTATCTTTTTCTAATAATGAAAGATTAATTGGTGATAGTGCTAAAAGTGGTGCAGTACGAAATTATAAAAATACAGTTTATGATGCTAAACGATTAATTGGACGATCATTTACTGATGCAAAACTAGTCGAAGACATTAAACAGTTGACATTTAAAGTAGTAAATGATAATAATCAACCAAAAATAAAGGTTAAATATAATGATGAAGATAAACTTTTTAGACCAGAAGAGATTTCATCTATGATTTTATCTAATATGAAAGAGATTGCTGAAAGTTATTTGGGAACAGAAGTTAAAAATGCAGTCATAACAGTTCCTGCATATTTTAATGATAATCAAAGACAAGCAACAAAAAATGCAGGTTCAATTGCCGGATTAAATGTTCTACGAATTATTAATGAACCAACAGCCGCAGCAATTGCTTATGGATTAAATGATGAATCAGATGAAGAAAAGAATATTCTAGTATTTGATTGTGGTGGTGGAACATTAGATGTTACATTATTAACAATTGATAATGGATTATTTGAAGTAAAAGCAACTGCTGGTGATACACATTTAGGTGGTGAAGATTTTGATAATATATTAGTCAAATATTTTATGAAAGATTTTAAAAAGAAAACCAAATTAGATATGTCTAAAAGTAAAAAAGCAATTGGAAAATTAAGAAAAGCGTGTGAAACAGCAAAACGAACCTTATCAACTGCTACATCTGCAACTATTGATATTGATTCATTGTTTGATGGCGAGGATTATAATAATAATATTACACGAGCAAAGTTTGAAAATCTTTGCAGTGAGCATTTTGAAAACTGTTTACGACCAGTTAATCAAGTATTAATTGATTCTGGAATGAATAAATCACAAATACATGATATTGTTTTAGTTGGTGGTTCAACACGAATCCCTAAATTACAACAGATGTTATCAAATAAATTTGATGGAAAAAGTTTATGTAAATCAATTAATCCAGATGAATGTGTCGCGTATGGTGCAGCAGTACAAGCGGCAATGTTGTCAGGTGAATCAGATGAAAAATTAGATCAGATATTATTACTTGATGTATCACCTCTTAGTTTAGGATTAGAAACTGCTGGTGGAGTAATGACAGTATTAATTCCTAGAAATAGTACAATTCCATGTAATAAGAAACAGGTATTCTCAACCTATGTTGATAATCAACCAGCAGTAACAATTCAAGTATATGAAGGAGAGCGGAGTATGACAAAGGATTGTCATCAGTTGGGTGAATTTAAATTAGGTGGAATACCACCGGCACCAAGAGGCACACCACAGATTGAAGTAACATTTGATGTTGATGTAAATGGAATATTAAATGTTTCAGCATTGGATAAAATAACAAATGTTAAAAATAATGTAACTATTCAGAATAACAATAGTAGATTAACACCACAAGAGATTGAAAATATGTTAGAGGAAGCAAATAAATTTAAAGAAGATGATGAGAAAAATAGACAAACAGTTAAATCTAAAACAGATTTAGAAAATTATGTATATAATTTAAATAATAGTTTACCAAATATAGATGCTAAACTTGGTAAAGAAGAAAAGGAGATATTACAAACAATTATAACAGAAACATTAGAATGGATTGAAGAAGAGAAGAGAGAAAAAGAAGCATATGATAGTAAAAAAGAGGATGTTGAAATGGTAGTAAAACCAATTATATCAGCAGTTTATAATTAAGTTGAGTTGAGAAATGATAATAATCCTTCTAAATTAGATGAATATTGACAACAAAGTTCATTAACTTCTGCTGGTGAATATTTGTCATCGATATTTACATCTAATGAAACTGGATTATCTAAATCAAATAGATATGTAATCATTCGTTCAACTTCTTTTGTTTTACATTTAGTTAATTCAATAACTAAATCCATTCTACCTGGTCGAATTAGAGCGGGGTCTAATTTATCAACATGATTTGTAGTCATAACAAAAATAGCACCAGTTACTTCAACTAGTCCATTAAAGATATTTAACCAATCTTGAAGTGTCACACCTTTTTTCTTTTTTTTACTAAAATCATCTCGGTTAGATGATAGTTCTGTTACGATTGTTGATTCTTCTGTGGATGACTGATATTCTCTTTTTAAAAAGATATCGTGTCCATCGGCTTCTGGAATAACAAAGATTAAGTCCTTAGGACTAATTTTCTTACCATTTTTAATATTTGAATAAAATATTTTTTGTAAATCTGGTAATGTCATTGATTCATCGAATGAAATCATACAGATATGTCGTTTAGTTTCATTAGCAAGTGCTTTAATGAAACTAGTTTTACCTGTTCCAGGTGGTCCAAATAAACACAGTCCAAACGTGTATGGTTTACCTTTCGATACATAAACTGCTTTATTTTCATTAAAATATTGTAACCGTTGTTTAATTGTCAGATCTGTTTGATATGGTAAAATTAGGTTATTAAAGGTGATAGCTGATTCATTGTCAAAAATCTGGTAATCACAATCATCTTCATCAGACTCTTCTGATGTGGACAAATTATTCCAAGAAAGAATCTTAAGAGATGTACCAAAGGCTTCTTTGTTTTTCTTATCTTCATAAATATCAATAATATTTTTGAGAAAGGATGAAATATTTTGCTGAGATAATGTATCTGAATAAATATGTAATTTAACATGTTTTAATTCAATATAATTAGTTGATTCAGCCAAGTCTAAGTCAGTTTCGGTTGAATAACAATAAATATCATCCTTTAATTTAAGAGTATTTTTCATAATAGGAATAATAATATTCGTATTATCATTTATACTATCAAAGAAATATCCACTTCTACGTTTATCACATTGAATAATATCTTTTACATTACAGTTTTTAATAATAAAATCATAAATAGCTTGTAGTGCGGTATTTGCATTGGTTTCTTCCTTTCCTTTTAAGCCAATTCCAATAGTATAACTATATGTAATAATTTTTCGATACTTATACCAGTATGATTTAACCCATTTAATTAATCTAGTAAATAGATTATTTACATTGAAATCAATAATTGATTTGAATAAAAATATACTTTCAATTACTTTCTGAACAGGTGAGCTATTTCCTTTTAATAATGTGGATAACACAAGTAAGCTACTTGGATCTACCATTGTTTAATAATATTTATGTAAAATATTATTAATATTTATTTTCACTTTTAAAAAGCTTAGTTAGAGTATGCGAGACCACCCATACCACTCATGATACGAAGTACATTGTAGTTGGTAGCGTATACACGGATCTTGGAACCGACATTCTGGCCTAAAGCGGACTGACCGGACTGACCGGCTGCCTTAGGTGTGAGCTGAAGCTGGAGAACAGCGGAGTCGATGCGAGACATATTGCATGTTCCGGAAGGCTGGTGTTCCTCGGGCTTGAGGGCGAAGGAGTATACGTTAATACCTGTGGCTGGGACATTGGTGTGATGCTGGTATGGCTGTACAAGGTTGAAGTATGAACCGAGGCGTTCCTGGAAGCGATCGTGGCCGTTGAGCTGGAGTTTGGCACGGATAACTGGGTTACGGCCGGCACGGACTGGGCCAATACCTGCGTGGTCAACACCTTGACCGGCATCAGTAGTTCCCATGTTAATGGCTGAACCAGAGGCTGCGACTGAACCTGGACCACCAGATGCCCAGTTACCGCCAAGTGCGGCTTGAAGCTGAGCTTCAGTTAAACCTAATTCTCTGGACATTGCTCCGACGTTAATATTTGAGGCACCACCGAAAAGTGCTGCTGCCTGGTTAAGATTACTTCCTGCACCAAGAAGAAGTGGGAAACTCTCTGCGGCGAAGCCGGATTCGATATTACCGTCACGGTCAACATCGTCGGTGTAGTTGCTCCACTGCTTCCATTCCTGTGAAACGTCATCTCTCTGGACTACCCAGACAAGCTCTTTGCATGGGTGGTTGAAATTAAGCTTAACTTTGACGTTTGTTGAGGTTACTGATTCATCACCAGTGAACTGAAGCTGTTCGATGAGGTATTCGTGTGAAACCTGTGCGAATCTGCGACGCTCGTCAGTGTCAAGGTAGATGTAATCTACGAAGAGGGATGCGTACTGAAGTGGTGGAACACAGATGCATTCCGCACCACTGTTGCCAGCTGCACAGTTCTGGACACAGCACATACCAGTGCCATCTCCCTGTGAGTTAACAAGGTAGCATTCTTCTTTGTTACGGAACTCCATGTTGATGCGGACTTCATGGTACTGAAGGGCAATAAGTGGGAGTGCGAGACCGGGGTTACGGCAGAACCAGAACTGAAGTGGTACATAGAGGGTTGTTGCCTCAACTTTTCTGAGACCGGCGCCGGTAAGAAGAAGGTTGTTACCAACCATGTTATCGTAACCAACCTGGTGACCGGGTTCCTGGGTGAGTTCATTCCAGATATTGAGCCAATCACCGTAGTGTTTGTCAATTCTCTGGCCACCAATCTCTACTTCTACACTACGGATAAGAGCGTGTCCGATGTAGTTAACCCATCTGAAGTAGCACTGATCACTGTCACTATTACCACTGCCAGAGGTGATAACAGATGTTACGACACCACTGTTGGCGCTGCGAGTTGGTACATTAACTTCTGGAAGAGTTACCTGAAGGTATACACGGTGGATTAAATCACCGTTTCTGCTAATTGTGCATGTTACTTTGCGACCGAAATCGACCTGACCGTTGAAAGTCTGTTCAATGGACTCCATTGCGAAGTTTGTGTGGCGTCTGTAGACGACTTTCCAAAATGTAATCTGGGGGTTACCTGTGAGGTAAACATCCTGTGCTCCATAAGCTACTAATTGCATTAATCCTCCTCCCATTTGTATTTATACTATAGGTTTAGAAAAAAAATTTACCTAAAACGCATAAAATAATTTTATTTTATTTATTTATTTAGGTTGCTTACACTTGTCAACTATTTTTTCAAAATATTTTAAAAATTTTTCATTATTATTAATTTTATTATTTTGTTTTGTGAATTCATACATTTTATTATTAATTGTAATGTGATTTTTATTATCTTTATTTTTAATTTGTTTAACCTCCCAACCGTCTTCTAATGCGGTAAATATAAGTTTTGTTATTTTTTCATTCGGCAGTTTAATATTACTCATTGTTATAATTCTATTATTAGAATAAACAAATAATTCTTTAACGAATATAAAGAAGTTCAAATATAATATAGTATAATGTCAACTTTTAAATTAAAAAGTGATAAAATCTATAAAAATACTAATAGAATTACGTTAGATGCAGAACATGAAAAGAAAATCAACTATTTCAAAGAAATTAAAAATAAAAATATCTTATTAAAACAAGAATATAAAAAAATCAAAATTGAATATGAAAAATTAAATAATATAAAACCTAAACTTTTAACAGATGTACAATTAAAAAGGAAATTGTGTCTAAGACATAAATTAAAAGATTACAGAAAAAAGATTAAATCTATTGACAACAATACTGAAATGAATGAATATTATACTAATACAGCTCCAATATTATATCAATATTATGAAAATATTAATAATTTTAAAGTAAAAGATGAAATAAAGATGACTGATATAAAAAAAAATAGTATAATTAATTATTTTAATGAAGATGATGGAGATGATGAAGATGCTGATAAACAATCGCCTTCTAATAAAAATAATAAATTAAGTGAATTAATGAATTATGGTGAATCATTTCAAAAAGCTAAATTACTAAATAAATATTTAACTGTTACAGATAAAAATTATATAAAAAAAAATAATTTAGAAAAATCAATTCTTATTTGTGAGAAATGTAATGAGGAACGTATAATTATAAAAGATGAAGGTTATGTTGTTTGTAATACATGCGGACATGTATCTACTATTTATCTAGAATCTAATAAACCTAGTTTTAAAAATCCACCACCAGAAATATCATATTTTGCATATAAAAGAATTAACCATTTTAATGAAATACTTGCACAATTTCAGGGAAAAGAGTCTACTGAAATACCACAAGAAGTGTATGATAAATTAATAATTGAAATTAAAAAAGAAAGAATTCAAAATATGGCCTTATTAAATGATAAAAAAATTAAAGAATACCTAAAGAAATTAAAATTAAATAAATATTATGAGCATATTCCTCATATCATAAATCGATTATGTGGATTACCTCCTCCGGTATTAAGTCCTGAAATAGAAGAGAAATTAAGATTAATGTTCAAAGAGATACAAATTCCATTTAGACAAGTTTGTCCTAGTAATAGAAAAAATTTTTTATCCTATTACTATGTTTTACATAAGTTTGTTGAACTATTAGATATTGATGAATTAAAATTCAGTTTTCCTCTATTAAAAAGTCGTGAGAAATTACATGAACAAGATAAAATCTGGAAACAAATCTGTAATATTCTAAAATGGGAGTTTGTTAGAAGTATCTAAGATTTTGCAGACATTATTTCGGAACTACTCTCACTGATTTTATTTGATAAATGAGAACTAAATAGATTTGATATTCCACTCATACGATTTTTATTCTTTGATCTTCGACTTGCAGGATTTAAACTTTTTAATATTGCACTGATTTTTCGTCCAATACTTATTGGTTCAGTTTCTGATGTAGTTCCAGTATTAGTATCCTTAGTATTTATATAATCTAAATGGGGTAAAAGAAAGAATATATAATTGGTGATAAAATTACTAAGAGTGTTTGATTTAGTATTATTGGTTATTGAAAATAAATTTTTTGATTCACTTGAAGATGGACTTAAATTAAATATTGATGAAAGTATATTAATACCAAGCGATAAAACTATAACAATAACAATAGCTAATATTTCTATGGTTGAATAACTAGAAGATTTATTCTTATCTTTATTATCTTCATTACTTGGCCAAAATATCATAAGTGATGTCATTACCACTGTTAAAAGTACTGTTACTGCAATTAATCCAATTAAAAGTCCTGTATTTGAATAACAGTTTCGGAACAATAAAACTGCTAGTATACTTAAAATAATAAGCATTGGTATAAATCCAAATCCAAATAATTTTAATTTTTTCTTATTATCACAATTAATATCACAATGTTTACTATCAATCATACATTTATTTTTAAAGAAATTGCCATTTGTTAATGAATTAAATATACTTGTAAAACCTCCTAAGGATGATAGGGCTCCAATAACCAGTGAGAGTAGTCCCCCTAAGAATATACTAAAAATTAATGATTTTGTCGATGAGCTTGTCGATGGTGTTGAGGATAACAGTCTCTTTATGAGGCTTAATATAGATTTTCCTGAAAATATAAAAGATAATAAATAACCAATTATTATAATATATAGTATATTTTCAGTAACTAAGAAACTATGTTGTTGTTTATTTAGATTTTGTTTCATAAACATATTTAAAATAAGTTTACCAATTGAATAAAGTAAAATAAAAACACCACTTTTAATTATAAAGGTTGAAATATTTTTTAAAAGTTGGCTGGTTCTTGTTACATAGTAAAGTACTAAATTTAATATTGAAAAACTTAAAAGAGTTTTTGGTAATAAAACAATCATAATTACACTACAAATAAAAATGTATATATTATTTATTGTTTTTCCACCCCCAACCCATGTAACAATTGTCCATATACAAAGAAATAATATTGCTGCTGCGAAAAATATCCAGAATTGTCTGGCATTTATACCATCAGATACACCTTTATTGTCATTATGTTCTATAATATTAAAATTTTCTAAAAACGAAGAAGACCAAAAATTAATAGATGTGGCACCTCCTAATATGATAATCCCAATAATTATTGAAATTATTATAAGTGTTGTTCCTTTTATCTTCTTATTATTAAACAATGACATAAAAACAATTATTAAAATAACTAATAAAGCAATAGCGGTATTGATACCATTTGTCCAATTGATATCTTTTTGATAATAATTTGTTGATGGTTTATCATCTGTTGTAGAAGTTTTATCAGTTAATCCATCGACACATGTTTTTAATTTCTCTGCATCAGGAGTTTTTTCATATTCATCAATACATTTTTGAAGACTTTTATCCTCTGGTGTTACCAATTTATTAGTTGCTTTATCACATTTTTTAGAAGAGGTATTTATTTTATCTAAACTATATATTGCATTATTACACATTAATTGTTCGATAACAGCTCTATATATTTCATCTTTATTTTGTGATGAAATACCTGTTAATTTTTCTTTAATTTGTTCATCAATTGTTTGGGTTGAATTAAAATCAACCCCCTCTACAACACTACGACATAATGATTGATCAGAAACAAATCCACATTTATCTTCTAAACATTTTGATAAATTAGATGAGGATACACCATCTGGGCAACAATCTTCAATATGTTTTGGTCCTTTACTAAAGTGATGCCACAATGTATCTTTATTGTCTATAAGAGATTGAAAATTGGTCATTGGACAGTTATCTGTTTTTTTACTTTCAGATGTTTTAAATGGATTACGCTGATCGGAAGTTAATGGTGGAGGTTCACATACTTCTTTATCATTGGACATTATCCTTCTATATATCAATATGGTTATATTATTTTGTTAAAAATAATATAACATTAATAATTCTATATTAAATTCTGTTTTTTCTATTTACCTAATATGACTTCAATTATATTCTTAATTATTTCATACATTTCATCACCATTTGTAAATACTAAAAATAAAGTTCTAGTAAATATTGGAGATAATGTATTAATAGTAGCATCATTCATAAATGCTGATAATATTGTGTATTTTACAACTGTATATATTTCAGATATGAATCCGCCACCACCAACTTGTGACATAGGGGTCATTTCAATTGAGTGTGTGGTTGGGGTTGTATCACCACTAACTATTTTTTTTAAATTATCAACAAAATCCTTATAAATATTATTATCTAAAAAGGGTGTTGATTTATTGATTAAACTTTCTAATACATAATTACCCGCTACAATAGATATAATAAATTTATTAATTGATTCATAATTTGTAGGTTCAATAAAACTTAATATATAGGAACCAATTAGTAATATTAAGGTAATCGTTCGTAATATGTTAGAAGATGTATTGTCTGTGTTTGTCCAAATATAACTAATAAGTCCAATTCCTATTAAAAATGTTATGACACCCATAATAATATTTAAAATAAGTTCAGTTTTATCTTCGATTTTATCTGTATTTATCTTTAAATCTTTGTATTTTTTTATAAAATCAATAATACTTGTAATAAATGTTGTTCCACTAGTTAATAAAGTTAAGATATTCAATCCGACAATAATAAAAATCATTAAAGCTGGAATTGTGATATTTCGTGCGAATACCCAGAAACCACCTAATGTAATAATAGCTAATGCTAATTGTAATTTATAACTTCTAATCATTATTTCCCATGGGATATTTATATTTATTTGTTCCTTATTTAATGTATTTAATAAATAAAAAAGAATAATTCCTGTAATAAATATCGATGTTAATATAATAATTGATTTATTTCTAGTTCCACTACCATCAACTAATGGATAAAGATAGATTGAAAATAATAATAATAATCCAAAAGGAATCATACCAAAATTAGGTATATTTTTCAAATAAGTATTATTTTTAAAATTACCTATAAACTTTAATATTAATCCACTAGCAATAATAATTAATGAAACTATTAATATTAAATATGAATACCAGTGCTGTTTATTAAAATTAGTTTTATTTAAATTATAAATTAATTTTGGAACTCTTGTACAAATATATCTACAATTTCCACTAAATGAATTAGTATTTAATGACTCTCCTTTTGTTAATTCATTGTCACATTCTAATGTACATAATGGATTATGTTTTACTTTATTCCAGTTTCTTGTTGAATTATTTTTACTCATAATAATAATTATTGAGATTATTATTATTTATTTAAAGTGATTTATTTAGCGTGGGAAACCAACAAGGTTGGCGCCAATTCCGAAACCAGCTCCGGAACGGGCACTGTTTCCAATAGATGGAACATACATGTCTAAGATTGCGAAAGTTGCGGCAGCAGTTAGGGCAAGCATTAATACTTCTTCCATTTTAAGTGATCCTTTTTTAGGAAGGCAGCATGCGGCAATAGCAACTGCAACACCTTCTACAATGTATTTGAGGGCTCTTCTTACAATTTCCATTAAATCTAAGTTTAGCATTTATATTATAAGAATAGAAAAAAAATATACTTAAAACATACTATGTATAATATAATTTATAATAATGTCTGAAGAACACGAAGAAGATTTCCTATCTGTAGATACACCCATTCCTGGACAAAACTATGTTTGTCTATCATTTGTATCTCCTGAAAAAATGATTAAGGATAAAAATAAATTTTACATGGTATCATTTTTAAATTCATTATTAAAGAATCAGGAAGTTTTATCTAGATATGAGAATTTTACTTACAAAATTGTAGATGAGCTTTATGAAGGATTCCTAATGAATAATAAAGATGATATGAATAAATCATTTGATGAAACTGTTGATTTTAAAACGAGTATGCGCACAGTAAAAATTAGAGGAACCTATGATACTCTAAGAGAAGCAAAATATCGTGCAAAATCTCTACAGAAAAAAGATAAAAGTTTTGATGTATTTGTTGGTCAAGTTGGTTATTGGCTTCCATGGGATCCATCATCCCTTGAAGTTCAAGACCAAGAATACACTAATACAGAACTTAACACATTAATGAAAAAGTATAAAGAAAATAAAGAACAGCACGATGAGGTATTTGAAAAACAAAAAGAAGAAAGAATTAAAATGGCAAGAGAAAATAGTAGTCGTCCTGTTGTTTCAGAAGATGATCAGAAAGATATCGATAAGATTCGTGATATTGCAAATATTAAAGATGGTATTGTAGAAGATAAATCACTAAACTCTATTATGGGTGGTAATTTTTCAGATCCATGGATGGCTCGTAAAGAATCGAGTACTGTAAAGGATGATACAACTGTTACAGAAGAGGCTTCTGTAAAGGATGATACAACTGATACAACTGTTACAGAAGAGGCTTCTGTAAAGGATGATACAACTGTTACAGAAGAGGCTTCTGTAAAGGATGATACAACTGTTAGTGAAAATTAAATATTAAATAATAATATATAATGAAATCTATTATATTATTATTTTTATTTATAGGAATTATTTTTATGGTGATTGGGTACATTAAAACAAATCAGAAATGCCCTCCTCCAATTATAGAATATCGGTATTATCCGAAAACATTCAAACAAGAGATGGAGGATGAAGTTCCAGTATCAATGATTTTTGGTAAAATGTTTAAGGATAAAACACCAGGGATAAGAAATTTATAAATGAGGTAATGTAGCTTCTTCCATATCTCTATCTATAAATTGATGCGCAATAAAACTATTAATATCATGAAAACTTATGGTATTTTTAAATTTATAAATTGCAATGATACTTGATGAAATACTTGTTTCAAGTTTTAAAACACCTAATGCTTCTAAATAGAACATAAACTGATAGAAACAGTTGTCCCAATTCTTTTTAGAAAATATTTTGTAAAATTCTTTTTCAATTTTTTCAATTTCACGTGTATTTTCTATTTTCTTTATAAAACGAGATGTATTTTTAAATAGTGATTTGTTATTATTAAGTTTCATTGATAATCCAAACTCAAAACTTTTTCTATTAATTTCTGGCAATTCTATATATTTCTTATTATCGCCTACCAATATAATATAATAATCACCCTTACTATTTTTATCATACAATTCTTTATATAATGTTTTCATAATATCATATGCAATTAATGAAGACGTTGCTAATGGTATATCTAACATTTTTCTTAATTTATTTTTAAAACCATTTGTTAATTTTGCACACCATCCATATTTCATTATTTCTTTAACTGCATGTATCCAACCTTTATTTTTATACACATAGTCTGTACATTTATGAACTCTACTATTTTCAGCAATTAATGAAATTAACTGAAGTAATGAATTTAAATATTTAATTGGGAAATGATCAAATATTCTTAATTCAATACCATTACCAATTGTCATTCCAATACCAGATTCACGATGTTCTGGTCTGTCTGGATCAGTACTACCAAATGTTCTAAAATTACTACTAAACCCAGCTTTCGCACCAGGTTCTCTTTTTTTTAGAACTGGTGATAAATCTTTACAATAATTTATCATTTTTTGCTCATCAAATGTAAGTCCTTTTCGCCAATATGATGGAATGTTTGAATATCGTCCAATACCTTTATCTAATTTTCTAACATCACTCCCGGCTAAATTTCCCCATCCAGTTCGAACAACTCTGTACGACCCTCGAACTTTTTTCTTTGATGTACCCATAGATTTATCATCTGCTGAAAAAAAGGCAGTTATCATTAATGGTTCAATCCATTGAATCATATTTGCAAAGTTTTTATGAATATCAATAAATTTAGACAATTTCATATTTTTTTTATAAGGTAAGGTTAATGTTATGTGATAACTTCCACAATAATCCTTATATAATTTTGGTCGTAATTTATAATTTTTACTTCTATAATTCTCACTTGTTTTTATATAACTAGACATTCCAAACGGAGGCTCAAGTAAAGTTCCGTATGTGTCTGCTTTCTGGCGAAGATTAATATCTAAATATTTATTTAAAATACTAGTATATGATTCTTGAAATCCTTCTAACTGTTTTGAATATTGATACATTTTCTTTTCTTTTTTCCCAATAGTTGATATTGGTTCATCTGTAATAAACTCAGGCATTCTTTCTTTGTCAGACCAAGATCCAGGTAATGATTTTAGAGCTGTTTTACCATTACAGATTCTACCAGTTGGTTCATATGGAATACTTTTAATTAATTTTAAATCTTTTTCAGATAATTTTTCCTGATTATTTAGTATTAGATTTTGATAACCTTCTGTTGGAGCTAAAATCATATATGTTATTTTTTGCGAGGAAGGTTTTAATGGAAAATGAATAATGTACATTTCGTGTTCAATACCAATTCCGTATTTATAATTTTTATATTTTTTTGTTATTTTACCCTCGAGTAATGTTGGCATATATATATTTATAATATTTTTTTAACATCGAATGATAGTTTCCTACCATATTTTGATAAATCAATCTCGTCATCTTGTTCACCGGTATCATCATAATTTTCATTATTATACTTCCAGAATTCATCTGACCCCAATTTAAAATCTTCATGTGATTCGGCTTTATACCAAAAAACCTGATCTTCAATTTTATTACTTTTTGAATTATTATGAATAACTAAACATTCAAAATTCTCAGTACATTGATCCATAATTCTACAAAAAATATCAAATGATGGAAACATTCCAGCATAGTGTTCATAGATTCTTCTTCTATTCGATACAATATTTTCTCTCAAAATAAAAGTATAATCTATATTTGTTCGTAAATGAGGTTTAATACCTAATGGAAATTGCATTGTTAATAAAAAGGTTAATTTAAAATGACGACCATTCATAAAAATTGCTCTCATATTCTTATCTTTTGTCCATTTATCATCATATAAACAATCATCAAAAATAAGAAATGCTCGTGGATCAACATCGTCTCCATATTCACCATTGTTTATTTTTTTAATAATATCTCCCTGTCGTTTTAAAACATTTCTAACTAAATCAACTGAATATTCGTCATGTATGAAAATCGGAGGAATAAAATGAGAAAAATATTTATTCATTTTTTCAGTAGGAGATACAACTGTTCCAACCGGTATATCATTTTTATGAAATAAAAAATCCTTAAGTAAATATGATTTACCGGTACCTCTTTTACCTATCATTACAATTACTTGATGGTCTGCAATTGTACTCATATCAAACTTTTTTAATTTAATACTCATATACAGTATTAAATTATTTTATTATAATTGTTATTTACGCAATTAAAAAGTTGGAAGTCCTGTCATAACTTCCCCACCGCCTAACAATTTACTTTTTTTAATAAGATTACCTTTTTTAATAAAATAATTTACTCCAAAGCATACTATGAATGAAAATATAAATAATTTTACGAAGTATGATTTTGTTCTATTGTAATTAGCAGCAATTGAATCTAAATACATTATAAATGTAATTAATGATGAAATAATAATACTAATAATAATTTTTTCCATCTTTTATATAAATTATAATAATATATATTAAATTTACTTTTTAACTTAAAAGAAGGAATGTTCATCTTTATTAGTTTTCTTTGTCCGTTTATAAAATATACCTCTTTTTAATTTATTTTTATTCTTATTTAGTTTCTTTTTCTCCTCTTTGACTATATTAAAAATATCACTCATCGTATCAGTATGTACAATTGTATTTACATATCTCTCTGAACTAGTGGTTGGTGTTTCGTCATCATTAACGATCTCTTCATTAATAACTATGTTTTTTTCAAATGCGTCATTCTCTTCTACAACATCATTCTCTTCTACAATATCATTCTCTTCTACAATAGGTTCATCATCATCAACGTCATTCTCTTCCACAATGTCATTATCTTCTACAAGGTCATTCTCTTCTACAATATCATTCTCTTCAACAATAGGTTCTTCATTATCATTCTCTTCTACAACGTCATTCTCTTCTACAACATCATTCTCTTCTACAACGTCACTCTCTTCTACAAGGTCATTCTCTTCTACAAGGTCATTCTCTTCTACAAAGTCAGTCTCTTCTACCTTGTCATTCTCTTCTACAATAGGGTCTTCATCATCAACACCATTCTCTTCTACAATGTCATTCTCTTCTACAATAGGGTCTTCATCATCAATGTCATTCTCTTCTTCCTCATCGCTATCAATAATATCTAATGAGTTATTCACATATGTATTTAAGATTTGTTTTAAAGGTAATAATAATCTAATTGCATTATCTATTGACATATCAATTAGATCTAAAGTAATTCTCATATTTTCTTGTATTTTTCTACTGCTTAGATTATTTTTCAAAAATATATATGGATTTTTGTATATTTCTTTTGCAGATTCATGATAACATTTATGAATAAAATTACTTAATTCTGGTATTTTAATGTTAATATCATCTGATACATTTTGAGTTTTAATAGCAGTCAATATACGAACATTACTTATAAATATAGCAGTCAATAACTCATCTATTAATTCAACGTCATAGTTTTCTGCAATATCAGATGTTCTTTTTTCTAGAATACTGTTACTCCACGATGGAACTTCTATTAATTGTTCTTGAAATTTTTTGAGTATATCTTTACCTCTAAGATTATTAATTATATTATCAAAATACTTATATATTGAGGGTTTTAACATATTTTTCAATTGTATTGTGTATTCTTTTTTAGCATCTACCAATATAGCCATATTAATATTCATTCTATTTAAAATATTTAATAGATAAATATTATAATTTAAAAACGCAATATTAAATATTAATTATAATATATATGTCTTCAAATAATACATTTAATTTGAATAGTCTAAATAATCTAAATAATCTAAATAATCTAAATAATAAGAAAAATAATAAAAATAATAAAAATAATAAAAATAATAACAATAATAACAATAACAATAACAATAATAATAACAATAACAATAATTTTAATAAAATTAATAATACAGTAAATAAATTATCATCTGAATTTAAATTCACCAAATTTTCTATTTGGTGGTTTATGATTTATGCTTTAATTTTAATTATTTTCATTTTTTCATAATTGAATACATAAATTACAACTCCAACAACAGCTTAATCCATATAATATGAAAAATTGTATTGACATACCTTGATTTATATCAGTCAAATGATGTAATAAAAAATTACCTAACAAAAATACTCTAATATAAGTATAAATAGAAGTTTCTGTTAAAAGTGATATTTTTATTAGTCTATGGTTTTTTCCAAACCGTTCATAAAGAAAATATGTTAGATACAGAATACATTAGATACTTCTAATAGTCTTAATATATTATTAAACTCATATTGTGATTCTTTTTAACATCTTTGAACATTTTAAATACCGGTTAATAATTAATTTATTTATAAAAATATATATTAATATATTTTTATAAATATTTAAATTGAACGATTATAAGGATTATTTTTTAATGCATCTAACATAGATGGATCTAATCTTTGTTGTAATGGACCATTCGGTAATGTATTCTTTCCTTTTGTTGTACCACACGCTTCTGTTTGTGGTAATGAATTATATGTCTTGGTCGACATCATTCCTCTTTTATTAATACTCTTATTTTTAAGATCACCTAACTTCTTTGTGGTCATTTTGATTTTATCACCGCCGACGGCTTTCTTTACTCCACTATTTGTTGGTTTTCTACCACGTGAGACTATGTCACGTGAACTCTTAACTGAACTATTAGACATTGCTTCACGTGATTCCTCAGCATTACTTCCATGTGCATTGCCTGTATAATTAATAGATGTTGTTTCACGATGTGTTTCAGATGCGTGATGTTTAACATTCTGATAAGCAGTCTTCTTATTTTTACCTGGTGCAACAACACCATATCTGTCATTATCAATTAATGTTTCTTTCATTGTTGTTCGTGCTACATCAGTTGGATCTTTGACATATCCACGGTAATCTGATTTCTCAACATTCCCGGTTGGACGTGGATTACCAATACAATTTGTTTTTCTAGTTTGTCGAAGATTCTTATTATGTAGTGTACTTTTAGTTGCACCACCTGCATTTCCTAATCTATTTTTATCTGCTAAATCTGATCGCACAGTATGTTTCATATTTGTAGTATCTTTACCATAATCGAACTTCTCAGCAATCCATCTACCAGCTTCTTCAAGATTTCTCCATCCAAACCCAGACATTGTTTGTTTAGTATCCTTCTTGTATTTAATATCACGTTTCTTTGATCGAGAACCTTGTACGTTAGTTGCTGGACCAACATGATATTTATTTGTTTTCTTGCGATTAGTTGGCTTGACTAATATATTAGATCTAACAGTTGGACCTAATACAGCACCAGTTGTTGTAAAATAACGATCTGGATTATTGATATAATACGAGTCAGGTAAGTTCTTAGATACAACCCCAATTTTACCAGGTACTGAAATTCTTTTACCTGATATAATTCTACCACTATAACTGACTTTTGGATTATTATTAATTCTTGTTTCATCTGTGGTTTTAGGCAATACATAATCTCTTGTTTCAGCTTGTTGAAATCCACCAGTTGGTTGTGAAGTATAACCTTTATTTAAACCTGGACCTACATTAATTTTTTCAATTGGGGCAACATTATTTCGTCTTAATGAAATATTCATACGATCTTGTCTGAAATCAGTGGATGACTGTGACCCATATGGTTGCGATGAATTATTCGTTCCTATATCCCCCATATTTCTAACTTCTTTTTTATTTCTATAATGTTCCTGTGAACCGGTAAAGTTCTCAAATTTAGTTCTTGACATTCCACCATCTACATTTTGTTTAACAGTACTTCCAAAGAAAGGTACCATATTATTATGTTTAAAATTTTCTCTAAGAATTGGCTCACCAGTTAATGATATTCCACCAAATCCACCGGTTTCAGATCCATCGGCAGGTTTATTAAATATTTCAAACTTTGGTATTTCAGCTCGTTTATTAACTTCATTAATTAAATTATTTGTTTCAAAATGATTTGCTTCAATTGGAACAGTGCTAGTATTTACTTGATTAAATCTAGATGTTTCTGCAATACCAAATGCTTTTGGTGGGCCTGGCATTATAATATTATTTTTATTTTTAACTGTACTGGTATCATAATTATCAAATACCTTTTTATAATTTGAGGTCATCTTTTTATGAAGGTCTCTTTCAATTATTTCAGTTTGATTATTCTGATTGGGTAATTTACTAACTGTTATTTCCCCATTATCAACAACATTTCTAGTATGTATTTTTTTTGTACTTAATAAATATCCTAACGATATAATAGAAGCAACAACAACGTATTCCATAATATATAATAGTATACATATAATATTTATTAATTTAAATTAAACTAGCAATATCTTCCGGTAGTTCTTCAATTACGGTTTCATATGTTTCCTGAATAGTTTTGAATCGCTGAAAATCTTTCTGATTAACTAGATTAATAGCTACACCTTTACGCCCATATCGACCACTTCGCCCAATACGATGAACATATGTCTCCTTTTCAAATGGAATATCATAATTTACTACTAATGAAATCTGCTGTACATCAATTCCACGTGATAGAAGATCAGTTGAAATTAAAACACGAATATCTCCTGAACGAAATCGTTTCATAATATCAGAGCGTTCCTCTGTGCTCATTCCACCACAAATACAATCTACTGGGAAATCTTTATCTTGCATATTTTTAGTAAGCCATTCTACTGTTTTCTTATAATTTGCATAAATAATTGACTGTGTGATATTAATAGTACTATATAGTGCACAAATACATTCAAACTTTTCTTGTTCATTTTCAATAGCAACATAATACTGTTTAATACCATCTAAGGTTACATCATTTTTCTTAACCAGAATTTGTAATGGATTATTCATAAACTTATTAGTAATCTTCATCATATCAGGTGGAATTGTTGCACTAAATAGACCAATTTGAGATTCTGTTGGAATATATTTTAGAATATTAATTAGTTGGTCTCGGAAACCATGGGAAAGCATCTCGTCTGCCTCGTCGAGTACCATAATTTTAAGGTCACTTACATTAATAGTTCCTCTATTAAGCGAATCACTAATTCGACCAGGGGTACCAATAATAATATGATTTACATCAGCATAATCATATGAGTATTTACTTCTTTTTACTCCACCAATTACTGTTTTAATATTAATATTCATGTATTTAGAAATTTGCACAGCTACATTAGAAATTTGATTGGCAAGTTCTCGTGTTGGTGCTAAAATAATAGATTGTAATTTTTTGACACTTGGGTCAATTTTATGTAAAATACCAATAAGGAAAGTAGCTGTTTTACCTGTACCAGACTGTGATTGGGCAATAATATCACGTCCAGATATAATTGGACAGATAGCTTTCTGTTGAATCAGTGATGGTTTTTCAAAACCAAATGAATATAGACCATTTAGCATTTCTTCTGATAAACCCATATCTTCAAACTTGCTTACAGCAGTAATCTCCTCATTAATTGTAATATCGTGTTCTTCTAGTGTGTTCATATAATGTAATATATTGTCACAGTTTTAAGCATATTAAAAATTGATTATATTTATTATTATTTGGATATATAATCATATAAATAATGTCACATCATTTGCCTATTATATTTAATAATATAGTTCCTCTTGGAAATATGACAAATAGTAAAGCTATTATTAAAAAGGTAATGGATATGAGCCATTGTCAACATACCGATTATGTAGATGCCATTATAGCAGCACATAAGTTATATACTAAACATCCTAATAGTATTGATCTGATAAATAATATTTTGAAAAAAGTCCCTAATATTCCTATTACAGAATATAATAATGTAAAATTACATTACCAAAACAATTCTCCAATTTATGATATTATTTCACAGTTTAGTATTTCTACCCTTGCGTATTATGGAATTTAAATCCATATTTAAAAAAATTATAATTTTAATATATATATGTCAGAAATACATTATATTACATTTAATATATTTCTATTTAACGCTATTTTTTTCCTTTACCTTATATTTGGAGTAACCATTTCAATAATTAATTATCCAATTTATCTGGGACTTGCTACCTTATCACTATATATCAATTTCACACCTTTTCACGAAAGTGCTCATAATTTAATTGCATCAGGTAAGCATAGATATTTAAATGATATTGTTGGCAGGGGTAGTTCAATAATTTATTCTACATCTTATCCAGCCTGGAAATTTATTCATTTATATCACCATAAACATACCAATCAGGAAACTGATCCTGATTTATTTTATGAAAACTTCACAGATATTATAAAATATGGATGGTTTTTAGATTATAATTATAATTGTTTTTATATTAAACATATTCATGAACGACCTATTAATGAAATTATAGAGATGATAATGACACAATTATTATTTATTGGATCAATTATTATGTTATGTTATAATGGTTATGGATTTCAATATATATTAAAATATTGGATACCTTTGAGAATATCACTATTTATGTCTTCTTATTTTTTAGATTACTATAACCACCATAAATTACCTGAGCGTGATATTACAGATCGTAGTAGTCTAGTTAAAACTACTCATAAAATAAGTGGTGTATTAAAAGAAGATGATTTTAGTTGGTTTACAAGAGTTCTAATGCAAAATCATTGTTATCATAATATTCATCATATGTATACAAATGTACCCTTTTACAAATATCAAGATGTTTGGAAACAAAGGAAAGAAGAATTATTAAAAGATACTCCAACAGTTACAATTAAAGAGGTTCATGATAAGGATAATTAATTATATAATATTTGTTTTATTAATTCATTTAATCCATTTTTACTATGTATATTTTTCATATACCATTTTTTACAATTATTAGACATTTCTGTCCATTGTTCTTTTGTTATTGAATCAATTTTATTTTTATAATCATTTGGATTATCAATTCTAATATAATGTTTATTTTCAATTAATGGATCATTAAAATATAATGAAACATCTGCTGTAATAATAGGTACTGTACCCATAGCTAATAATTCCATTTCTCTATTACATTTTTTTCCAAATCCACGTAAACATAAACCATATTTACTTTTACGTAATTCCTTTAGATATTCTTCATGTGTATATTTATAATTATTTCCTTTTATAAAATAGAAATTAGTTATTACTTTATCCCATCCAAGTTTAACTGGGTCTCTAAACTCTAATTGAACTTTTGTTGTATAGCCTCCCATAAATGTACTTTCATGTATTCTTTCATCCCATGAAAGATTTATATTTTCATCTATTATTTTTTCAACTAAACTTGGTTTTCTTGGCCAAAAAATCCAAGGTTTAACAGGTATGTTATATTTATTACTTAATTCTTCTGCTTCTGTTTCAGAACAGTTACCTAATAATATCAATGATGCATTCTTAATTTCATCATTACACCATCTTAATGTAGGGCGATCATATAATAAAATATGTGGTAACATAAACCAACATTGTGTAGATTTATATGGAAAACATTTAAATGTTTTATTATGTTTTGAATATAATGGTGCTAATTCTCTAAATGTATCATTAACATGATTATACATTCCAGAGATTGGTTGTTTTGGAATAGTTATATACCAACAATCTTTAATAATTCTTTCAATACATATTAATTCTTTATATTTATTTGATTCTTTTAATAAATTAATTATAATATTTCCAAAAATTTTAAAATGATTCTTATTTGTAAAATGAATATGAATACATTTAATTGGTTTTTTTTTAAAACATATTTTATTTTTATGTATTTTCAAATCATTAATAGTATTCTTATTATATGATATCCTAAATAATCCAAAATTATATTGTCTATTAAAAATAAAATGAGAATATTTATTAGCAAGATCCTCAATTGATGCCTGGTCAAAATATCTAGATGTTTTTGTAAATTTTATCCAATCATCTGGTATATTTTTATTTTTAACCCATATCATACCACCATTATAATAACCATATATATCTGTAATTTGTTTTGGAATATAATGTGGTGATACTCCAATATCTTTTGTTTTATCGGGTATTAATAACTTATCTAAAACAAAAATATCAGCATCTAAAAAAAAAGTATCTTCTTGTTCTTTAAGTGTTTCTCTTATTACTTCTGCTTTCATCATTTGAAAATCAGACCAAATTCCTTCTTTTTCCATTTGTGGTCTATTTTTACCACTATATTTATCTAAAGTATTTATTATTCTTATATCTAGATATATTTGTGAAGATAATTCATTTAAAATATTAGCAGTTTTACTATCAACCATACAATATATAATTGCATTTGTATTATGAATTGATAGTGAACATAATAAACCAACTAATTCATTTGCACAACCAATTGTACTAATACAACAAAAAGATGAAGGTTCAACCATTATATAATTATATATTATAATTTATATCTTAAATATTTTAATCCTGATAAAATAATAATAGATACCACAACAATACCAAACCAATAATAAATATCTGATAAACTCCACATATATCCTTTATCAAAATCACCAAAATAATATTTAACTAATAAAGCATTAATTAATGGTACTATTATATATGGTGAAAAGTTTGATTTATTATCAAAATAATTAATTACTATTGTATTATATAATAAAAATATAAAGATTAATAAATATTTATTCATTATTAGCTTATAATATAAGGTAATAATATTTTATTTATCCGCATTTATCATATTGGTAAAGTGGTCTTGTGTATGATCCTACCGCACCAATAATAGTTTGAACACCTGGGAGATCAATTTGTGGTGGAAGCATTGAGTTAATGGCTGGTGTTGCTACACAAGGTTTGAAATTATCCTTGATAACATTTCTAGATGATATATCATATATATTTTGGGGAATGACTCCTTTCTGGGGATCTAAGCATAAAGGGTCAAATCTGTTTGTACAAGTACCTCTAAGATTTGCTGCTGGATTACTTAATCTTGTGTCTTCGGTTCTTAGAAGGCATACATCTTTATTTGTATTACCATTTCCTGCACCAAACACACACGAATATTGGTCATCTGGGTTATCACATTGATTTAATAGAGTGTAATCTTTTGATTCACCATGGCCGACACCTAATAAATCAGATTCAATGTCAACTGGTCCAGCATAGAATCGTTCTTCGTCTGGTCTCTGAATACTGACACCATTTTTTTGTAATCTAACTGATGGATTACTTTGAAAGCAATCATTGCAGTCTTTTGGTGTATCAATTTGGTAAAATCCTGGACCACGAGAGGACTTTAAGAAGTTTGCTGTTGTAGTTTTATCATACATTGTTCTTGTTGAACTCATAATACTATATATATATTAATATATATATTATTTTATCAAGAAGTTTTATCTTAATTCGGTTTAGTGAACCCACAGTAATTTAAATATCTACCTGCTGGTACAACAGTTTGCGAATAGTCAATCATTTGGCAAGAATCTTGTGGAACTAAATTAACATTTAACATATTTTGTTCTGTTGCATATTTAGTGGCTGTATTTTGAATACCTAATAAATTAGATTCTAAATCAACTAAATTGCCTGAGTATAGTGATACATTATTTCCTCCAACTAATCCAAGTTCCATTCTACATTTAGAACTGTTGTAATATTTACCATCATATAATGCATAATTTAATGAATCATTGTATTCTTTGACTTTTGCATCTAAAAAACACTTATCATATATTAAATTATTTGCTTTACGATTTGCCATATATATACAGTATTAGATTTATTTTCTCATAACTACTAATCCAACAACAAGTAGAATAACAAGAACGACTAATAATAATACTAAGTCTAAGTTCTTTCTAATATTTCTTAAAACATTTGTAGAAACCATTTCCTGAATAATTTCAACTCTTCTATCACCGTGATGACCATGTGGTCTCATTGGACCGTGGTGTGGTGGACCAGGACGAGGATGACGGTGGTGCATACCTTCGATTGTTGCGAAAGATTCTTTTAATGCTGTTTCTGTTGCATGGGCGTCTGGATTATTTCTAAGACCGTCTGGTACCATATTTTTTCTAAATTTCGTCGAGGTTGTTACACAACCAGGGGAACAAAATTGGCTAATATCTTCTTTTGAAGGATTGCCTGATTCATATACACTTAAACATTTTTTACTGCAAACTTTATTCATATGTTTTTGCTCATGTTCTAATTTCTGAACACCGGAATTCTTATCCTGATTTTCTAATGTTTCAACTACTCCAAATGCTTCTGATAATGATGTACCAAATGATGACATATTTTATTATATAATTATATATAATAAAATAAATATACTAAATATAATAAATATAATAAATATAATAAATATAGTAATGGATTTATTTTTTAAAAGAAATGAATGTATTGGATTAAATAATCCTTTATTTTTTGACGCTGAATGTAAGTTTTGTTATGATACCCAAACACCTGGCAATAAATTATATTCATTCTGTGATTGTAAAGGTTCGATCCTGTGGACACATCTAAATTGTCACAATCAATGGATAAAACAATTAAAAAAAAATAAAAAAATTTATGATAAATGTGAAATATGTAATACAAATTATAAAAAACTTACAACTCCACAGAATAAAACTCTCCACACATTGTCTGTACAGCTTTGTCACAGGAAATCTTAATATCTTTAATTCTTTTCCGTGTAAATAAATTATAACTAAAACTACCAATATGATACATTAATCCTACACTTTTCAGAGTTACCCACAATGAGATTTCTAACAGTTGGTATAGCATATATTTATTGAATCGAAAATTCTCCCGGAGAATATATAGTATTTGCATAACTAATATATGGACCATTTGTTGTATTAATATCACACGGTATACTAATAACATTATCTAATACTATTGGATTAATTGACCCATAATTTTGTAAATTATTTTTCAAATCTAATTCATCTATTAAATTATTTTGTGGTAATATTAGTAGTTTAAGATTTGAATTACTATTAAGAATTAAGTTTATCAAGTTTGAATTATTACATAAATTAATTACTGTTAAATTATTTGGCGAATCTTTAATTTGTAAATAGTTTAGATTATCTATACATTCAATTCCTATTAGATTAGATAATGTGTTCATACCTACATTACTAAGTATTGCTATATTTGTAATAGGATCTAAATCATCCTTAGATACAGTATTATTATTAAAATTACCAGATGGTATATTAGAATCTGTATAATTCTGTAGAATAAATTGAAATCTTTCATCCGGTATACTAACTTTATTCGTATTTGTTGTATTACATCCACATATTTGAATTGGATTAATTGGATGATCAGGTGTTAATGGAACATCAAATAAACAACAATTATGAATACCCATTCTTTTTTGTCGGTGTGTTATAATAAACCACTCTTGATATTTTACTGCTAATAAGATTGTCTTGTAAAAATAACCTTTTTGATTATACATTTTCCAAAAACAATCTAAATCACCGCAGATAATTTCTCCATCACTTGGTGAACCCCAGTTAATTCTTACTTGAACTAGTCCTCTGATTTTAGCTTGTTCCATTTTATTATAGAATTCTAAAATAGATTGTAAATATTCTGGAAATGCCAAGAAATATGTAATAATACCAACTATACCATCCAATCCCCATATTAAAAATAAATGATTATCAATATAATTAGATTCATCAAGTGTACAGTTATTATAATTGTTTATTTGATTATTACTTTTATTATTGCCACAGCAACAATTACAACTCATATATTATATTATAATATATGATTTTAATTAATATTTATTTATTTCCACAACTTTTATTATAATCACTGTTGCGTACAAAATTTCTAGTACTTGTTCCACCACGTGTCCAATAAACTGGATTAATGTGTGCCTCACGATAATCAATACTTCTCTGAACCTCTGGAACTAAAGGAATAAATCTATTGATTTCTACACCAGCTAAATCAAGATTTTTTTTAAACTGTCTTGTGTTTTTACCAATTCTATTATTTGGATCATTTTCCATATCTGGGACCATACCCTTTGATAAATTTGCGGTTGTTGCAAAAGGACGTGCTTGTAATAATTTTGTTGTTTTATCTTTATCATTTGTTGAAATATTACCTTTAATACCATTTCTCATCTCAGAACCTTCATTAACTATTTTAGTTTCATTATTTCCTACAAGATTAGAAGCTAAGTACATACCAGCATTTACTGCTCCCTGGTAATCCTGTCTAGATGGAGTTTTTGCAAGAGATGTCATATAATTAAATTGACCTTGATTCATTTTATTTAATTGTTTAAGTCTTTCTGAATTATCACTTGTTGGTGTCGGGATCATATTATATAATATATATAATATAATAAATATATTTTATTACCATTGGGTGGTACAATCTAATGTTCTTTCTTTACACGTCGGTCCAGTCTTATATAACCAGTTTGCAAACTTTGTTTGTTCATTTGGTATAGTAGTTGAAGGCACTGTATGAAAATTTAATTGACCGTGTGATTTATTATATACATCACCAACATCTCTATATAAATTGGTATTAAATTTATCTTCAATCTCTTCTTTTATATCTTCTGTTGGTTTACATGCCGGTTGTCTAGTGCGTTCATCTGTAATTAAATTAGGATTCATAAATGGATTGTTAAAAGTTGGTTTTGTACGTTCATCGTTATATTTCTGAAAGAAAGTATCTACTTTTGTTAAATAATTATTATTTATCACATATGTTAGTACTCCAATTACAATTGGTAGAAAAAAAAATTTATAGTTATTTGAAGATAAAACTAATGCAATTCCAAGATATATAGACAATCTAAATATAGAGTTTAATTTTTCAACTGTTGTCATTTCAGCATTTGGGAAAAACTTAAGATAATTGTTATTATTAAATAATATTGATAAGTTGTTAGTCCAGAACATATATGTATATTAATTATATTTATTTTTATGATTCTTCACTCACTGCTTTCTTTTTCTTCTTACGCCTTCTCTTCTTCTTTTTAGATTTAGTATTAGTTTGCTGTTCTGTTTCAACTGCATCAGATGATTCAGGTGTATTATTTGACATACCCCCACCACCAAATAGATTTAAACTTCCCATCATTCCAGCTGCTTCAGTCATTAATTTTGTTTGATCAAGTTCACCAGATTCCATTTTTTCAGTTAATTTACCAACAACTGAACCAATTAAACTACCTAACCCACCACCCATAGCACCTCCACTGAACATTGTTGAAAATAAATCAGCCGGATTTTCTAAATTTTCTAACTGTGTTGTATCAATTTCACCACTAATCTCTTTAGCTAGATTCCCAATTATAGAGTTCTGTAAAAAATCTGGCAATTCAGCATCCGTTGTTGATTTTTCTTTTTCTTCTGGTGATGTAGAGGACTCTTCTTCTGTTTCAGTATCTGTATCGGTATGTTCTGTCAATACAGTTTTAAAATTATCTAAAAAAGTATTATAATAATATTCTTCTAAATTTCTAGATATCATAGTGTAATTTTCAATGTCCTCATAATTTTTCAATAATGTTTTTGTTTCTGGTGCTTTATAACAAAGAACATATAATGTATGAAAATATTTCCATAATGTCTTTGAATCTACTATAAACTTCGGATTCTTTAATATTTTTGAAAATTTAACACCATTGACAATAAAAAGATTCTTATGTTTATATTTAAGTGCATCTAAGTTCATGCAAGAAATATCATCCATGTACGGAATAATATTTCTAATAAAATGAGATATATAGCGTTTATCAGATGCATTATCGTTCAATGAAATATTTAATGAATATGTATTTCTAAGATCAGTAATCAATTCAGAATAAATAGTATTAAAATCTTGTAAACTCATTTTTTATACTAAAAAATATTAGTAAAGTTTTATGTAGTGTTAATATTTTGTAGTGCCCATTTTTCTGTTAAAATAATTAATACCTGAAAATATTTCCAAATAGTTTCTTTATCCTCATTATGTAACGTCGTCCAATAATCTTTTAAATTAATTACATCTATAATATTTATATTATTGTTATCAGCTAATTCTTTATTGCTACTATATACATCTGTAAGTTTATCTTGTGTTAATTGTTTTAAAAAAAAATCTTCTTCTTTTTTCATAATATTATCTTTGAACTTATAAACATTATTGAAAAAAAGTCTTATAATTAAGGTGGGATTCGCACTATTCACAAGTAGTATTTTTTCTTTTAATATCTTCATTTTATTATCATTAAAGTAATTAATTAATTCTGTTATCAGAGAAGTAATCTGATTATTAAACATTTTGACATTACTCATTCTATTTATAATATTAATCCTAATATTTTAAATATATTTAAACTCTATTTACCTCATTTGGAATTTGTAGATTTCTTTTCCTAATAAATTCTTCTAATTGCTTATCATTTATTGCTTTTTTATCGGTCGTTGTTGATTGTGGTGGAGTCATATCAATTTTATTATTATAAGAATTATTATCTAAGAATTGAAAACAATGTGACATCGGATTAGTATCATTTAAATTTGAAAATGAATCTGACATTGTCATTCCCATTGTTGTTGGATCATATGATACAATTTCATTGACAGGTTTTAATCTAGATATTTGAGAATCAATCCAATTGAAAACTTCTTTTCCTTGATATGTCGTATAATTGTCATCTTGTTTATGTATTAATGCTGGAACTGTTTTAATATCAGATGGTATATATACATCCTTATTATGAATATTTTGTTTTACAATTATTGATTCTAATTTAGGTATTTTTTTTAATTTTTCTAATAAATTAATACAGAATGTACATTTATCGCTAATTAATAAAATATATTGAGTTGCCATTATATAATCTTTTATACACAAAAACTAATTCGGAACATAAACGAATTATATAAAAAAATGATTTTAAAACAATATTAATATTATATAAATTAATAAATATGGTAAAAAAATACTTTTCAAATATTGTGTCAGAAGATAATACACTTACATTTCATCTTAAAAATATAAATAATACTATACCAATTCCGTTTGCTAATGCTGTTAGACGTATTATGATTTCAGAAATTAATTCAGTTGGAATAGATAGAGATTCAATTAATCTTTTAAACAATAGAACTGTTCTACATAATGATTTTATTAAAGAACGATTATCATTTTTACCGGTAAAACATACAGACCAATTTCTTGATTATACATTGAAATTAAATATTGAAAATAATGAATTAGATATTAAAGAAATTTATGCAAAAGATATTGAAGTGTATGAAAATAGTACAAAAGTTTCTGCTGATAAGATTTTTGTATATCCAGATGCATTATTCACAAAATTAAAATTTACAAATAAATTACATTTTGAAGCAAAGCTAAAATTAAGTACCAATAAAGAAGATGGTTCTGTATTTAATCCTACATGTGTATCACTCTATCGATTTGAAAAAGATGATGTTAAAATTAAAGAACTATTATCAAAATTAGAAACAGAAGATGATAAATTAGAGTTTCAGCTAGGAGAATCAGAAAGATATTATAAAAAGAATGAATATGACCAACCAGAATGTTATCATTTTGAAGTTGAAACAATTGGTGGATTAGAATCAAAAAAAATAGTAAATAAAGCCCTAGAAGTATTAAAAAATAAATTACTTCTATTAAAAGGATATATCACTGAAGGAAATATAACAAAAGTTATTAAGTCAGAATCAAAACATATGAAAAATGCGATTGATTATAAGATTCTTAATGAAGATGATACTCTTGGTAATATCATGACCTATCAATTACATAATAATACTAGTGTAAATTATGCTGGGTATTATATTCCTCATCCAAATGATAAATTAATTGTCATTCGAGTTCTGGCCGATGACACAGACAAAGAGATGTTAAAAGGAATTAATGATCTTGTAGTAGTAATTGATACAATGATTAAAGAGTGGTAATTCTATGATTATTTCCATATATATAAATATAAAGTCCAAATATACTCCCAACTAATAATATAAGAGGTCCTTTAAAAAAATAATTAAATAATTTTAGGAAAATGTAACAACTAATTATTCCAAGAATAATTGATAATATTAATCTTTTAATATCTTTTTTATGCTTAATGTAATTAATTATATTAATGATGGCCTTAGTAACAAACATCTATAATATAATTTAAGAAATTATTAAGTTATGAATAAATATTATATATATATTCATAATATATATATATGAGTAATTCAAATAATGAAATAAATATATTTAACAATAATAATAACAATAACATAGTTACTTTCCAAAATACTGAAAATATACCTGAACATGAGAGAGTTTATGGTGCGGATGTATATATTAAAGATATTGAAAACTATTTATTAAATCAATATCCTATAACAAAACAAGGATCAAAATATATACAACATAAAATAAAAGCAGAACTTGATAATATATTATCAATTAAAGAACTTGGTGATAAGATCATACAATATGGAAAGAACAAAATTAAAACAGATATATTAAATAATAATTTTAATTATCCCTGGATAATTCCAATTGTGAAAGATAAAAAAGATATTTATATTGATGTTCTAGAAGAAAATAATAATAATAATGAAAATAATGAAATATTATTAAAAGAAACACTTATGAATAAAGCAGGATTAGAAATGAAAGATATCAGAAAGTATCTTAAAAAAATAAATGAGATTGAGGAAAATTACAATGATAATAAACTAACCTTAACCGAATATTATAAATTAAAATATGATTTAGTACAGTCTTATAAGATAGATTATTCAAATACAGGTTATAAAATAAAATCAACCAGTGATACAACTGCACTCAGATATTATGATATTTCTACAAAATACTGGTGTGCACACCAAGTAAATAAACCTGTATATATTTACTTATTAGAAAAGGATGAGAATGATGAATATATACCAATAAAAAAAAAAATAATTGAAGGTGATGAAATAAATATAGTTGGATTTATGATTCTAAAAATTAATGATTTTACTTTGGAAAAGAAACTTCGTACATTACCAATATTAAATATTAAAACCGGTAAAGAAACAACACTTGAATTAGACAATCATAAATTAATAAACAATGAAACTATATTTATTACTACAAAAAATATCATTGGTCAATATAAAGTAAAGGTTATTGACAATAATATTATTAAAATTAAGTTTGATTCACGAGAACTTAAAAATGAAAGTGGTGGACTTGTATATATTGATTCTAAATTAAATTATGAAGAGACAGTTATTACTAAAAATAAAAAAATACTTTTTGATAAAGTTGTTGATAAAAATATGACTACAAATAAGCTATATTTATTTGATTCTTTCAATGTAACCCACGAGGATTTAAATGAAATACTTGAACAGATTATACCAGATTATAACACTATTTTGAGTAATTTGTATGAAAGAATAAAAGATTCTATTTTTGTTAATCAGTTTAATGCAGGAGTTGAACAATATAATATTGATTATACTAATATTAATATTGCTGAATTAGATTATGTAAATGGAATATTAAATGAAAATAGTAAAAAAATAAAAGAAGAAGTATATATTCCTTCTAAAGAAGAGTCAATACCAGATAAGTTTAAAGATACTATATACAGTTATAAAAACATACAAACTCCAAAATTGGTTGAATTTTATGGTGTATATCCATTACTTAATAATACGAAAGATACTTTAATAAAAAGAATTGCCTGGATTTATAGACAATCAGATAATGGTCAATTATTCTTAAATGAATTAAAATTAGAAACGTATAATATTGATAAAACAGAAATTGATAAAGAGATTGATACATTACAAATACCAAAAACTTTCCCACTAGAATATAAAATTAGAATATTGTTTTTTTCTGATAAAAATATAGATGAGCTTCAGGCTGAAAATAAATTAAATATTTCATCATACTTACCATCTGATAGAATTATATGTAATAATAAAGTGTATAAATCAATTAAATCAAATAAATGGGACATATCGGAGGAAGTATTCAATAAAGATGATAAAGCATTATATATTCAATATTTAGAATCAAAAGAATATCAATATGATGGAAGTTCTTGGAACTTTATCAAGGATTTGCCTCCACATATACAAAGTAGACATATGAACTGTTTTGATAAAGATATGAGTTTATTAAATAATGAATGTGTGTCGAAAGACTTTATGAATTATTATATTAAAAAGGCTATCTATGACACAGTATTATCTAAATCAGATGTCATACTTCCAACTCATAAACAAGAATATCAATATACTAGTAAAACAGTTAAGATAGAAAATATAAATAATAAAGAAGATATCAATATAGACTTAAATGAATCTCAAAATTTAAATAATTATATCAGACAAATATTATCATTAAAAGATCAATCAAACAGAAATCATTTATTGTATAAATTAATTAATTTAGATGGAATAATAATTAATGGTTACCTTTATTCTAAACGATATTCATCAAGAATGATGTGCGGACATTTCAAATTTTTATCACAGATATATAATACTGATATTGAAGAAGAAAAAGCAAGACTAACAACCGAAATGATGAGTATATATAGTGATGCGGGTGATGTATCAGGTGAATTGAATATATGTAAAGTCTGTGGTCAAACACTTTCTATAATAGAAAGTCAAGACGATGTTATTGGATATACTAAAAGTGCGTCTCTTATTCATTCAACTAGTTTAACTCAATCAGATTTATTGAAAGTTAAAACAGAAGAAGATAAAATTAAACATATGAATCAAATAATTGATAGTATTAATCCTAATTCAGATTTATTTAAAAATGATATGCTTGAATTAAAATTAGATGTTGATAAGTTTAAACATATTAATCAACTAGCAATATTAATTGGAACATTTAATAAAAAAGTAGGCATTAAAATAAAAAGAAGTGATTATTATAAAGTAATCGTTGACTGTAATAATTCAATTGAAACAATCATTCCGTATACTCAATTTAAAAAAAAACAACTTATGAGATTAAAACAAAAACGTTCATCTAATTCTATTATTGATAAATATGAATCTTCTGGATGGTTTAAAAAACGATTTCAAGAAATATACGATAGAAATGAATATGCAATAATTGGTAGTCGATTATTAGTTTCGTATCAAAAAGCAAGTCCACCATATAGAATGACTGTATCAAATACAAGCTGTGTATTTGATGGATTTAAGAGTGGAATTGATTATATGGTATGTATTATTGGTGAATTAAGTCAGAAACGGTATAAAGAAGATTTGGAAAGAATTAGAAATGATTTTGAAAGATATTATGAAAATTATAAATTAAGATATCAATCGGATATAGATAATGTTTCAGATCTAAAGGTAACTGAAAAAATAGTTATAAAACCAGAATATAAATTAGGAAAAGACCCAAGTGAATTAGCAAAAGGTAGTTATTATGGTAATAAAATAAAAGAAATAATTAAATCTATTATTAAAACTAAATCTAGACTAGGTAATTTAGATATTGAAGATCGTGGTTATTCATGTTGTATGACAGATCCATCCGATAAATATGATACTTTATTTGAAAAAGAAACTCCTGAATATAAAAAAATATATGATAAGTCACTTGAAGTTAAACATACAGAAACATTAGGATCATATACAAGATTACATGTGATTGGTGATCTTATTAAACCAAATAATTATAATATTGTTTGGGATGATGATGAGGATATCCAATTTGTAACATTGTTTAAAAAGAGTAAAGAAGATTCCAAAAACTATGAAAAATTAATTAAGAATACTATTAAGAATAGCTCTAATAATTTATTATTTACTCTTTTACAAAAATCAAATTTCCCCGATATTAAAAAAGTTGAAATCAATTTTAAAAAAATTATAAGTAAATCGATATCACGAATATTATTATTTATTAATATATATTTGAAAAAAAATATATTTTTAATTAAAAATAAAATCAAAAAAGAAATTACAAGGCTACAAGATGTAGAATTGGATGTATCAAAAGTATTACAGGAAGATATTTTAGTTGATATAAATTACATATATAAGTTTATGGGGAATAGCACAGTATTTGATAAAGTAAACTTTGGATTTTCAATGGATTATTTAACAGATTTTGTAAATCTTGAATCAGTTAATAAAGAAACAAAATATGAATTATTACACGAATTATTATTTACTGAATTATATCGAATTGTTTCAACTAAAAATATTACTATTTTAAAATATATTTATGAATCAATGAAACAATTTAATAATTATTATTCATTAATATTGTTAAATGATAGTGAAATGGAATTATATAATAAGAAAAGATACGCTGAAAAAATAAAAGAGAGAGTTAAATATCAAAAAGATTCTTTTATGATTGAAACATTTGATGAGCCATCTGTTTTGGATATTGAGAAAACAGATGATATGGATAAAACATTAACTAAGCAATATAAAGAAGAATATCTAAAAGAACATGGTACTGCTCCAACTGACGATCAAATTGAATCATATAAAGAAGATTATTATAGCGAGATTAAAACAGATGAATCAATTATGGAAGATGAGTTTTTAACTACTCAACCACATGAAACAAATGAGATTTTAGAGATGGGAAATGATTATGGTGAGATGCCACAGGGAACTGAAAGTTCCGGCGATGGTTATCCAGATATTACATATGATTTACAAACTTAGTTGGAAAATTATTTAATAAAGTATGATGTTTTGTGTACCAATGATATATACCATTTGTAATACAATCTCTTTGTGTTTGTGACATAGATAAATATTTTCTACAAGTTGATTTTAGATTATATATATTAGAAAAAATAAGTTTTGAATATTTCATTTTCATTGCATTTTCAATTTTACAAATATCTTCATGAATAACAAATGCTTTATTTGGTAATAAATAAAATAATCTATATAAATCTAGTGATTTGCTCATTTCATAATAATGAAGAATTAAAATAATTTTACTTTTATGAATATAATTTAATAATTGTTTATAATTTGAAGTATTTATTATTTTAATATTAAATGATTGTTTAAGATAATCTAATATTTTTTTTCGTCTAGTATTAATTGAACCATAAAATAAAATATCAATTGTTTTTTTACTATTTATTGTATTAACATTATTGTACATTTGTTCTATAATAGGAGAATATAAAGGTGGTAAAAATATTGTCTTTTTATTTATATTTTTTTTATCAAATAAATAATTTAACATTTTATATTCACATATACCTTTAATATTACGACTTCTATTTAGTATATACTTATTTATACTTTTATCAGATGTAACAGATTCACTATTTATAAATAATATTTTTAAGCTTTTATTATGTAATATACTTTTTAACCAAGGTGTAAATGTAATAACTTTTACATTGTTATGTGATATACGATTTACAATTTTATTTTCTATATTTTTTTTTGTTAAAACCTCAGATATACACTTTGCAAAAAGATAAAATGGAAAATGCCAATATTTTGTAATATTGGTAATAGCTAATATATAAATCATACTATATAATTATATAGTATTTTAAAAATTATAACACCTAATATTATATGTGGACATATATAATATTAATTATAATCGTTGCATTTGTAATTTTAAAAATTAGAAAAGAGGGATTTATGAATAATAAATATATGAGAATGCCAAAAGAAGCTAACTCAAATAATATTTATGATATACCTACAATTGATTATATGAATGAAAAAACAATTGTAAATATTAAACAGATATTAAAATTAGATTATTTTAAAAAATATTTTAATAAGTATTCATTTAAATTATCAGATGATGGATACACTAAAAAAAATGTCATCGAATATATTGGCGGAAAAAGAAAAAATATTGATATTGATGATGATATTTATGTTAATTTTCAATTACAGAAAACAAATAATAAATTACTTAATTATTTTACTAAAGAGTTTTACAATATTGTTGAGAACCAGTTTGTCATTCAAAGTTACAGACTTGTTAATTATTATGAGGGCGATGTAGATGTCAGGTATGGTATGATGTTTGTATTATATGAATTTAATGGTTATTATGGCTACACAATATATATTAGAGGCTCATTAGATAAAAATAAGAAAGTTATATTTGATTCATACGAGTTCATTGGTTATTACTATACAGATCAATTTAATCTTAATCCTGGTTTTGATAAAACCTTAATTAATCAGCAATTATTTAATCAGCAATTTCAAAAAATAAAAACACCGACTAAATCAAATAAATTATTTACTAGGCTTTCCAAGTATAACTTTGGATGTTTTAATATAAAAAATAATACTTTAATTAAAGCTGAAAATAAGTTTGATTGTGAGAATAGTTTTAAATTCTATGGTGATCCCAAACCACAAGGATTGTGGGATAGAAAATGTGAAAAGAATGAAGATTGTTTATTCTATAAAGCAAATACTAATTATGATAATGATTTTGGTAAATGTACAAATGGAACTTGTGAATTACCAATAAATATGGAAAGAATTGGTTATAGATATTACAAACCAAATAAGAAACCATATTGTTATAATTGTACTACAAAAGATTGGAAGTCTGTTACATATTTAGGTGAATGTTGTGATGAACAGAAAAAACAAGGAAAATCACCAGATTATGCGTTTACCGGTGATTTCAAGAAAAGAACCAATTTTGAAAGACAAAAAGAAAGAATTAACTTAATAACTGTTAAAGATTTTATCACAAAGTGATTTTATCACAAAGTGATTTTATCACAAAGTGATTTTATCACAAAGTGATTTTATCCCAAAGTGATTTTATCCCAAAGTGATTTTATCCCAAAGTGATTTTATCCCAAAGTGATTTTATAAATAACAAGAAATAATTTTACTTATATGCTTTGCGTGAGACTTTTGAGGTCTTCTTGATGGATGAACGCTCCTTAATTTTCATTCGAAGATGATTCTTGCGACGATTCTTAACATAACCAATCGAGTGTAACTCTTTTAATGTATGTTCGTATCGGTCCTCTGATACATCATTGTCTGATGTAGAGAACTCCTTTTTAGATGTCGTCTTTTTAGATGTCGTCTTTTTAGGGTTGATTTTACTGTGGCGACCACTGGTAAGAGTAATCAAATCAGTGTTCATTGAATCCATTATTATAATAATATACTATACTTATTATAATCAAAATAATCAATTTTTTTAATTGTTAACTATATATGAAGATACTCGGTTTAATTGAAAATTTTATATTAGGTGGACTAGTAACAGTTATAACTAGTTATATTGGAACATATTTTAGTCCCCTTGCTGCATCTATTTTTTGGGTGTATCCCTTTACACTTTTACCCACAATATTCTATATGAGAAAGAATGGTAAGGATAATACATTCATATCAACTTTTTTATTAAAAACCACTTTTGCGTTAATTATTTTATTTTTAGTTACGTTAACATTGTCTAAACTTTTTTTACATTTTGGAGATAATATAATATTTGTTTTATTGACTAGTTTGGGCGTATGGTTTATGTTAGGCTTAATCTATTATTATTTGGTTAATGTATTAGGATTGAAGAAGTATTTTTGAATTTTAAAAACGATTTGTTAAAAGTTTATTAGATTATTAGTAATTACTACTCACAGTTACTTCATTTTCTTAAGATTATGGCTACCCAGTATACGTTAGACGGACCGGGGTACACTTTCTTTGTATACATTTCAAAGAATGAGTCGTTGACTCTCATGGCAGTTGCGACTGAGAAGGAAGGACCTGGCATGGGTCATTCCTTGAAAGACTTTGCACGTGAGTTGGCTCACCGCGTGAGAATTTACACATGGACCATCACAAATACGAGTGATAACTCCAAGGTCGGGGAGCTCACTTACGACGGCTTTGTTGCAAAGCTGTCCTTGGAGTCTTAATTGACATTTATAATAAAACAATCATTTAAAGGATAAACACCAAATTATAATTTATAAGTATGAGTTTTATTACAGTTTTATTTTCATTATTTTCAGTCGTTAATGGTATGTTTGAGTATACCGTGGGTCTTAAACAACAGAATGTTGATAAGTTATATGAATATGCAGAAGATGTTTCAGATTTCAGATCACCAAATTATGGTAAATATTGGTCACAAGAACAGATTGATACTCTTGTATCACCATCAAAACAGAAGAATGTCGGTCTTAGTTATTGGTTAAGTAATTTTACAGGTCTTACAGTTACACACGATTATGGCGATGCATTACGATGTGTATCTGATTATGAAATTACCAGTGATCTGAAAGAACTATTTTATCTCAATAACCAGTCAGATATGTATCTTAATATGATTGATTTTATTGAAGGTCCACCAATTTTTGAAGTAGAATATAATCATAGTCAGTATACACCTGATACAGGAATTGTTTCACGGGAGGTTCTTCAGAATCTTTACAATATTCCAACTGATATGAATCTTTCGAGTTCTATTGGACTTATTGAATATCAGAATGGTTCTGGATTTGATCCAGTAAATCTTAATGCATCACAGTATTATAATAACGAAACTGTAAACCCGGTTACAGCTGTTCATACAGTAGGCAATGATGGTGGTTCAGATACAGAAACAGAACTTGATCTTCAAATGGCATCACAGGTGTCTGAAAATGCAACACTATGGTTTTGGGGAAGTCCAAACTGGCTTTACACATTTGCAGTAAACTTTCTTCATCACAATGGTTCTGTTCCAGATGTTATTTCAATGTCTTGGGGTTGGGCAGAAGATAAGCAGTGTGATATTTCAACTTGTGTAAACATCACTTCTGCTCAGTATGTTGAACGTGTAAATACTGAATATGCCAAATTTGCTCTTCGTGGAGTTGGTATTTTTGTTTCAAGTGGTGATGCTGGTGCCCCTGGACGAACAAGTGAGAGTTGTGATGAAACTCGTCCAGTAAATGCCGCATTCCCTGGTTCTTCTCCATGGGTAACAAGTGTCGGTGCTACATTTGTAACAAATAGTACAACAGAACATAAATGGACTTCACTTATTTGTAAAGAAAATCAGTGTATCAATGGAACAGAACAGGTATCTATTTCAAATGATAATATTGGATGGACTGCAGGCGGTGGATTTAGTAATAGTTCTACTGTTCCTAAATGGCAGAAGAAATGGGTAGATGCATATCTTAATTCAGGTGTTCCACTACCAAATAAATTTCATAAGAATGGCCGAGCATTTCCAGATGTTGCAGTTGTAGGACATAATTGTCCAACATATGATAGTAGTAATTCCTTTCAACCAGTTGATGGAACAAGTTGTTCATCGCCTATTTTTGCATCACTTGTAAGTCTTCTAAATGCACACCAAGTATCAAAAGGAAAACATCTTCTTGGACATGTTGCACCAGTTCTTTATGGAATGGCAGAGGATGATGTATTCAATAGTAGTATTGTAGGACATAATTACTGTACGGAGTTTAGTTGTTGTGATGTAAGGAAAGATGGTGGTTCTGATTTTGGATTTGTATCGAACAATGGCTATGATCCAGTTACTGGTCTTGGTGTTCCAGATGTCGGTAAGATGCTTAAATGGCTTGATCAGAATACAGTATAAGTTAAATAAATTAATAGTATAAATAATATATTATTAATTAAAAATGACATATCATATCTTTGATATAAATGCTTTTTTTATAAATTTATTAAAAATGACACGTTGAAACATCAATAGATATTATTAGTTTTTAATTATCCCATATGGAGAACCTTCTCCGCTCCGTCACGTCCCCCGACGTTGATGTGTCGTCTGAAATTTTCTCCTTCATCGGAAAAAAGGAATTCATGTTCGTGATGTCACTCACATGCACCTGGTTCTTCGACATGACGAACTTGATGCGGCGCACCGCGGAGTTTAAGTGGAAACACTTCGGTGGATTCCCGGGTGGATTCCCGGGTCCGTTCTCTCTTGAATGTATGGGATTGGCACTGCACCGCTTTCCCAATCTCTGTATTGTGGAGATGATAGCGGGCCTCACTTCCCCAGAGTTAAATGAGATCAGCAGGTTCATATTCCCGAGCCTCCCGAGCCTCGTAAAGTTATGCCTCGACAACAACCATCTCACGACGCTCCCCGATTCGATTGGCGCGCTGACGGGCTTGAAGAAGCTCGACCTCAACAACAACCATTTCACGACGCTCCCCGATTCCATTGGCGCGCTGACGGGCTTAACGACTCTCAGCCTCGGCGACAACCATCTCACGACGCTCCCCGATTCCATTGGCGCGCTGACGAACTTGAAGGAACTGTGGCTCGACAATAACCAGCTTACGACGCTTCCTGATTCGATTGGTACGCTGGTGGGATTGAAGACGCTGATGCTCTGCGACAACCGGATCACAACGCTCCCCGATTCCATTGGCGCACTGACGGGGTTGACCCATCTGCACCTCGACCACAATCAGCTCACTGCTCTCCCGGAATCGATTGGCGCACTGACGGGGTTGACCCTTCTGTACCTCCACAGCAACCAGCTCACTGCTCTCCCGGAATCGATCGTTGCGCTGACGAACCTCACGAGGCCGTGTCTCTCCTACAAACCTGAGTTCATCCCTGAGTTCATCCGCTCCGCGCAATCCGCCGCGGTGCAGTCGTGGCTCAAAGCGCTCTAGGATAGCCCGACTTGCGTCCTTAGTATGTAACAGAATATTCTGTTTTATAAAAAAATAAAGGTATAATCATTAAAATTGATTTTAAATGATATATCTACAATAACACTCAATATACAATAACTATGCCACATTCACTGTTTCATATCCCAAAAGATATGATTAACTCATATGTAGATGATTCACAAACATTTAAATGGAATAAATATGATAAGAGTTGTCAAAGAACAACTATTACTATACCCCCTAATATTGTCAAAGATATCTATGCATTTACCGATTTACCTAATACATCAATTAATGATCAATATTTAGCTCATTATATTAAATATAATATTACAAATGAATATCAAATAGATCCACACTATGATTCATGTCGTGTTACTATTATTATATATCTACGTAAAAATAAATCTATCAAAGATAGCTTTTATGTAGATAATAAACGTGTCGATAATTGTTGGTCTAATAAAGATGACACGTATGGATGTTTGGTAATGTGGAGAGAACCAGGACCAGAAACAGATGAACAATTTGTAATGGATGGTGATTGGGGAGATGATTCCGATGATACTGACTGGCACGATCGTCCACGTGGACCACATCATTTTGGAAGTTTTACTGGCGTTGGTGCACGAGATATATTGTGTTTATTCTTGTATATCTAACCAATATTTTATAATTATTCTGTATGTTTACTTCCACATCGCTGGATCTGTGAAACTACTAGTCCAATCCTTTCATAATTATAACAATGAATAAGTTTTGTTAGAACAATATAGGGCTTTGAATGAAGAATAATATATTTTTCAATTTTATATGTTCTACACTGCTGAACAAATCTATCACCGATTTTTTTTAAATCTTTCTCTAGATTAGCAGACTGTGTAATTTTATTAACAATGGTAGAGTTAACTACTTTATTAAATGTATCCCACATACATTGAAGTTTCTCTTGACGCCTACCTTCTTTAATTTTATTTTTCCATGTGTTAGTAACTTTCATAATATAAATATATTTATTAAATTATATTTATATATTAGAATATTTGATTTCTTACAATATTTAATAATTTTGGCGTACATTCACCTTTTATATTAGTACATAATGGATCTTTATTATAACTAATAATTCCAGTTTCTTTTAGGAAATTATTTACTCCAATATGATTAAGAAAATAATTAGAAAAATTAGAAAACTTAGATGTATTTTTAGTTTCTCTATAATAGAAATATTTTTTAATATTATAAATAGTTTTCTTTTTAGTGTTCATATTTGTAAATAATGAAATTTGAAATGTAAATATATTAATATTTGATAAATATTGTGTATAATAATTTTCTTTTATTTTTCGTGGTAAATAATTTTTAACATTGCGTAATTCAAATGGTTGTTGGTTATAACATTTAAAAACTGTATTGATTAAATCATAATTTAAATCATTATTTAAAATACCAATATTAATATTTTTATTTCGCATAAACATATTTTTAATAATCTCATTTTTTTCATAATTCAAATATAATGCTACATCAATATTATTTTTATTTAAACCATTAATTAAAGAGTTGAAATCTTTGTAAATAATTATTTCCATTTTTGCTAATGTTTTGTACCGTATAATATACGAAAAGTTTTCAGCAACATACCTGTTTCTATCATTACCTTCTAATATACCAATTCTCTTAACATCGTACATACTACCAATCCGACTTGTTATATTTACTAAGGGGAATATACATTTTACTTCGATTGGAGTTATATATCTTAAATCACTATAATTAACATTCTCACTATTATTTAAATATTTATTATTAATTACAATATCATCAATTATCATATAGTCTGTTAAATTTGCTTTATTAATTACTGCATCGATTAACTGTTTAATATTAGTATATTTAACAGGTGTTGTATAAACCAATAAATTCGTTTTTATTAGATTTTTTGCTAAAAACTTAACAATTTTGCTATCATCATTCTCTGAGTGTTTATCAACAAAATAACCAATATTAATATTATCTAAAATATATTTTTGTTTCAAATAATTTAAATTATAAAATTGTTCTTTTGTTTGTAATGTGTATAGTAAAATAATTAGTATTAGTAAAATAATAATATATTTTATCATTTAATATACTATATATATTAAAGATGATATTTTCTAAATTGGTATTATTCAGCATTATTATATATTCCGTTATATTAATATTAATAATTATATTAAAACCTAAAATATTTAAATTCAAAAATAGTAAAAATCCAGTAAATAGAGCATTAATAGTTTATTTAGTAATAATTTCTGCAATGGTTGCTTATTATTTTTCATTATTTAATCATGTATTTAAATTATACTGATATTTAATATAAGTATTGCGTAAATATAAATTAATAAATATAAATATATTTATTAATATGATAGAAATTGAAGTTACCGATGACCTGTTAAGTGAAATATTAACAAAAGACCTAAGAGAACGAAAAACATATTTATTTAAAATAAATAAACCCTACTTACAATATTTAATAGGTACAGTTGTAAAGTTTAATAATAAATATATACATGTACGATATCTTGATAATCCACATGTTGAAAATAGTTATTGGTGGACTGGTGGTGAAACTGTTGGCATAGATCCATTAAAATACTCACTAAGTAAATATAAAGATTTTATTGAGGCTGACGAAATGGTTCCCAATGGATATGATGATATAATTAAAAAGAAATATATTAGAATGTTTGAGATCCCCGTTCAGTTTCCTTATTATGATTCAAAATATGGAAATGTATATGTAAATGTTCATTTTAAAGAATTATATGATATTAAAAAAGAATTTATTTTAGAAGAGTTTGATAATATTCCAGAAGAAATTAAAGTAGAACATAACGTATCAAATAGAAAAAGAATATCTAATATTACTGACATTTTATCGGATATGAATTTAAATGAACAAGATTTAAAACGATTTATTTCCTACCGATTAGATAAAAAAAACAGAATTGATATTGCTAAAAAATATGATATTGGTATAGATATTATTGAAAATATAAAAAGCGAATTTAGAAATAATAAAAAAACTAGTTACAATACTAATATTTATCTTAGAATAATAGGTGAAATATTAAAAAAAAAAATAACTCTTTATAACTACGACGATGAATATAATTACACGATTGCTACTATAACAGACGACGGTGAATCTGATATTTTTTTATATAAAACAGATAATATATTATATAAATTAGAATGATAGAAATGATAATTAATAGAATACCGTATGATATTGAAGATCACGTCTGTGAAACAATTATTAAAAAATCAAATTATAATGTTTTTAACTTAATAATTATTTGCTCTCTTTCTTTAATTTATCTATTATATATATTTATACATTCTTAATTTTTACTTCTATGTGTCAATATAACCTAAGTTTAAATTTTATATTTTTTATCTACAAAATATAAAATAATGGCACATCAAGAAACAAGTACTCCTGATTTTGATTCTCAGTCTGAATATGATGTAGAAGAGATTGATCTAACAGAAGATCGTATGTATCAAGTTTTATCAACTATGTTAGAAGATAATAATGGAAATAATATTTGTGAATGTGTTAATAAATTAAATCAAAATTTTGATACACATAATAAATTATTATTACAGATTCTAGAAAAATTAGACGCACAAACTAATTAGCATTTTTTCTTAAGAGCTTTCTTTTTTTTTGCAGCTTTCTTAACTGTCTGTTTAGCTTTTGTAATTTTCTTCTGAATTGATTTCTTATCACGTTTAAGACCCTTAACAGTCTTCTTTCTACGTTTTGTGGTTTTCTTTTTACGACCACCTTCTTGTGGATTATTAACAGTGTTATTGGCGTTGTTGGCTTTATTGGCGTTATTGACTTTATTGGCGTTGTTGGCTTTATTGGCGTTATTGGAACTGTTGTTAACAGGAGCCTTGTTAGCTAATGCATTGTTCATTGGAGCATTGGCTTGAACAGCAAGTGCGGCTGCTCTGTTGGCCATTACCTTTTCTACTTTTTTTTGTTCTGCCTTAGGTAAAAGTGGTTTGATAATATCAACAATTGAAAATGTTTTATTTTCAAAATTAATTGTTCTGTCTTCCATGACAGCTGTTATCTGTTGAATTAACATCTCTGTTGTGATTTTTTTCTTGTTTACAACTTTATTATTAGCTACATTAGCTACATTAGCTACATTAGCTACATTAGCTGCATTAGCTACATTAGGTGCTACATTATTATTCATAATTTTATATATTATATAAGTAAGATATTTATTTTGCCAATTCAGCAATAAGCTGTGTCTGTAGTTCTGAAGATATATTTAAACTATCAACGTCATTAGACACATCTCCAACTTTATCTTGAACTTTTTTAACAATCTGTTGCTTAACATGTTTACTTTGACGCTTTAATTTCATTACTTTTCTTTTATGTTTTATTTTTTTTAATAGATTTTTTCTACTTTCATTTATATTTTTTTGTTCTACAACATCCAACTTCATTATTAAATATATTTAATACTAATAATTTAAATATATTTATATTAATGCAACGTACTATAAAATTATATTATCCAAATGATAATTATATTAATAATAAAATTAATAATAATAAATATTTAACTATTAACATAAATGATTCAGATCAACAAATTTACTATAATGGAATTATTATAGTAACAAATAAATACAAAAATTTCTTAAATAATAATTTCTTATATGTATCCAATTATAAGAATGATTATGATAATGGAATATCTTATAAGAAATTGTATAAATATATTAAATCAGAAAAAGACTTATCAGATAGAGTCATCGTTTTACGTGATCCACCACCAACAAATAAATTATTAAGAAATCTAAAATGTAAGTTTGTAATTATTTTAACCAATAATATAAAATTAGAGTATTTTAGAATAATTATGAATGGATTTATAAAAATAGATAAAATAATAAATAAAGTATATGATAATCTAGTTAGGAAATATATTATAAATAATTTAACTAATATAGATATTCAATGTGAAACATATTATAATAATAAATTTTGTATAGATAATTGTCCGATATGTTTTGATGAAAAAAAATTATATTATACTAATTGTGGACATAGTTTATGTAATGAATGCTTTTTAAAAATTGCTAATATAAATAATAAATGTCCAATATGTAGGGAATCACTTGAATCCAAGAATAAAAATATTTATATTAGAGATTTTATAAATAAATATAAAGATGATAATCATTTAATAATTAGTAGTAAAAATAATAAAATATTAAATAATAATTGTATTAAATCTATTGATAAATTTAAAAATAAATATCTAGATAAACATAAATATAATAATATAATATTTGACAAAAAAATAAAATATAATTATATTGAATCATTAATTGATGATACTATAAAATCTAGAATAATAAGTTTTGTTTAAAATAAAGAAAAATATTACTTAATGATATATATGTTAATATATGTTGATAATAAAAAAATTAATGTAAATAAATTAGAATCAATATATATCATTAATCAAACATTTGGAGATGGTATAATTAAATACAATGGTATTACATTGTCGACAAAATATAATTTTGCTTATTATGGAATACAAGAGAAATCACAATTAATATTAAATGGAATTAAAGGTGGTGAACCAGAAGGTGTTAAAAAAAATAGTGGATTAATTTTAAATATAGTAATTGGAGTAATTCTATATTTAATTTTTGTACTTACTGTTGGTACTGGTCTTTATACTACAGTGATTGAATTCTTATTTATTATTATACGTGATGTTATTTCAGGACAATTATTAAATAATACATTTTGTTCAGGAGTATTTAGTGCAAGTAAAATACCAGAGAGATTTAGTCATACATTATTAAAGGCAATGATGACAATTATATTTATTATATTCTCAATTGTACTAATATATTATAGTGTATATATATTTGCTAATCTGGTGTCTCTAATATTTTTATATACTTCAAAAAAAATAGTAAATCAATTTAGAGGTACCCCAGAAAATGATACAGAATTATTATGTGATAGTCTTAAAAATGCCAGTTGGGTAGGATTTATTACGGCGGCAGTATATACAAGTATTTATTATGTATTACGAATACCAAATGCATTACTTGAGTTTATAGAAAATAAAGCACCATTTGAAATTAAAATATTTAATCCTATATTGAATGCAATTGATATGGGATTAACCGCATTTAAGGATACAATTGTATTATCTATTCCCATATTAGGGGAAGTTATTGATGGATATTTAGCAGCGATTGGGTCTGGGGTGGAAATGCTGTGGAGTATAGCTAGATTATTTAGAGATGAAGTAGGGGATCCGCTGAATAATTATTTTTTCTCTTGTAATTCTTCTAATTCATTAGATAAATTATATGAGTTATTTGAAGGAATATCTACTGGAACTGGAAGTGGTGCGGAATTACAAGAAGTGTTTACTGATGCGCGACTTATGGTTTGGGTTAATAAACTACTTGGAAAAACAGCATCTGATATTTCAATTAGTCCTGAAAAATTAAATAAATTTAGAAAAAATTATCAAAAGAATGGTAGAGATTCAATAACACTTAAAAAATACGCAGATAAATATATTAAATTTGTTAAAGGAAGGCCTCTTAGAAAATATATAATTAATATACTATTTACATTAATGTGTCAAATATTTAAATTTGGAAATGTATTTGGTATTAAAATATTAGAAATTAGTCCAACTTTCGAAAAACCATTAGATATGATATCAGATGGATTATATTCAGGAATGATTAGTGTTATAGTATTTGTTATAACATTGTTAGTATTATTTATTAAAAACTTATTTTAATACTATATATGGGATTATTATCTGAAAACAAAATATGTGAAGGTCCTGAAAGTTATATCAATGTTGTTGGTTATTCTGTTGTAATATGGTTATTTGCAATTGTAATTCCTCAGCTTGTAGTATTTTCTTATATTGTTTTGTCTGGAACAGTTTTTAAAAACTTTGGTGATGATTATTTATTTGGTATTAAATTAAATAGATTTCCATTATTATTTAGTTTTATAATTATAATTTTATTTACATTGTATAAAAGTTTTGTATTAAATGTTGATTATCAATTATTTAAAACATTAAAAGAGAAAGATGACTATAATAATGTGTTCAAAAAATTATTAGTGTTTTTCAAAGGTAATTTTATTAAAACTATTTTATTTACTATATTATTTTTAGTGTTAACATATATTAGTTTCAGAACCGAAAAAAGAAATCATACGAGTTATGTATTAATTAATTTAGGTATTTTAGCAGGAATTAGTGTTGCAATTGTAACGTTTCTAAAACAAAGTGGGTATCATGACTTTATTCATATTATAATGTCTTCTTTTACAACAATATTATTATCATTTATTTTATTTATTGTATCAACTCATTTAAACTCTCCTAAAATAGAAACCATTTTCAAAGATAAAACTGTTAAAACATCTTTTTTATTAATATGTTTAATAAGTGTTACAATTGCATTATATCAATTAAAATCAATAATATATAAAGTATTATTAAATCAAAAAAGTTATACTTAAAATATAAATTATACTAAATAATATAATTTATGTGTGGAATATTTGCTTATCTTGGTGATAAACAACCGTTAAATAAACTGTTGTTATATTTTATTAAAACCTCTCATCGTGGTCCAGATAATTGTAAATTTACAACTATTAAAAAAGATTTATTTTTTGGATTTCATCGTCTTAGAATCAATGGATTAGACACAAAAAGTGATCAACCATTTCAACTTAAAAATTGTCATTTGATTTGCAATGGTGAAATTTATAATTTCAAAGAATTAATTAAAAAATATAACTTAGAAGATGATTATTATTCAAATAGTGATTGTGAAATCATTATTCATTTATATAAAAAACTAGGTATTCATAAAACACTCGAAGAGTTAGATGGGGTATTTTCTTTTATGTTATACGATGAAGAAAGTGATGAAGTTATTGCTGCAAGAGACCCACTTGGAATTAGACCGTTGTTTATGGGAAAAGTAGAAGGTGAATTAGCATTCTGCAGTGAAGCCAAGGGTGTTAATTTTTGTAAGAGTTATGAACAATTTCCACCAGGAAAGTATTGGACGTCATCTATGCCAGAAGAGTTTGTAACATATTATGATTTTAATTATCCGGAAGCACCAATTGATGATGAGGAAGAGGTATGTAGAAATATTAGAGAAAAATTAACAGCAGCTGTGAAAAAAAGACTTATGAGTGAAAGAGATGTTGGATGTCTATTGTCTGGTGGATTAGATAGTACCTTAGTAACTGCTCTCGTATGTAAACATTATAAGAAGGGTAAAGTTAAAACGTATAGTATTGGTCTTCAGGGAAGTGTTGATTTATATTGGGCAAAAAAAGCATCTGAATATCTTGGAACAGAACATCATGAGATTTGTTTAACTGAACAAGAATTTTTAGATGCTATTCCAAAAACAGTAGCAATAACAGAAAGTTTTTGCACAACTACAATCCGTGCATCGGTTGGCAATCATTTAGTTAGTTTATACATTAAAGAACATACAGATGATGTTGTTATTTATTGTGGGGATGTAGCAGATGAAATCTTTGGATCATATCGTGGATTTATGAAAGCACCGTCGGATGAAGCATTCCGTGAAGCAAATGAAAAAATTGTTAGAGACGTCCATTTATTTGATGTCTTACGTTCAGATCGTTCAATTAGTGGGGCTGGACTAGAAGCACGTGTACCATTTGCTGATAAAGATTTAGTAGAGTATGTTATGGGACTACCATCTAAATATAAAACATTTGATGATAATAAAATGGAAAAATATTATTTACGTAAGGCATTTGATGGATATTTACCAGAAGATCTTCTATACCGAAGAAAAGAAGCATTCAGTGATGGAGTTAGTTCACAGACACGAAGTTGGTATGAAATTATTAAAGAGTATGCAGACACACAATTAACAGATGAGAATTATGAAAAATTACTTAAATCTTTTAATGAATCAGAAAATAGTGTAATTCCATATGACAAGGAATCAATGATGTATAGATATTTATATCATAATTTTCATCCAACCGTTGAATTGGTTCCATATTATTGGAGACATCCATTTTGTGGTGATAATGCTGACCCTTCTGCTAGAGCACTAGAGTTTTATAAGGAATAAAATCTAATCTATTATTATACAAATAATGGTAGATGGATTTGACCCAACATCACTTACACATGCAACTGTAACAGAGGGTGGTGGATTATTAACTAGCCTTTTCGGTAAGAAAAAGCGAAAAGTAGCCAAAAAGAAGAAGACCACCAAGAAGAAGAAGACAACAACCAAGAAGAAAAAGACAACAACCAAGAAGAAGAAGACAACAACCAAGAAGAAGGTACCAACGAAAGCTTTAAAAGCAGCCGTTAAGAAAGAGACTGCTGCTAAAAAAGAATTAAAGAAATTAAAAGAGGCACTTAAGAAAGTTGAAAAGAAAATTAAAGTAGCCGTCAAGAAAGGAAAGACAGCCAAAAAAAAGAAATCAGTCGCTAAAAAGAAATCCAAGAAATCCAAGAAATGAATTAAATTAATATAAGATTTATATAATATATAATATATTATATGAATTACTCAGATGCGTTAAAAATGTATTGGGATAAAACAACTAAATGTCCAGGTAAAAAAAATATACCAAAAAAAATATACAAAACTGATAATACTTATGAATTAAGTTGTGACGGTTGGAGTTTAGTAATTAATAAAGATGATTTTACAAATATTTTTGATAAATTAGATATTTTATATGACAATGGTGATTATTCAACGTATGATGAATATGTAAAAGTTATTAAAAAAGAATTTATTAAAATGAAAGAATTAAAAGAGGAGGTTAAAAAAGTACAGGATACATTAGATAACTTATTTAAATTAAGAAAAGAAAATTACGATAAAGATGAATCAAATAAAGAAAAATATCAAAAATTATTTATTAAAGAGAAAAAAGCAAGTGGAACAAATAAATATTCAAAATGGTTAGATTATTCATATCAATATTTACAAACACAAAATAAATTATCAACTTTATTAGAACAGAATCATAAAATGAAAAAAGAAATAAACAATTCATTAGACTTTTATGTAAATAAAAAAGGAACGGTAAAAGAATCATTAACTAAAAAAACCGGTAAAAAGAATAGTTAATAATATTATCTGTTTATTTTGTGAATTTATATTTAAAGTAATATATATATGCTTAAATTAAATATATATTATTTTGTAATTTCATTAACAGTTGGATTATTATTTGCTTATTTATTTACACCACAACCAGAGGTTATTATAAAATATCCTACACCAGAGAATGCTGGTAAAGTAGTTTATAAGGATGTTAATGATGTTTGTTATAAATATAAGGCAAATGAGGTATCATGTCCAGCAGATAAAAGTAAGATTGTAGATAATTACTTACAAGAGGTTGATAATGCTAAATTAAATAAAAAATTTACATTATTTTAAACTGATACAACCTTTCGATGTGGTCCGCTAGATATCTTGGTCAACCCTGAATCTATAAGATCAGTTAGAATCATTGTTATCCAATTATCGCCATCATAGAAGGTAAACTTGATTCTAACTCTTGGATACTTTCGAAGAAGACATGGAATCCACGTCTTAATACATGTAGTACATGGTATCGATATACCATAATCACCATTAGCTAGTATTCTTGAAACTGTAATATGAATTATACCAGATTTTATCTTCCCTAGAATATTCTCTAAAAGCACTACCTCAGCATGTTTTGTACAACCACTTGGTAAAACTTTGCTCTTAAACGACTTTTGGTTCCCCGCAGTACTTTGTAGTAGCAGTCATTGTCTTTGAAATTGATGAGTAGTATGAAGGCATTATTAATTATTTATATAAATAACAGTTTAAATATATTTTATCTTCATTTTTTTTTTAACCATATATTAGTATATATGTTTAATTTATTGAAATTATTAGAAAGTAAAACTGGCATTATATTAATGTCTATTATCTGGGGGTTTGGACTAGCCTGTGTATTTAGACAAGCATGTAAGGATAGAAAATGTATTGTATATAGTGCCCCCAATCTTAAACGTATGAAGGAATCTATCTATAAACACGGTAATAAATGCTATAAGTATGTTGCTGAAACCACTAAATGTCAGGCTAATACAGTTAATCATAAATAAACTATATTTATACTTTATAAAAATTATTACCACTGTATTTATTAATATTAAATCCATTTAATGATATTTTAGACTTATAGCCATCTACTCCTAGATTATGTATTTTATTAAAATAGTTTCCTGCATTTAATTGGTAGTTTATTTTAGGAATTCTTGTAATTTTCTTATTATTTAGTAATTTTTTAAGATTTACTACATGATTATATGGTAGCTCATGTGGGGTTTTAACAAATAGGTATAACCAATTAACATAGTCTTGTAAGGTACACTTATTATAATCAAAATTATATTTGAATACATTTCTATCAACATCTGACATTATTTGAGGATCTCCAAAATTAGTAGCACCATAATTACAATTATGTGTCTCCTTATGTGTGTGATTGTAGTAACAGGTTGGATCTGTTCTTCCCATTTCAATAGGTTTTAAATCAGCTTCATGTAATTCATTTAAGTAGGTGTGATCAGAGAAAGATTCAATAATTGGTTCCCTATGTTCGTTATTTACATTTAGTACTAAATCTTGTTTAGGGATATTAATAGATATGTTTGCTAATCGTTTATCAACAACATTTACAATATTTAATCCTATAATATATCCAACTGCTATAACTACTATAAGTAAAATAATCAATTGTATGATTTTCATATATATTTTAAGTATATAAATTATATTTAAATTACACACAACCATATCCACTAATTAAAATTGAATTTATTTGGTAATAGTAACTGTATTTATTATATAAACATTATGTGTGAGGAATCACGAAGTGATATGAAAAAATGGCTACAAGTCCGTAAACAAAAAAACACTCGTAACCAAAAAAACAGTCGTAATAGTCAGCTTCCTGCCAAATCATGGCAACGAAATGTTGAAAGGTCTAAGACTATAGAACCTGTTAATATAAAACATCAGATCTGTAATAAATTATGTGATCGATATACGATTCATGATACTATGGATACTACTATGCTTCTTTCTAAAAAGCTACACAAAGACAATCTTGTAAGACGTTTGTTAGATATTATTTCAAGAAACCCAACTAAGAAGGTTGAAGTTTTGGCATATGCTATTAAATATGTACTTGCGTTCAATACAAATATCCCCTATAATAAACAGGTATTAACTAAAACACGTGATATTTTTATATCTACAATTGCAAGTCTTTCTGGTTCAGATTATCCAGAGATTCTTCAATTTAAAATTGGAGTTGGGAAGTTTTCAGCAGCATTTACGGCTGCTTATTATCTTTCTATTAATTCACTACTATCATTTGTTCAAGCTCTGAAAGGGATTATTGATTACAGTAGTCCAACTACTGTAAATGGTCGGGGAGAAACACTTCAGGTGGCAGCATATGAAGGTATGAAAGCATATAAAATTGGTAAAATTAATCTAATGCTAATTGAATTGAACAAATCAATTACTAATAAAGAATTAACACGGAGGATTTCACCATCTAATTTTGATGTGTTTGAAAAAGATCTAATGGACACTATTGTTAATATTCCATTTAAATTAAAAGCTCAATGGGCTACTCAACAACCTCGAAAAAGTTGTTTGTCTTTTGCAGATCGTTCAAAATATAGATCGATTGCAAAAAAGATACAACCACTTATTAGGGGTTGGTTAATTCGGACAAAATAACTATTTTGATGAGTTTTATAAAAGAAATAAAAAGTAATATAATATATATATGTCTAATAATTTAGATTTTAGGAAAATAATGTATATATCGCCAGAAAATGATAAGAATAATGTAGATTATTATAAATTTAATCAATGTCATAGTTGCAAATTAACATTTAATTATAAAGATATTGATACATTAAAAATTACAAAAGGCGATGATGACTATATTAAAATTCTATTAGATGATAAAAAAGAAAGTACTGTTAGTTTTAATGGATTACCTACCACAAATGATTCAGTAAATTTTACATTACAAGATATTATTATAACATCTCCAAGTCTTCATACATTTGATTTAGATAATCCAGCACAGGGTGAAGTAGTATGTATACATTATAATAAAGAGAAAGATATGTATTTGAATATTTATGTAGTTTTATTTCAACATTCAACCAGTACAAATGATCCAGTTACAACAGAAATATATAGATGTTTACAACAAGCTATCATAAATTATAATACACCCAAACAAGAAAAAAAAGTAACATGTGATGGATTTAATCCACAAGATTTATTAAATTATGAAGCTATTGGTAAAGATTATATCTATTATTTATCCAACAAAGATAAAACATTAAATGTTATTGTTTCTGAACCAGTCTATATCAATCAAATCTTTACATCTGCCCTTCAAATATCAAATAAGAACTATAAACTTAGAGGCACTGAAAAAGTAACAAAGTTTGATAAAACCACCAAGTTTTTCTATTACACCGTTCCTGAAAATGAACGAAAACAGATATGTTTTGGAGCTGGTCCTAAAACAAAGGATGAAATAAAAGAATATTGTGAAAAGAATTATTCTAATGACAATAAAAAAGAAACACCTACATTATTGAAAAGTATTACAAACAATAAAACAGATGAAAAGAAGACAGATGATAAAGAATCTTCTATTTCTCACATTACTCGTATTATTTCTTATGTATTATTAATAGTAGGTATGTTTTCTATTGCAAGAGTAACAATAAAATTAGTTAAATTATTAATAAAGTACATATTAGTAAATAGAACTCATTTAGATCAAACCAATTAGCCAATAATAATAAACCTTTAATATTTACACATTAGTCTATACATAAATATAATGATAGATATCTTACATTATATTTTATTTTGCTGTGTATTTTTAACTATGTTTGTGTGTTGTAGAGTATTAGTTGAATGTGGTAAATTAGGTTGTTACATTTGTGGTAATTCGTGTTGTAATAAAAAGAAGAATATTCCAATGGAAACATCACTTATACCTTAATTACTATTATTATATAATGCCGAACTATATTACTAAACGTGGATATTTTATTACAATTAGTGAATATTCTGAGGAAACAATTGATTCAGTTATAAAAGAATTAACAGTTAAACCTAATATAAATGAGGACTTTGGTGGAAAAGCCAAACCGTTTAAAGTGTATCGTAAAGGTGAAAAACAAATGATTTTACCTAAATTTTATGGTATTAAAAAGTTTGGAGAAGCCGAAAATCGAGTTCCAGATGGAGATGATATTGATGTTGATTTTGATGGAGAATTACGAGACAATCAGTTGGAACCACTTAATAAAACATTAGAGGTTTTAAAAACAACTGGTGGTGGATTATTATCATTACATTGTGGTGCGGGTAAAACAGTATTATCACTTTATATTATTGCTCAACTAAAGAAAAAAACATTAGTTGTTGTAAATCAAGAGTTTTTAATGGATCAATGGATTGAAAGAATTAAACAATTCTTACCACATTTAAAAGTTGGAAAGATTCAAAGAGATAAAGTTCAAGTGGAAGATTATGATATTTCACTTGCTATGTTAAAAAGTTTAGCTACAAGAAAATATGAAAAAGATACATTTGATAGTTTTGGTTTAGTAATTGTAGATGAGTGTCATAATATTGCAACAAAAGAATATTCAAAAGCACTTCAAAAAATTAATTCAAAATACATGTTAGGACTATCAGCAACTCCAACACGAACAGACGGATTAACAAAAGTCATTAAATGGTATATTGGTGATATTTTTTATAAATCAGTCGTTAGTGACAAATTTGATGTTCAAGTAGAACAATATATTATTAAATCAGCAGATAAAGATTATAAAAGAATTGATTTAAATTGGAAAAAGAAACCATTAATTGCTAGAATGATTAATAATGTTGCGGAATATTCGGAACGAATTGATTTTATTGCTGATAAAATCAAAGAGATTACAAAAGATAAAAGTAGACAAATTTTATTACTAAGCGAACGAATATCACTCTTAAAAGAACTTGAATTAAGAATTAAAGATACGTGTGATTATGGATTTTTCATTGGTGGTATGAAATCATGGGAACGAGAATTGTCAATGGAAAAACAAGTTATTTTAGCTACTTTTCATATTGCTCGTGAGGCACTTGATATCAAATCATTAAATACTTTAATTCTAGCAACACCAAAATCGAATATTGTTCAAGCAGTTGGTCGTATTTTACGTAAAAAACAAGGAAAACATTTAATTGTTGATATTGTTGATGATTTTTCAACCTTTAAAAATCAGCGTTTTAAAAGATTAAATTATTATAAAAAAAAAGATTACAAAGTGTCAACATTTGAAGTAGATCTAGAACTCAAAAATTGTATTAATCTGAGTGACCCAGCCTCATCATCTGATGATGAGAATAGTGAATCAGAAAATGAATCTATCTTTTAATAAACATATTTAATATTCTACTACATATAGATTCTGATTCTGATTCTGATTCTGATTCTGATTCTGGTTCTGGTTCTGGTTCTGGTTCTTTTTTATATTTAATATCTTCATCAATTACTGTCCATATTTCCCAATGAGAGTTCCAATCTGTATATTTATATATAGAATATCCGTTGTCTCCCCAGTTTTTACCCCAACTATTTCTAATAATAAATCCTTCTTTATTGTATCCAACAACAGTAGTTGCATGACCACCTTTCATTGTATTATTATTATTTATCCAGAATTGGCTACTATAATTATAAACTGGGAATGCAATTAAACATGGACCATTCTCATATAAACTTTTTTTTAAATCAATCAATGAATTAATACGAGCATATGATTTTATAACATTCAATTTTGCCTCTTGATATATTTCAGATGATATCTTAGATTTATCTTCAATCTTTCCATATGGATATATTTCTTCACTACATATACCAATATTTTTAAGTAATTTCATAACATCTCGGCTATACATTCCTTCATCATTATTAGTATCATTGTCGTAATTATTAAATCGATTATTATAAAAAAATTGTGGTGAAAAATATTGAATAAATTTATTATTTTTATATTCTTGCCATTCTTTTACGCATGCAGCAGTTTGAGCAAAACAGGTTCCTTGGGATCCTTGATTGCGTATTGGTTGTAATTCATTTCTATAATCTAGAATCTCCGGAATTTTATTTACATTACCAATATAAATATAATCTCTTGTATCTGCTACTGAGTTTTTAAGATTACATATATAAGTTGTCATTTATATATTATAAATATATTTAATATTACCGAGTATTAATTGTATACAATGGTAAAGGTAGATTCTTAATAACATTAAAGTCCTCTTTATCACGGATTAATCCAGCATATCCGATATCATTATCGTATCGGACATAATAAGTTTTAATCTGTTTATTAGAAGGGTATGTCTGTACCTTAATGCCATTTTTAATCAGGAATTCTACCATGTTACCTTCAAATATCAGTCTATAAATCTCTTTTTTTGTAAGAGGATTCATTTTAAATCATATAATATTTAATAATATAATATTATTAAATAATTTTCATTTTTAAAATATTATTTATAGGTAAGTAAACATAAATAATATATATATATGGCATTTAATTTAAATAATTTTAGTGTATTAGGTGGTAATAGTGTACAACCAAATGACCGAACTCAACCATTAACTGCTGGATTGCCCAGAATACCAACCATTAGAAAGTCTAAAATTGAAAAAGGACTTGATTGGGTATGTAATCCTAAAACGCTAAGTGGTGTAACAGCATTTTCATCAGTATTTGCCTGTTTAATGATTTTTGCATTATCAATATCATGTACTATTATCTACTCAGATGTCTCGAAATTGATGATAGATGGTAAAGAAACGCTTAGTGATCTAAGCATTGTTTTACCAGAGGTCTCTAAGACAATGGCAATGCTTCAAAACCTCTGTAATACGCCCAGTTTCAAACAGTATTGTTTCCCGGAAGAATAAAAATGATATAATTTAAGGTATGTAGTAGATATTATTATCATCTACTATGACCCACCTTTCAGCTACAATCATTCAATCTAGTTAGCAGCGAAAGTGTGCCAAAGATGGTAAAAACACCCACACTTTACCAAGAATATACAATATTATTATTGATAAAATTGAAAAAGTTAAAATTGATTAAAATTGAAATATAAATGAATATTCATATTTTAATGCTTATTATAAAATAAATGAGTTCACTTGTACCTTTACAAGGTTCAAAAAGAAGATCTAAACCTTTAACAGAAGTATGTAATAGATGTTATATATTATTTGATACACTTGATAATATATATGAATCAGAAAAAATAAAATTAAATTCTGAATTAATCAATTCTGTTAATTTTAATTTCACTAGAATTTGTTATCAGGATATATTACCACATATAATTGAGAGGTGTATTGTTCTAGACCAAGTTAATAGCGATGAGGATGATATCGATTATTCAGATGATTATTATTATTTTAAAAAAAAATTATTAATAAATAAAAGATTAGAAGAAATTATCGATATATATAAAGAGTATCAAATGTTAAAATTAACTATTGAGAATCATACCGGTGGTTATCCAGGTGGAACTATTTTTACATATCAAAAAAGAATTAAACTATTTCGAGCTGCTAATAAATTAATTTATCATGCCAATAAAGCAGTTCAAGCTGCCCAATTAGCTGTAAAAGAAGCTGAGGAGATTGTTGCAATTGCTCTTTTAGACCAACAGTTTGGAAAAAACACACTAACATATAGTAAACATCATGATATGAGTACTGCTAGACAAAGCTCATTAAGTGACCCATTTGCAAAAATACCGTCTCCGGATTTCAAAGAAGATATTGATTTTGAAAACCTGCTTAAACAGGCTGATATTATGTCAGAGATTTAAAAACGATTAATTAAAATATAATTAATCATTTTGACTTATAAACTCAACAATGATTGCTGACGGAGATTTCTCAAATTATTCTTCCCCCTCAACTGAGGATGGTGTTTTATGTTGCACTGTCTGTTGGTCTTCTATGTATTATCTAGAAATGAAATCTATTGGATCACGTGGTGAAGTTTTTACTGGTGGTGTTGTCTGTAAGAATCAGAGACATTGTCATTGGCTATGTAGCGACGACGAAGATAATACTCTTGTAACAGTTGAATATTGTTCACGAGATTGTGCTAAGAAGCTTGGAGTAGAAAAAGAATATGACTATTATCAGCCAGTCCAGGATCCTCGTGTTCCCGACATTGATGGTTGTGGTGGTGGTATGCGATTTCGTAACACACTATCTAAATTTTGTGGACCAACCTGTAAAGGAGACTGTGTTCGAAAAGAATATGATGCTCGTATTACAATTGATTCAGATGATTATTAATTATCTTATTATAAATATATATGAATTGGTATAATTCATTAAAGAAATCAAGTTTAACACCACCATCATATGTTTTTAAGATTGTATGGCCTATTTTATACACTATTTTAACTATTGCTTTTATAATTATATGGTTGAATAAGAGATGTTTTCCATTTTGTTATCCATTAGTGTTTTTTGCAATTCAGATGGTATTTAATCTTATTTGGACAACACTTTTTTTTGTATATAATAAACCAGTATGGGCTTTAATAGATGTATATTTAATGATTATTTTTACAATTGTATCAATGATCATGTTTTACAAAGTCAATAAAGTAGCTACTTATATTATGATTCCTTATTTACTGTGGATTTGTTTTGCTTCTTATTTAAATTTGTATATTGTGTTAAACCAGAATTATTAAGATCTCTATTTAATAAAATAATTACCACATATTTTTTAAATTTGTAAATATGGAACTTATTTGTATATTTTGAATATTTAAACAAATAACTAAAATCATAATTGAATGGAACCTTTAATACAATAAGTTTTGATTTATCTTTTAATTGATTAATAAGTGATTCAATAAAATGATCTCCTAATTTCAATTTAAGTAATTTTTTCTTTTTATAACTTGGGCCTCCCCACGGCGGATCCATAAAAACAACATCTTGTTTTAATGTCAACATTATTTTAGTGTAGTCTTCATTAATTGTATCAACATTTGTGATACCATATACTTTTAAATTATTAATTAATATATCATATTCAGTTTTATCTATTTCAATTGAATGTACCTTTTTAAATGTTTTTGCAAAAGCTATTGTATTACCACCATTATTTGCGGTTGCATCAGTTATAGTAATATTTTTAGTTTTAAAATAAGAAGCAATAATATTTGCAGTAGTTAGAGCGTCCTTTGGGTGTGATACAGAATAACGTCCAACATTTGATAATTGTAATTTATTTAATTTAATAGTATTATTGGGAAAAAAATCTTTTATATCTTTGTTATTTCTATTAACAATTATTTTATTTTTAATAGTTTTAATTTTATTATTTATTTTTTTACTCATATAATTATTTAATTACATAATTCTTTCATTGCATTATCTAATTTATCTTGATTTATACCAAAAAATTGTAATCTAGATAATGAAATAATTATTTCATATAAATATTCTTCTGGAAAAGAAATATTTTTACATAAGTATTTTAAAGTAATTAAAAGATATGTTGAATCCATATAATTTAATATTTCACCTCGTAAATAAAAAGAATTAATGAAATAAAGAATTGTTTCTTTTCGTTTTGTTATATTTTTAGATTCAATTAATTCATTATGATCTAAATATATTTGATATGCTGTTCTACAAGTTTCTTCCATTGATATAAATTATTATATTAATGAATATTTAAAATGTATTTATAATTTCTTAACAGTTTTTTTAACTTTTTTTGCTGTTTTTTTAACCGTTTTTTTTGCTGATTTAGAAACACGTTTAACCGTTTTCTCTGCTTTCTTAACTGCTTTCTTAACTGTTTTCTTATTTGTTGCCACAACAACTAATCCAACACTTGCTAAGAATGCTGATAAACCCTGTGGGGTTAATATAGCAGATAATTCACTAACAATAGCAGCTAAACTGCCACCACCACGCTGTTTACCAAGTTTTCTTTTAAATAAATTATTTAATAAAACTAAAATAGCAGCAACAGAGAAAGATGATGCACCCACTGGCATTGCAAGTCTATGAACTTGTGACAATACACCGGTTATTGCACCACCACCAGTCTTAACACCCGACAACCCACTATTCAAGGCTGATAAAAATGATGAGATTGTAGCGTTGGAAGAGGACGCTTTTCCTAATAATTTAGAAAGCTGTACTATACTACCACCTCGCATTTTCTTGGATCTCTTCTTGTGAAGTTTCATGAAGTAGTTAATTAAAAGTAAACTTACTAATACAAGTAATTGGTTTTTACCTAATGGAGCTAATGCTCTTCCTAAGGAATCCATCATACCACCTCCTTTCTGTTTTTTACCTAGCTCATTTAGAGCTAATAAAACAATTGTTGTAATTAGTTGGGTTTTACCAACTGGTGCTAATATCTTACAAATAGATGAAATAAGTGGTAATATCGCAACCGCAGCACCACCATTCTGAACGACTTGATTTACAGTCGGAGAGCATTGGTCTGGATACCCAACATGTTCTAATACTTTTGCTTCACCAGCATCAGATAAAGGTTTGGCATCGCTGTAACCACCTCCATTCATAATTTTATTATGTCTAGTAATTAAACCGTCTAATATTTTAAGATCTTTGTTAAATTCAGCAGTAGTATATTTAACCATATATATATATAATTTATATTATTATTTTAGTTCTGTTAAATTATCTGTTGTCAAACTCACAGGAGCATATTTATTAAAGCTTTTGTAATATTTACATTCAAATCTCTTAATTTTATCTGATTTTGAAAATAAATCTTTTAGTTTTTTACTAGTTTCTAAATTTGGAATTGCCGCAATAGAATGTTCTACTATTTTATTATTTTTCATACAAAATAATTTATAAACATCCGGTAAATCTGTTTTTTCAACATCAAAAATATATTTTTTAATTTTTGTTCGATTTTCTTGAAAAATATATAAATAATTATCATTGTTATTTATATTTTTAAATAAAATACCTGATGTTTTGAAATTTAAAATAGTATTCTTATTCTTAATAAAGTCCATAAAATAATTAAATGTATAGGGTTCTACTAAAATAATTTTAAATGTATCAAAATCATAATTATTTTTAAATATCTGATTTAATACATCTAATCTTATCTCTAATGATTTAAATCGATAATTTACATTATTATAGATAAATATATCATTTACTTGATAAATCCATTTATGTTCATGTTTAAATAATTCACCGTCTAATAAAGTATTATTATATAGGTCATCATTTAATTCTAGGTCAATAGCAATTAAATCTTTTTTTTTTTTATTAATCATTATTGTATATTTTTTATCTTCTATTATTGTTAAAAATAACATAAACTTTTTACCGAATGAAACAGGAGTGAAATTATAATCTGTAATATTATCAATAACTATGTTTTTATTATCATCATTTAAATATTTATAATTTTTGAAATTACTATAAATATTTGTTATATTCTTGATCCTAGAATGAATAGTATTTTTAATATTCATATCTTTAATTAAAATTGCATTTTTTTTTGCAAAACGAATAGATTTCATTAATATATCTAAGTATTAATTCATATTTAAATAATAAAAACTATATAATTATATTATATGAATGTATTACCTTATCCAATCTTACTAAGCTATTTAGATATATATAAAGATAAATTATCTGATTTAGAATTATTTATAAAAGATTATAATTCAATAATTAAACTTGACAAAGAAAAACCTCGATTTAGTCTAACCAAACGATATAGCAAATTTCCTAAATATCAGAAGTTCCAAAGATCCTCTAAATATGTTAAACTTAAACGAGGTGACAATGTATGGACTCCAAAAATCAAAATGGAAATTAGTAATAAAATTAAAACTATTTTAAATAAATTAACTGAACATAATTATAAAAAATTATGTAATAAATTACTAATTGAGATTAAATCATTAGATAATCTCTCTGTATTTGATATATTAAATAAAGAAATTATGGAAAAATGTACATTTGATAAGGAGTTCCATTATATTTATATTCATTTATGTGATATCTTATGGGACTCTACTGATATATATAATAATTATATTTCAATTAATAATAAAACAGATAAATATTATTGGAATATAAATAGTGAAACAACTGTATATGGACCATTTAATACTAAAGAAGACTTAACAAAAGATGTAAATGATAAGTTATCATATAAAAGTAAATTTATAAATTATTTTATTTCTGAATTCAAAAAGAAGAATATAATTTATAAAGAAATTCAAGAGGGTAAGATAGTAGGCGACGCTATCTATAAAGAAAAAATTAAAATACAATCAATTCTTCAATTTATGTTCAAGTTACATAATTGTGACAAAATTAATTCTACTTATTTAAATCAAATTTTTAATTTTATTTTTAGTGAAAATATAGTAACTCATGATATCATATATTTATATAACTCACTACCTATTCTAAATAATTATGATAATATTAATTATTACATTATGTTATTTAAAAAAAAAATAAATCAGATGGAACTTGAGAAGAGAATCAAATTCTTTGCAGATCAGATATGTAATTTATCAACTAATACTGATAAAGAAGAAGAGTTAGAGTATGATGATTATATTAATATATATATTAAAAAGAATATTTCATTGGAGGGATTGTTAGAAAGATTAAATAATTCATATGAAATTATTCTATCGGAAATGTTTTATAATTATCAAAAATATCAAATATATATTGATATTATCAAGGACTCTTATAATAAAGAATTATTAAATATAGATGGTATAAAAGAATCACTATATACAATTATTCAAGAATACGATGATTTGAAATTAGACATTCCTAAAATAAATATATATTTTGTAAATCTTTTAAATGAATTATCTAAAATATCTGATACTATTATTTGTGATAATACATTGATAACTAATATTAATAATTTTATTGAAGAAACATCAAAGAATGAATTATATAATATGATAATAAGTGATTGTAATGCTGTACCTGATGAGGTGTATGAGATGATTTCAAAAGAAAGCGTATAATGTATTTATTTTATATATAATATATTTAGAATCATATTGTAGATCAGATAATATTTTCATAATATATTGAAATTGTTTACTAAAGTTTTCTTTTAATCTATTTAAAATAAATAAAGTTGTATTATTATTAATAATCTCAAATTCTAAAAATAAACTAGATATTAAAATAAAAATACTATAAAGTGGTACAGATCTAATTGGTGACTGTTCCAATGGCCAAATATAATAATTTTTATAAGAATAAAAAATATCATCTTTATTAAATTTTTTAATTAATCCAAAATCAATAACTTTAATATTATTATTAATGTCTAACATTATATTATTTAATTTAAAATCAAGATTGACAAATTCTAATTCTGTTTCTAAATAATCTTCTACAACCAACAATTGATAAATTAATCGTATTAATTTTAATTCCAGTGTTGTTCCTTTTACATATTTAATATTAAATTTACTATATTTATTTAATATTATAAATGGTTGAGTATTATTAATATTACCATACCCTAATGGTAAACCAATCATATTTGATATATATGATTCATTTAAATCTCTCATATATAAATGATAGAAATCATACTCAAACTGATGTCCTTCTTTTAATATTTTAATAACAGCATCCTCAGATATTTCATATATTATACCAGAAGACCCTTCACCAAGTCGATCACCAAGTATTATATCATTTGCTTTGAGAGGGACTCTGTTATATTTTATATTGAAATCCATATAAAATATAAATTAGAAAATTAAACCATATCTAATGTTTTCAGTTCTAAATTATATATATTTTCATCCATTAGTTTATGTCGTTTACATAGTATCATTAATTTCATTAAAAATGAACCACAAATTAATTGCCATTTTTTAAATAAACCAAATATACCACCTATTACACCAATTAATTCAAAATAATTTAGAGATGTATAATTATATTTAAAAATAATATAATCCATAAATAATGCCATTAATAATGAGGTACAAATACTATTAAAAATAAAAAAAAATGTTTGATATATTTGTATTTCTTTTCCCCCATTTTTATCAACTAGATCTTCATAATACACTGGCCGTTTGAATAAAGATAACGCAATTTGTGGACATAAATATATTAATAACATTCCTATAAAAAATCCAATTGGTGTAATAATATAGAAGTTTGTAATTAAATCATTATATATTACTACATAACCAATTGCAATTATGCTCGGTGGTATAATTGTAATTTTTATACATTGATAATTTGAATTATTATCCACCATATATAATTAATAAGGAATATATTGTGGAAAATCATCATCATATAATGAAACTGAATATACACCCATTTTTCCTTTTAGTGTAATATTGTCATTTTCACCAACTTCAAAATTATTTTGTTTTCTAATAACTGGAATTTTTACTCCATTGTCTAATATGGTATAATAATCCCATTTAGTATCATTGGGAAACTTTTTTCTACCAAATAATGGATATATTTCATTATGATTACTAAGTATTCTTGAAATTGAACCTACTTGTTGGGGAACTCCTCTGGGACCTCTCGTTCTAATATTAACTGGAACAATAGATGATTCTGAAATATTGAGTGATGGTAAAGAATTACGTATTGGTATTTGTGTACCTCCTAGACATGGAATACCTCTTCCACCACAACCAATTACATTAGATGGTAACATCATATTAGGATAGATTCCTTCATTAAAGTATGGTACAGTTTTGTAAGGGAACCTTACTGGATTAAATATTCTATCAAGTGAATTAGTTTCCTGTGGGTCAGCAATTGGTTGTTCCTCTTGTTGGTTAATTATAATAGTTGGTTGTTCAATTTTATTGTTGTTATTTGTTAATAGTAATATTACTATTAAAATTATTAATATAGATAATAATATTTTCATTATATATATTATTGTTATAATTTTTTATGAGAATTGCTTGTAAGTACTTAATATAGATTTAGCTTCTTTTAATGTAGGCCCTAATGTATTCATTGTTTCTTTTAAGTTCTTAACTGTTTCAATTAACTGATATGTTTCTCGCTGTGCTTGGTATGGTTTAAGTTCTGCAAGATTCTTAGTTTCTGTTTTATCATCATCATCATCGTCACTAATATCGTCTGTTTTAATTTTATCTAAATCATCTATCATCTTTTCAATAGTAATTTTATCTTTTTTATCTTTTTTATCTTCATTATCAGTTTCTTCTGGTTCATCATCTTTATCTTCAAATAATTCAAATTGATTTCTATTAAATATTTTTTCAAGTATATTTAAACCTACTAAAATACCCAAACTAATTAATAATAGATGAATAGATTTTTTCTTTAATTTAAGTTTCATTAATAATACAATAATTAAAATAAATCCTAAAATATTTTTTAATAGAGGATTATTTCTAATATTTTTAATTGTTGAAAGTAATAATAATGATAATATTAAAATATAAGTATTTGTCATAATATATTAGTTATATTATATAAATTTTTTGATAAAAAAGAACACAATTGATGCAATAATTGCTCTAATAACTAGACCGATATATGGTACATTTATTCTTTCCATCCAACTATCAACAACCAAGGCTATTGGTTCATAGTTAAATGTAATAAAAATTATTAAAAAAATTACAGTATCTTTAACTGTATAATATATTTTTGAAAGGAGTGATTCTTGTGGCGGCAATATTTCTTCAATCTCTTCTCTACGCTGATGCTGAATCTCAGATATAATTGGATCATTATTCAAAATTGGCTGAGGTTGTACAATTTGTTCAGTATAATCTTCTTTAATATTTCTAATAAGTTTATCTTCGTCTTCCTCAGATTGTCTAAGTGTGTCAATTGATGTACCCATTTCTGACATATTATATTAATCTTGTGATTTTAATTTTATTTTTTTTTAACGCATTTTATAGAATCATTTAATGGACATATACATATTTCTGTTGTAAATTGATAATATTTATTATTTATTTTATAGACTTTTTCTTTAATTCTATTTGAATTGGGTCCATGAATATCGTATGTCTTAAATAAAAAAAGTCCTATTATAAATGCTACAATGAAAGATAACAAATATATTAACATATATTATTTATAATATAAATTTCCAGTTATTGAAACAACTGCCATATTATTTAATGATTTAGATGTTATTCTTTGAATGTTCTTATAGCGGTGCATAATATCAAATAAGTATCCTAAATTTCTTTTTGTTGAATATAATACAATTTCTTTTGGAATATATGAAGATTTATAAATATATTTTAAATACCGTTTAGATAATGTCTGAGATTTAATATGACTTTTTGTATCTAAATAATCAATTACTAGCGTAAATAAATCCTCATAAAGAGTTTTAGATATTTTTAGTTTCTTAGATTGGTGTAATATAATTTCATCCATTTTAATAATTATATTAGTTTAAATTGTTATTCAAATCAATTTTACTATAATTTAATTAAATAACTAGAACTTATTTAAACTATCTTCAGTAATATTATATATTATGAATATTGTAAGTAATGCAAAATTATTATGTAAAACTAATTTATCACAGCTATACCTAACTCCTAAAAATACAATAATAAAAGAGGTCTGTAAACAAATCAATTATAAAATGGAAAAATATAGTTTAGAAACACTTAATTATAAAAATATAACACCCAAATTATTATCTACCATAGAAGATGACTATTTCATATATTTCGAAATGGAATATCTGAAAGGTGGCGACCTACTTGAGTATATTTTAATGAGAGATTACAAGCCTTATTTTGAGGAGGATAATTCAGAATCAATAACACAAAAAAAAGATTTTACAACGAATAATAAATTCCTATTGAAATCTATGACAAACTTATTAATTAAAATGCGTGAAGAATCGATTATACATTTGGATGTTAAACCAGAAAATTTTATATTTACAAATACAAATAGAAATGATCTGAGAATAATAGATTTCGGCTCATCACAAACCTATAATTTTGATAGACAAGATACTATTAGAATATCTAGTGTAATTGGTACAAAATTCTATACCCCGCCAGAATATTATTGGAATGAATATATTGTATACAATAGTGATATATGGTCTATTGGAATTATTATGTTAATACTTGAAACTGGTACAAATATATTTCAAAAAAATAGAAACTTTGAGTTAAGTCATATAGAGAACCAAGAAACACTTGATGATATAATAGATGAATATGTTATAGAAAACATTGAATCAAATAATCTAATTAAAAATATGTTAAAATTAGATTATAGAGAAAGATATGATTATGATGATATTTTAACGCATTCTTATCTTAATTAATTTATTTCTTGGATTTCTTGGTAACTTTCTTACCGTGTCTGAATACACCGAATTGACCTTTTTTGGTTGTGTATCCTAATTTCTTGAGTCTGGCCATTGCTTTAATGCCAGCAGCATGCTTCTTTTTAGAGATAACCTTACCTCTTTTGTTCTTCATTAGTTTGTCTTTAGTGAGACCGCCAGAGGTGTGTTTTGCCTTACCTTTCCATACTTCTAATTTAGTACCAACAGCTTTAACTTTTTCTACCATTTTATATATTAAGCTTAGATATTAAAAGTGAAAATTTAAGAGATTTAAAATAGATATAATGTATAAAATATGTCTACTGAAATTGAAGACTTACTCCCTTCCTTACCTTTTAAACGTTTTGATAATGTTTTAAAATGGTATAATAATAATAAATCACGATTTATTATTAAAGGTAAAAAGGGCCCCTATGTTGATCTTCACAGTATGAAAAATGAGTTTACAAAAAAAGCTTATAGAAAGATTGTAGGTGTTACTACTTCGAAAAAAAAACTAATTAAAGTATTCAAACATTATATCTCTATCAAAAAAGACTTTGATAGAAATGTTATCTATCTGTTAAGGAAAAAAGATGAATCTGGTGTATTAGCATTTGCGGTATTCACTTCATCTAATCCAACGGATCCAACAACTGGCGTAACTCAGGCTTTTAGTTGCAAACACGATTGTTACTATTGCCCCAATGAACCTGGCCAACCTCGTTCCTATATACATGATGAACCTGGTGTTCTTCGTGCTAATCGAAATGATTTTGATCCAATTCGACAAATGAATGATCGTATTTCTTCATATGTCGAATGGGGACAAACTGGTCTCAAACTTGAAATCAAGATTCTAGGTGGTACTTTTACAGAGTATCCAGTGATGTATCTTGAAACATTTATTAGAAATATCGTATACGCAGCAAATACATTCTTTCATACAACTAAGAGGTCCGCTTTTACAATTGAAGAAGAAATTATCTTAAATGCTACTGCGGATATTCGTATTGTGGGACTTTCATGTGAAACTCGACCAGATACTCTTATTGCAGAAGATGGTGATGATTGGATTCGTCGTTTTCGTAAATGGGGTATTACTCGTATTCAGATGGGCGTTCAACACATATCTAATAAGATTCTCAAAAAAATTAATCGAGGACATACCGTTCAAGCATCTATTAAAGCTCTACAAAAGCTTAAAAATGCTGGATTTAAGGTAGATATTCATCTAATGCCTGATCTACCAAATGCAAACTCTAAGATTGATATAAAGATGTTAGAAACTGTATATAATACAGAATATCTACAATCAGACGGTCTTAAGATTTATCCGACTGCTGTTACTCCTTGGACAACTATCAAGAAATGGCACGATTCAGGTAAATATAAACCTTATGCTCAATCTGATCCAGTTGGATTTTTGAAAATGATGACCTATTCAATGCTTGGTGCAAAACCTTGGATGAGATTAGATCGTGTTATTCGAGATATCCCCGGTCCACATATTCAGGGTGGTAATCAAGTTACTAATCTACGACAAATTCTAAATCAACGGATTATCAAATCTGGTCAACAGATTATGGAAATTCGTTATCGTGAATGCGGACGAAGACATAATAACATGTACAAAATTGAAGATGGTGAATATCTTATTCGTAAGTATAAAGCCTCTGGCGGAATTGAATATTTTATTTCACTTGAATCAAAAGATAAAAAATGTATCTTTGGATTCCTTCGTTTACGAATAAGTAAGAATGATGTATTTGATGTATTACACCGTATGGGTAAGGTTCGTGAACTTCATGTTTATGGAAATGTTACCAAAGTTGGTGTTCACAACAACAATGTTCAACATTCAGGTGTTGGTAAAACTCTTCTAAAAATGGCTGAAGATATTTCATATTCAAATAATTGTGTTGGAGTTGCTGTTATTTCTGGAATGGGTGTTACTAAATACTATCAAAAACAAGGATATTTTATGAATAATACTTTTATGATTAAAAGATTTATTTTTACAAAACAAAGAGTAATTATTGCATTTCTAATTATTGCTATTCTAATTCTGTCAATTCTGTCAATTCTGAATCAAAATATTCAGGTGTAAATAAAATAATATTTGAATAATCTTCATTATCTTTATTTTTTATAAAACAATTATGTATTATTTTTTTCAGATACTGAATCAGATTCATTATAGTTATCTTCATTAGATTTATTTTTAAATATTTTCTCGAAGAACTCTATAATTGTATCAATTGGATAAAGAACTGAATGCGAATAAACCAAAAAAAAATAATTACTATTTCTATTCATATACTAAATAATTTATATTATTTATTTTAATAATAACAAATTTTGAATCCATGTAAAATTAATTTTTAAATATCACAATTATAAAAACTTTTAATTTATTGTATAAAACCATTCTTATTGTATTTACCTAATTTGATTAATGAACCAGTTTTGACTGATTTTTCATCATAAACTGTCTTTGTTATTTTATCTACTCTTACCTTCTTAACTCCTTTTAGTGAGGGTTTAATTGGATCAGACTTCTTGTTATCTGCTATACTATAAATTGTTTTTGTCTTCTTATCTGTTACAATAACTTGCTTATTTTTGGTTAAGAAAGCTTTTTGTAATTTTCTATTAATTGATCGAGTTGTTGTAACAGTAGAACTATACACTTGATCTTTTGCTATTTCTGGTAAATATGAGAATCCTTCTTCATCATCACCAAAATTAAAACAGGTACCTTTGAATTTATTAATACCCTTATTTAATGTACAATCAACTGCTACTTCTTTGAACAAGGTTTCAATATCATCTGTAATACCTTTTTTTTTCAATGCTACTTCATAAATGTATTGATCAGTTGACATTCTATCTTTTTCTTTCTTTTTTGGTATATTTGATTTAATTGTTTCACTAATAACTGAAAAATATCTAAAAACAGTAACATTTCTGTCTTTTGGTGGTAAATCTTTGTGTGAATTATTTCTAACACCTCTTCCAATTACTTGTTTTACTCGTACTTCATTCCAATAAGGCTCCATAATGTGAATCTGTCTGATATTTTTGAGATCAAGTCCCTCTGAACCAGCAGATGAAATTAGAATGATTTTAATAGTATCACCATTTTTATTTTTAGGATCATTTAATACTTTCAACATATCTTGTCGATCTGTATATTTTTCTTCACCAGAATAAATCATAAAACTATTTTTATTTGTTCCAGTTTTACTATATTTTTTATAACCATTCGCTTCTAATACTAAACTAAAAATACCAATTCCCTCCAATTTTCTGAATTGTGAATAAACTAATACAATTCCTTTCGATTTTTGAATATGTTCTAATATTTTTTTCATTTTAGGAGAATAAATTGATAACTTCTCTTTTGTTAAGTATTGCATTTTATCTTTTGTTAATTCAGCAAGTGCTTTGTCTTGTCGATCTTTGTATGTTTTTGAAATAGCTTCTACATTTTCTTCAATATTATTTTCACTGTTAATATCATTATTATTCTTGGCATTCTTTTTTTTAATCATTGATAACATATCACCCTTCTTAAATGGCCTTGGTATCTCTTCTGGGAAAACAAAATTACTGAATAATCTTGAATAGATTCTCATAAGTGTTGTAGGTTTTTGCTTACTTGATTTTCCTTTACTAACAGACATTCTTTCTTTAATTTTTTCAATGCCTCTCATTATTTCATATAATTGATATTGATAACTACTCATAACTGTATCTACATATTCAATTTTAGTTGAAGGATAATTATCACCAGTTGCTGCAAAATAGGAGATTAAACCTAAAGATCGTCTAATAAATAGATTTTTATTTTTTAATCTAAAAACATCTTTTGCCGTATCATCTAAGAAATAATTTTCAAAATCATCTTCGGTTTCTGGAAATGCTGTGTAATTTTTTTCAGTAAAAAACTCTATTTTAATACCTAATTGTTCAGAAAGACGTTCAATTTTGTTTAAAACAGCATCAAAATTAATATTAATCTTATCTTCTGTTAATCGAATCTGAACACTCATATTACCAACACTCACTTCAACAAAATCAATTTCTGGCAGTGACTGCATTTCAATTTGGTAATATTTAAGATCTAATGAATCTTCAATTGAAACTATTTTAAATATTTGAGTTTCAATTACTCCTCTTAAAACATTTAATAAAATACCAGCTTCAAACGGATCATTGATGATAGGTGTACCAGTTAAAAATACAATTTTACAATTCTTAGAATTCAATAGTAATTCATATATTTTCCTACCTTGTTTTGAATTACCTTTAATTCCACTAACCATAATAGACACTAAATTATGAACCTCATCAACAACAATAACATGATTATCTAAATTACCAAGATCTTCAATCTGCTTTAATGTATTAGATGCATTTGTTGAAACAAATTGATAATAGTCATTAATCAATGATGGTAATGCTTTGAATCGTTTATCGCCACAAAACATTAAACCTTTTTGAATATAATTGTCTTTAATAGATGCTGGAAGCATAACAACAATTCTCTTATAATTTTTAAGGTTTTCAGCAATAGTAATAGAAGTACACGTTTTGCCACTACCTAATCCATGATATAATAATAATCCACGATAGGGTGATTCATTTTGTAAGAAGTCTCTAACCATCTTTTGATGTAAAAAAGGTTTGAAATCAGTACCAACAACCTTTTCCTCAGAGGTTAATAGATATTGTTTAAAAGTTTCACTAACCCATTTAGGGAACCTTTTCCTATTTGTTCTTATCCAATCACCTTTATTTACTTTGACTGAATTATTCTTAACCTTCTTAACCTTAATTGTCACTTTATTATTTGACATATATATATTATTAATAATAAAAAATGACATATAATATCAAAGATATGAATGCTTGTTTTATTTACAATCTTGTTGAAAATAAAAAATGACATATAATATCAAAGATATGAATGCTTGTTTTATTTACAATCTTGTTGAAAATAAAAAATGACATATAATATCAAAGATATGAATGCTTGTTTTGTTGAAAATAAAAAATGACACGTAATATCTCTGAAGTATATATTAGTTATTACCTTGATTTCTGAACAGTTCTTCATTCACCACAATGTATAAGAGCCTAATCTATAAGAGATCCAATAATTACCTCAATGATTCGCCCAGAGGTAAGTCGACTTCCTACCTTGATGCCTTGAACAAAAATGACCTTACGGCAATCACCCAAAAGTTGTTTTAATAACAACATTTCATAACATCAAATGATTAATCTTACACAACTGTTCTCTATTTATAAATGTTGTTTTTAGCTCTTTCACCCCTGGATTTCGATATCCATGACATTTTAGGTTGTTTACATATGTTCCATATGTATTATGTAAATGAAATAGAACTGTTTCATTTTCTTTGGTGTAAGGAAGCATATGATAATAGAAAAATAGATGATTTACAGATGAATATTTGTATGATTCATCATCATCATAATTAATACAATCATCAAGATAGTACAAGTCAACTAATAGTGTATCATTATTATAAATCTTATAAAGTGTGGTACAATGGTTCATTTTGTCTTTTTCTTCTTTAATTTCACAATTTTTGAAAATATATTTGATTAATTTAATATACTTAGTTGTGTTATGGGTAAATAAAACAAGATGATTAATATCAGGTAAGTAGCAATTATTTTTATATTCTTTCATGTGATGATACAATGCAATTTCACCTGAAATTACACAATCTTCTTCAATGATTGGAAGTATTTTATTAATATTCTGGTGTAGCTTACCTATCTGATTTTTATGAAAACATCTAAATGGATATTTTTCATTAATTTTTTCTAGCCTTGGTATGATTTTAGTCCAATTGTCTAAATTAATTAATGTTGGTCTTGATAATTGAATATAAATATCAATTCTTTGATACTTAGGATGGACTACATTAATTTCATTTAAAAATAATTGTGGAACACTACATGATAAAGGTTCAACATCAATAAAAGGAATAGTAAAGAGTTTTAATCTAAAAATATGAGGCTTAAATATGATATTTTCAATAGTAAATTCAATAATATCATTTTTAACTAACTCTTTTCCTATTTCAATTAATGATTCTTTCGGATTCTTACTGTATAAATCATAATCTTTGTATAATAGTTCTTTCGAGTCATAAATTGGAACTGACTGATGTAAGGCTCTTCCTCCTTTCACAATAATATCATCATTATTTTTTAAAAATGTATCAATTAAATTATGAAATTGTAGTAATTTATCTTCTGGAATGGCTTTTTCAATAACATTTGTAATGGTTTGCTTATTTATGTAATCAATAATAGTACTCATTATATTAAAAGTAATGGTATGATTTTAAATATAATATCATTATATAGTTTAATAATTTCTCTATGATTATTAATACATAGAATAATCCTATTACTATAGTAAGTATATGGATCCAACCATTTCAACAATTTCATTATATACTCATTATAATAACTGTATTAAAGATAACTCCGTCGCTAATACTAGTAACACAATTAATGAACTAAGTCCATTTGTTAAAAAATTATATTACCGATGGAAAAATTATTTAAATGATCACGAGGCTATTAAGGTTCATCTACCAAACTTACATATTTTTTTTGAAAAAACAGTATATACTGATACATCTAGATTTTATCAAGATGCCATTATACATAGTTATTCAAAGGAGTATCAATATTAAAATAATATAGTTAGAGCTTATTTATAAAAAATGAAATATTATAATACATAATATTATTAATAATTTAATCAAATTATTAATACAATGGAAAATGCCGATGAATTAAAATCATTTTTTGAGGAGTTCAGTAATAATGACAAAGCTCGTGTCGCTACTAAACGAGAGCAGTGTAAATGGGTATATTCAAATTATGAAGATAATCCCGAAATTGCGAAGAAACTACCAATTCTATGTGAGTATTTCAAGTTATATCCACCATCGAAGCCGTATTACAGTTCAACTACAATGAATTACTTCGATGGTGCGTTATATAAAACATTTTGGATGTTATATCACTAGTATACATATATGAACAATTATAATCTTTATTTATTAACACATACTATTCATAATAGAACTTATCTGGGTATAACTAATAATCTTCAAAGAAGAATAAGACAACATAACTGTGAGATAAAAGGTGGAGCTAGATATACATCATCCTTTTTATTAGGCGGTAATTGGGAATATCATTTTATAAAAGGAAAATTAACAAAATCACAAGCATTGTCTTATGAAAGAACTATTAAAAATATGAGACGAAAGGGAAAAGGTAAAACACCAGTTGAGAGAAGAATGTATTTGATTTATAAAGTTTGTATTAATTTAAATGATTAGCAAATACAATAATCGCCATCATCTACACAACCAGCTTTAATATAAGCTTCCTTAAAGGAAGGATCATAAAAAGCACACCATTCTTTGCATGTCCACTCTAAGCAATTAGAATGGTCATTAAAGTTTTTTGAATATTCAATTAATTTAGGGGTCATAAATCGAGTCAGATAATTAGGCTTCTTCTTCACAGGCTTCTTCTTCACAGGCTTCTTCTTTACAGGCTTCTTCATAACTGCAGTTCCAATAAGTGGAGATTTAGTTTTAAATGTCGAAATTTTGAAAGATGATTTACGCTTGTTAACATTCTTAGATGTAGCAAATACAACACATGATAGTAGAATAATTTTAGATAGACTGTTCATTTTAATATATTTAATTATCAATCAATTAAAATAGCTTAAAAATCACTTTTTATTATAAGATTTGAGATTCAAAGACTCCTCTATTATTCTCAATAGATTCAACTTCAAATGTGTAACTTAACTGTTTTTTCTTTCTCACTAAGAATAGTGGAAATTGTTCATCATTATCTGGTTTGCAATTTACATTATCCTCTGTATACATATTATTAAAGTTTTTTGGTTTAGGAATATAGAATGTGTGACAATAATATCCAACACAGGTATCGTCTTCTTGATCAACACTAAAATTACTGTCATTTACATTTGATTCATTATTAATAACTCTTATACCATTGACATAATTAATACAACAACAATCTTCTGATTGTATTCCTTTTTGAATTACTTCTGAAATAGCAATTGATGTAATTTTCCCAGATACTGATCCAGATATAAGTTTTAATTCCATACCATTATCAGTTTTATTACCCATATATCTATAATAACCTATTGAACCAGAATTATTTGTCAATTTTAAGATTTGATTTACATTAATAAATTCCATAAATATAATTTCTCCCGATGGTAGATTATTTTCATCACCCTCACATAAATCTTCACAAGTTATTTTATTGGTGAAGGTTAGGATATCTGAATTAAAATCGACATCTATATTGGGGTCCAAATCAAAATTAAAATACTGATTATTATAACATGTATTTTTACTATAAATATAAATAGTCTCATCTTTAATAAATTCAGATTTAATATCATCTTCTGTCATACCTGGATATATTTTCAATCTAACTTTTAAAGACAGGTAATTAGATGTGTTAGTGCACCCATTCGCATAATTAGGCGTTGGTGATAGTACATAATTCTGAATTGATAGAATATCTAATTTATCATTACCGATTGAATAATTAAAGTTTCTATTATTTTTGACTTGTAACGTCATACTATTAAGATTTGCAAGTGGTGCTGGATCATAAACAAACCCATCATCTTCAATTGTTTTCATTTGTGAATATTTTCTCATATTATTAAGTCCTCCTTGGAAGACTCTATCTGGATCAATTACTTTAACGAATGCATTGTTACTAGCCAGATTTGTTCCTAGATATTTATTATCTAATTCCGGAATATTAATAAATAAATTCTGTTCATCATTAAATGTATAAACACCATTTCGTGTAACAGGCATTGTTACATTTATTAATTTAATAGATTTAATATTTTTAATTGTTTCCTGAATAGGTGCTGCACGAATACCCGCTTCTGTGATACCGCCAGTATATAATATTTTTTTTTCTTTTACCCCAGATGGTGATGTTATTGTATAATATCTTGTAATATGTTTAATACTATCTGATTCAGCATTGAACTGTACTCTGAAATCTGTGGGATTAGGATACAATTCTAAATCTCTATCAATAGAATCAATAGATAAATAATGTTTTCTAATTTTGTAATCTATTTTCGGTTGTTGAATTAACGGAAATGAACCATCTAGTTGTTCTCTTGATTTGGTCATTTCTTCAAACTGTTTTTTAATTGCTTCATCTTTTTCTTTAAAATTATTATGAATATTAAAATCTTCACCTGGTGGTTGAATATTATCTCTTGTAGATAAATTAACAGAATTAATATTATTTAAATGTTGATCTAATACAGAAACAGATTCTTGATTTGGATCCGGTAATCTATCAAATACTGAACGCTCATCCTGTTGTTTAGCTAATAAGTCATGAATAGATGTACCCGTTTCTTCTTCCGAGATTTTATCAGTGTTACTATTAATTAGTTCTTGGATTGGCGTACCTTGTCTATGAATATCGTTTATATTAGCGACATCGTCTTGTGTAGAAAATTGTTCTGTTAATTCTTTGGTTGGTTTATAATTTCTTTTTTTAACCAAGTCTTCATATGATTCAACCGATTCTGCTGGACCAATATCGAGATTACTCATTTGAGGACGTTCAATTGGTCTAAAAGGTTTAAATACACTTTCTAAATGTGTATTTGATTGTGGTTTTGTTTTTGGTTTAGGTTTTGATTTTAATTTATTACTTCTAAAAGTACTAACAATATGCGGCATTGCTAATTTTAAAACTTTTTTATTCATTAATTCTAGATATTTTTTAGTAGTGAATCCTTGTGGTACTCCTAGTCCGGCATTTGATTCAACCGTTTCCATTGTTAGAAATAATTTATCTTTAAAATGTTCAATATTAATTTCTTTTTTATATTTTTGTTTACAGTATTGACTGATTGTATTATTTAATAATCCAAAGTTTTCTTTAGAATAATATGAATTTTCAATATTCATTCTCTATATAAATATTAAATATAAAATTGTTTAAATATTAACTTAATATATATTATAATATAAATGGAATATCCTGATTCATTTAGAAATACCATGCAGATACCACCGAATACCTATGAAGTTAATACTGTTCGTGGCAATGATCCAACCACAGTTTATGGTAATATTGAAAAAAGATTAATAATTGATAGTCGTGATAGAAATTCTAAAAATTATCCAAGAGCGAGTAATTATATTATTAAATTAAATGAGCAATTCAGAAATGTTACCTCTATTGAATTAACACGAGCACAAATCCCACAGAGTGGTTATACAATAAATAATAATAATAATGTAATTAATCTAATTGAAAGTAATGATTTAAATACAGTAACATATTGTTATACATTGGAAGTTAAAGTTGGTGATTATACAATTCAAGAATTAGTCAATCAATTAAATATTTTATTTTGTTCTAATAAGTTCAAACATAAATATAAGGTGGTGTACAATAAATGTACAGGAAAAATAACAATTAAAAGTAGTGGTAGTTTTGAATTAAATTTTAAAGGCGATGTTCATATTGATAATACTCATGCTGGATTTAAAAGATTATATCCTCCTAATTCAATTGGAAAATTATTAGGGTTTAATCCAGAACTGTATGGAGTTGAAAATAATAATGGAACAATTATAAAGATAAAAAAAGCACGTTATGATAAAAATTTATGTTGTTGTCCAGTATTTGGTGCAGGACTTGAAAAACCAGATAAAATGTATCGGATAACTGGTTTAAACTCAGAATTCAAAACAACATTTAATGATTGTGATTATTTATATATATATGATCAAAACGGATATGAACATACATTTTTAATAGTAGAAATTATAGATGATACGAGATTATATGCATATTATTTAAAACCGACAATAGTTGATACCTGTCATTGTCACCCAATATGTTTTAAATATGATGATACATTTGACAATACTCCCGCCGGTGTTAATTTCAGATACATTAAAAAAGGAATAACAGCACCAAATAAATATGATTTATTTTATAATAGATATTTAGTATTACATATTAAAGAATTAGAAAGATTACGATCAAAAGAAACATCTGTAATGGATAGTTTTGCAATTATACCATTAAATGATAAATCAAACTCATTAATTAATGTAGACGCATCAAAATATCCAACATCTAAGGAAATTAAATATTTCACACCACCATTAGGAAAATTAGACAGATTGACAATTCAATTCTTAACATATGATGGTTATGAATATGATTTTAATGGTGTAGAACATTATTTAGATTTACGAATCAATATGTTAAATCAACAAGGAAAATACCTAAATATGTAAAAATATGTAAAAATATGTAAAAATATAATTTATTTTATTATAATATATGGATAATAAAATAGTCTTATTATTAGTTCTAATAATAGGTATTTGTATAATTTTATTAATTTGTTTACAATATTATGATTCTGAAAAAAAATTATTGAAAAATATCAGAAAACATATAATTCGTAGAAAACATCATAAAAAACCACATCCAAAACCACATCCAAAACCTCATCCGAAACCTCATCCAAAACCTCATCCAAAACCTCATCCAAAACCACCGAGTCCGTATGATAGCTTTGACTGTGTTAAAGGACAGTGTATTGAAACAGTAAATGGGAATTATCCCACACTGTCAATGTGTAAGAGAGGTTGTAGACAACCACCTGGTCCAGCACCCACGCCACCACCACAACCTCCTTCTCCACCATCTCCCAAAAAAGGACTTTGGGAATGTGTAAGTAATATTTGTATACCTAAAATTGGAGGGAAATATAAAACACAAAAAGAATGTAAGACAAAATGTAAATTACCTCCTGCAACAATTACATATTGGCAATGTGATGAAACATATAAGAAATGTCATACAACAACAACGCCTGATCCAAATAAACCAAAATACAGAACACAAACAGAATGTGCAACAAATTGTATATTACATCCACCAAAACCACCAACCCCACCTAAACCATCACCAACCCTATGGTGGTGTGATAAAGCACAGGGAAAATGTACAACCATCCAAGGTACTGGAATTGGTGTAAAAGATAAAAGTACATGTGAACAAACGTGTATAGGACCAGCACCACCAATTGGTTATATTTGTGATCAAGGACAATATAAATGTATTATTGATCCAACAAAGACAAGTACAACAAGTTTAAAAGATTGTCAAACAAATTGTGTAAAACCACCACCACCAGCTACTAAATATTATACTTGTGATAAAACAACTTATACTTGTAATGAAGATCCTAAAAGTACAACAAGTTTAAAAGATTGTCAAACAAATTGTGTAAAACCACCACCACCACCACCACCACCAACTCCATCACCAGACTGTCCTATTGTTCCATCTAATATTTATACAATAACTCAGGATTGGGTTAATAAAAAAATTGGAAATACCTACAATGTTTTAACAACAACAGATAAAAATAAATGTGCGAATGATGCTGAGATTGCTTTTTGTAAAGATAAACCATGTGTGTATTTTACAGATAAAAATGATGGAAAACATTGTATTTCAGCTTGTCCATATGGAACTGAATTAGATAAGAATGATGGTAATTGTATTAATATAAAACAGAAAAATGATTCATGTAAAAATAGAATTAGAAATGTATGTATGGATGAAATTGAAAAATTAACAATGCAAACAGATGCTTCTGGAAAAAAAACAGTATTATTGAATGGTAAACCATTACAAACACCAACAACTGCTTTATATTGGGGTGGTATAATAGGAGACGCATCTGGAAAGTTTCCAGGTAATTCAGATGGCAGTGTTACAACTAAATATTTAAATAATGTTATTAGTTTTGTAAAAGAAAAGAATATTAATGTATTAATGTTATCAGTTGACTCAACTTCTAAGTTTATGTTTAATAATAATGGCGAGTGGGTAGTTAAAAATCTTTTAGAAAATCCAGATATTAAAAATAGTAATATTGAAATTGGAATTGTTGTATATATTAGACCAAAAGATTCCCCATATACATATGATGAAAATGCTTGGGGTGCACCAATAAGTGGTTCAAAAGATATTAATAGTTGTAATACAATAAAAGCACCTACCTCTAAATGTACTCCTAATAAGAATTATACAAATTGTGGATTGGACAAAGATCCGACAGATTGTAAAAAAAAAGATGAAACCTGTTATGATGGCTCAACTGAATATTCTTGCTGTAAAGGATTAGCATGTAATCATGATTCTAAAAAATGTGAAGCGTGTGGGGGTTGTCCAAATATTGCAGGACAAGTCATTAAATGGGTTGCAGATGTAAATAAAAGTTCAAGTGGGAAAAAAATAACATATTTCACTGTCGATGGCGAAGATGCAGGTGAATATAATTCTGTATGTGGTTGGAATCAAATATCACAATTAAATAAACACTATAATGCTGGATTAATAAAATATGGATTTGCAAAAGGATTGGCGGCAGGTATAACAGGAACAGTTGAGAATAATAATATGGTAATGCCAGAAACCTACTGGTATATGAATGAAACCACGCCATGTACTGGTTCAGCTTATCAATTAAATAATATGCCAGAAATATGTACAACAAATATCAGTTATAGAAATACAAGTTTAGTAAATAAACCAGCTGAGTTTGTTAATTGGTTAATGACATCCTCAAGATGTGGGGCAGATAAATCAATGAATGGATTACTTAAAAATATTAAGAGTAATCCAGATGTATTCTGGCCAATGTTTTCATTAGAGAATTTATCAATGGATGGAAATGCCTCCAAATGTTTAGCATCAGAGTTTTTCCCATGTTCTAGTAAATCAGATTGTGGAAAACAAGGTGCTAAACCACAGTTATGTGGAACATTCGACGGGTTTGCTTATTGGGATTGGGACAAATTTTATATGTTTTATGTATATTTTGCATATGTAGTTGGTGTAAAACAGATAGGAATTTATGAAGCTCAATTTATACCGCCAAATTGGTTTGATTCTAAAAAATATCCATTTCCATATACCAGAAATAATTGTAATCCTCCATTACCAGCAGGTAAAACATATAAAAAATGTGATCCTAATTGGAGTACAAAAGGAAATTGGTGTAAATTTGGAAATGATACTGATTTTTCAACAGCATATGGTACCTGTTCAACCCCAGATCCAAAGGATTTAGACAAAGTCACATATTGTAATTGTATAACATCACCACCAACAAATAAAGAAGATATAGAAAAACTTAATAAAATATGTCCTACATTCTGTCCAGCACCAACTTCTTAATTTAATAATTAATAATATATTTTAATTATACTATTAATTTATTTTTTTTCTTTTGAATGTTTTTGCTAATGAAAAGACTAATTCATTTTTAAAAGGAAGTGTATTTAGATATTTACATAATTTAAATAATTCTAAAAGATCTGAACATCCACCAATTTTATACATTTTTTTATCCTTTTTATAAAAGATCTGAGGAAATGTATTCATTTTATGTTTTTTACAATATTTACTTTTATCTTTTTGAGCAACCATTATATTCTTATAGCGTAAGCCAGACCGTTCTAATACATCTACTGCACTAATTGAATATGGACAGTGTTTTAAACTATACACATAAAACATATTATATTATATTATCTAGATTTTAAATGTCGTAAATAATAAATACTAAAAAAAATGACAATTTTTATTATTTAAAATCAAAAATAACTTATTTATTAATATTATTGATGTCCCAACACTCTAATTTATCCACCATGATTGAATTTTTAGAATTACATAAAGTTAAAAAAGGTGAACCACATAGTCATATGAGTTATGGAAATCTGAAAGGATCTTTTTATATCCCAGATAGCAAAAATGATGAGTTTTTTAAATTATATGAAAATGTTATTTTAGGTGGTAATGTAATTTCTCTAATTGAGAAACATAAAAAAGTTGGACCAATTGTAATTGATCTAGATTTCAAGCATTCAATTCCAGAGGATGGATCAATTACAAGACGATACACTGAAACAAATATTACGAATATTTTAAAATTATTTTATGATCAAATTAAGAAAGTTTTTAAATGTGACGATCATGAATTAGCTGCATTTATTTTTGAACGTAAAGCACCCTACCAACACAATGATATAATTAAAGATGGTATTCATATTATGTTTCCATATATTATCTCTGAGCCACACGTACAATATTATATCAGGGATAATGTTTTAAAAAATATTACAACGGAGTTTGATACATTAGAATTAATTAATAAAAATCACGATGTAATTGATCGAGCAGTCATTAAATCGAATGGTTGGTTTTTATATGGTAGTACAAAACCCAAACTAGAAAAATATGAACTTTCAAAAATATATGATTCTGAATTAGAACAATTAAATAAATCGGACATTGATTTTCAAGGAATTGATAATATGGCTAGATTTTTTAGTATCAGACGACATACAGCAATTACAACAATTGATGAAGACATTGAAGAAACACTAATTGACAAAAAAGAAAAAACAAATGTAAAAACAAAAGTTAAAGAAGTAAAAGAGCGTGATACTAAGATTCTACCAGAAATTGTAGATCTATTATCTAAAAGTCGAGCAGATGATTATCAAGATTGGAGAAATGTTGGACTGGCCTTACATAATACTAGTTCAAGTATTAAATATTTAAATACCTGGATTGAGTTTAGTAAAAAAAGTGCAAAGTTTGCAAAAGGCGAATGTGAAAAGTTTTGGAGTTCATTTAATAAAAAGAAATCAAAAGGATTAACAGCTGCCAGTATTTATTATTGGGCAAAAATTGATAATCCTGATGGATTCCGACAAATTATGGGTAAATATGTATATGAATATATTGAACATATTGAAGGAGATTCAACTCATTGTGATATTGCAAGTATTATTCATATGATGTATCGTCATGTATTTGTATGTACAAGTATTAGACATAAAACTTGGTACCGATTTTATGAACATCGTTGGACAATTTCAGATAGTGGTACTGACATTCGACGTATTATTTCTGGAGATGCAGATAATGAATTGGTTGGTATTTATATGAATATTTCAAAAAAAGTTGGCGAGGAATTATCAAATGCTGAAGAAGATGAAGAAGAAGATATTTTAGAGAAACAAAAAATGTATTATACAATTTTAAAGAAATTAAAAACGACATCATTCAAAGATTCTGTTCTAAAAGAATGTATGGAATTATTTTATGATTCTAAGTTCGAAGAAAAACTAGATAGTAATCCATATCTTCTAGGTTTTGAAAATGGAGTATACGATTTAGATGAATTAGAGTTTCGTGACGGTAAACCGGATGATTATTTAACAAAGAGTACTAAGATTAATTATACACATTTAGATAAATCAGACAAACGAATTAATGAAATTGAGTCATTCTTTAAAGAGATTCAAACGAATGATAATGTTAGAAATTATTTATTAACTGATTTAGCGACATATTTATGCGGAGTTAATAAACGAGAAAAGTTCAGATTTTGGCTAGGTTCTGGTGGTAATGGTAAAAGTAAATTAATTGAATTATTGAATAGTGCTTTTGGTGAATATTCAATTAAGTTTCCAATTACACTAATTACTGGTAAACGAGCATCATCTAATGCACCAACACCAGAAATTGTTCAAGCAAAAGGATGTCGTCTTGCTTATTTAGAAGAGCCAAATCACGGAGCTGATTTAAATGAAGGTCTAATGAAGGAATATACTGGTGGTGATAATCTTAAAGGGCGTGGTCTTCACAAGGATCCAATTGAATTCAAACCACAGTTCAAGATGATGCTTCTATGTAATTTCCTTCCAAAACTTCGTGGCGATGATGGTGGTATTTGGCGTCGAACAGAGGCAGTACCATTTAATAGTAAGTTTTTAGAAGAACCAAATCCAGCATATAAAAATCATTTCAAAATTGATAGAGATCTTTCAAGAAAATTACAAGAATGGGGTGAACCATTTATGGCATTATTAATTGAATACTATAAGATATATCATAAAAATGGAATTAAAGTCCCAGAAGAAATCAAATCGTTTACTAAAGAGTATGAGCTTGAATGTGATGAACAGCGTAGTTTCTTTAATGAAAGAATTGTTATTTCAGAGGGGAGCGTTGCTAAATTTTCAGAATGTTTCAGTACATATACTATGTGGGCAATGACAAATGAAGTTAAAAATCGTTTATCAAAGAAAGAGTTTGTGAAATATCTTATTAATATTTATCCTAGTGATAAAATTAATAAGAAAGCCCAGAAATTAATTGATCATAAACTTGTTCTCACAGACGATGATGATTATGATGAAGATTCAGATTAAAAATATATAATTAAATATATATGAAGTTTGATCATATTGTAGGAGGTATATTTGTACTAACACTTTTTTATCTACATAAACCTGTATTAGTTGGAGTTATAATGGCATTTTATTTAATGTATGCAGAAAATAAAATAAATGAAAGGCTTAATAAAAAGATTAGAATTATAAAAAAAAGATTAAAATTAATTAAAAAGAAATTAGTCGTAGATAAAGGACATACCGACACCAAGAATTAATATAATAATTCCAAAAATAACACCATATTTTAAATATGTTTGAAAAGTTTTATTAATATTATACAGTTGATTATTATCTTTAATTTTAAAGTTTAATTCATTAATTGTTTTATTAATTTTATTTTTCTCGTCTAAATTATCTTTTAGTATTCTTTTTTTTGATTGAATAGAACTGTTTGTCGACTGTAATAAATCAACATTTTTATTAGAGTGTTCAGAATAATCTTTTAATTGTTTATACATATTGTCTTTAATTTTACTAAGTTGTGTTTCGTGTTGTTTTGCTGCTAAAGAAGTAGCCAATTCACGCTCAGCTTGAATACATTCTTCAATTGACATATCACCGTGTGTTTTTTTATTACATGCTTTACTTTTTAAAAGTTGTCTAGTCTTACTTAATTCTTTAATATTTTCATCAATAATATCAACTTTTTTATTATACATTTTTAAATCTCTTTCATCTTCATTTTTATGTTTTGATGATTCTAAATAATATAATTTTTGTGATTTAAAACATTCTCCATTCTTCATTAATGCTTTTCTCGATGAATCATCAATAATTGGGGTAAATTTTTTATCAGCTGGTCGAATACAAGCTTTTCTATTTCCATCATAAATAAAATATTCTGAATGTAATCCATTATGATTTTTAGTTGAAGCTAATTTTTGACAATCATCTAATGTTTCAACGTGATTGGTATTAAATCTTACATTTTTATCATATGTTTTTTTATAATTGTCATAGCAACCTAATAATTCTCTATTAGTAGTCATATATATAATTAATTATATAATTTATTCAAACTCCACATCATAATTTAAAATCTCGCCACCAGATTTTAAATTTGGATGATTGTAGTGAAAATAGCCTTTTTTATCTACTGTTACAACTGCATCACCTGATTCACCAAAATAATAATTTTTTATTTTTTTATGTTTTTTTCTAGGCGGAGGTTTAATACAATTTTGTTTTTTTGTTTTTTCTAAGTCCTTAATTTCTTTTTTAATCATTTTTTCTCCTTTAAGAATTAATTTTTTCATATCTTTAATTTCCGGTGAAACAATTGTCCGTAATTGTAATACATTAAATTGATAAAAAATATAAATACCATATAATAAATAACCTAAAAACATTAATGGAACAATAATATTTTTATGTAATACTTTATTTAGTAGTAAAAAATAAAGTAAAATATTAAAAAAAATTGGTATATATATTTTTCTTAAAACTTTAATTCTTCGTTTACTTTCTTCATAATTTAGCTGATTAAGTTGTATTAATCTATCTTTTGTTTGTATATTTTGAGTTAGTCTTGATAGATTATTCATCTTAGTATCTACAAGTTTCTGTGAAGTATGAATATAACTTGACATATATATTAATATATTATTTATTTTTTATCACATGTTGGTCGTAATAAACCAGCTGCAATCTTTTGTCGAATTTCTCTTTCTGTAACCTTTGATAATTGTGTCGCATTATAATGTATTGAACTATCAACTGGATTTAATGCCAAATATATTATGTATATACCTAAAATAATTGATAATATGATTGTTCCAAAAAATAATATTTTAATTTTACCAGTTACAATATATATTCCAAAAATTACAATTTCAAGAATAACTCCAAATAATATAACACGTAGTATTGAAACAAGATGATCTTTTTTATTATATTCTATATTATTAATACTAATCATTCTTCCACTATTTTCAAGTTCCCTTTTCATTTCTTTTACTTTATTCATTATAATATATTTATAATAAATAAAATTGTATTTAAGGTGTTCTTGATTTATAATAAAAATAAGCTGAAAATAAAAGTAGTAATATCAGAGATATTAATGCAATGTATGTGTAAATCATTTTCTTTTTGTAAACATTTTTTTCAATACTTAATTGAAGCATTCGTTCACGTGTTAGTAGATCTTTTTCTTTTTCTTTAATTTCTTTTTCTAAATTATTATTTCTAGTTACATTGTCTTGTAATGTTTTATTAGTATTTGATAATTCTCCATGAACAGCGGATGATTTCTTTTTTAAATCTAATAGATTTTTATTTTTTTCTATTAATTCCGTTAATGTTTTTAAATTATTATAATATATATTTTTGAGTTTTGCCGACATATTACTTGATGATTTAATTTGAGTTCTAACTGAATTAACATTTGTTGTAAGTCCTTTTAATTCAGTTTCTGATAATACATGTGTTGCTAATTTATTTGTTATTTGTTCAATCTTATTAACAATATCAGTTGTATCTGGGATTTTTGAATCATAACCTTCTACAATCGAATAATTTAATACCATTATATATAATATTAAATATAAAAAAATAGTGATTTTTAAAGATATAACATTATTATCATTATATATAATGAATGAAACTATAATTAAAGTTTTTAAAAAACTATCAACTCAATATAGTAAAGATCCATCTAAGCGATGGAAACAACGTGCAATGAAAAAAGCAATTGTATCATTAAAAGATGCTGATTTTAAAATTGAATCCGGTAAGGAAGCACAAGATAACCTTGAGTTTATTGGTAAAGGAATTGCTGGACGAATTGATGAAATTATTGAAACTGGAACTCTTGCTGAACTAGTAAAAGAAACAAAAGAAGATCTTGCTATTAAAGAGTTTAAGAAAATCACAGGAGTTGGTCCAGTTAGGGCTAAAAAATGGGTACATGAAGATAAAGTTTACTCTATTAAAGAGTTACAAAAATCAGATATCCCCTTAACACATCATATTGAAGTAGGTCTTCGATATTATGATGACTTTCAGAAGAAGATTCCACGCAAAGAGATTACAACATTTTGCAAAGAGTTTAAAAAAATTGCTAAATCAGTTGATAAACACAATATCTTTGAGATTTGTGGTTCCTATCGTCGTGGAAAACTTGAATCTGGTGATGTTGATGTATTACTCGGTAATACCCAAGATTCAAACTATTTATCTAAGGTAATTGATAAATTAGAAGAAGCTGGTATTTGTATTGACCATCTAACTAAAAAGGGTAGAACCAAATATATGGGTGTATTTAAAATAGGAACTATCGCTAGACGACTTGATATTCGCTTTGTACGAATGAAACACTACTATACTACACTACTCTATTTCACAGGTTCAGCCAATTTCAATGTTAAAATGAGACAAAATGCACTCGATGAAGGCTATTCACTTAGTGAATATGGTCTAACTGATATTGGAACAGAAGAACTAGTAACCGTTACAAGTGAAAAAGAGGTATTTGATATCTTAGATATGGAGTATGTTCCACCTACTGAACGGTAAAATTATAATAGATGATATCGGCATCATTAACAACTAGAAACTCTCATAGACATTCTTGACTCGTCCGTCGACAAGAACATTCTTCAACTCATCCACCTTAAAATAGGTTCCAAGTAGTTCATGAAGAGTCTTTCCCTTGAGATGTTCATGGAAAGTCTCTGCTGTAACTCCATATTTGATCACAAGTGAGCTATAATAGAAGAATAGCAAATTTCGACTGTACTGATCTGGGTTATTAAAATGAGGGTTTGAATCAAGTCCATAATCTGCCAAAGCAACACGTGAAAGACTTCCACCCGCCTTAATCGCCTTTACATGTGATGTTGCACTGGTTGTCATAGTTGTTAGTTATTATTTTAACTAATTGAGGTAATTATAATTTTATTTCGTTTTTTATTAGAAAGCAATTGATCCGTATTCGCCAGGAATACGCATAATGGTGCGTGGTTTCAGTTCTGAACCCCAAGCTTCTAGATACATCTGTCGAGCGACAGGAAGAATTGTTTTACCAATTGGCCAAATGGTCTTAGTATATAATTCTACATTTCGTTCGTCGGTTACTTCATCAATCGATACACGAATTAGTGTCGCATCAACTTCTGGACCATCATCTTATATCACAGGTCCAGTAACTAAATAACATTCAATTACTTTTTCATTACAAACTACTTCAATTGAATGAGGTTTACGTTTTGATTTTGTAAAAATCGGTTGATATCCATCTAAGATTGCTTTAATTATTAAATCAAAGTCATTCATTGATTCACACATAATATTTATAATAATAATTTATAATTATAAATATTTAATTCAGTTTTTATTACAAACAACAAGTAATCCAAGTAATCCAACAATTACTGCACCAACAATAAATGGATATTTGTCATTACCATCAACAAATGTCTCTGTTATTGGCATACCATTAACATATTGTTTTGAATGCATATAAGTCTTGTAATCCTTATTGAATGTGAAAGCATAATTAGGGGAAGGATAGAAAGGACTATTTGATATTACTATATTCTTCTTAGGTGTTTGAATTGCTGGAATCTCCATTGAATATTCTATTCTTTTCTTAGCTTCGGCTAATGAAAACTCATTACCTCGTACATAATTAGCATTATTTACTTGATTTTGAACAATTCCTTCAATTCCAGCTTGTGTTGTCATAGAATATCTCGATGTTGCTACCTTATATGGAGTATCTCTTGCGAATGCATTAACTGGATCTTCTACTAATTGATTTCTTGGGGCAGGTGGAAGAAAATGATTAGTAACTAATTTTGTATTACAAAAGCTAAGTGGAGGAGCATTAGCATAGTCTAATAAATCTTTGTCAACACCTTTGACATATGATGGAGTTTCACTTGAATTAAGTGGTGTAGATAAAGGCATGTAATTTTTGTACACCTTAATTTGGTTCATTATATAGTGTTATAAAGATAAAAAAATGATACATAATTAGTTTTAGTATTAATGATTATATTATACACTATGGATGATCCTACAAGTATTACAGAGAGTTCTTCTCTAAATGACTTAGATTATATAGATGATGGCCATGATGACTATTTTAATGATTATTTTAATGATTATTTCAACACCTGGTTTGAATTAAATAATGTCAATACAGATACGTATTGATATTTTTAGTGGTATTTCTCATCAGATGACCATTTCGACCCATTGATTTTGCCCAATTATAATTAGTTACACATAGTCGTTTTAATGAAAGTAACAAATACAATAACTTTCAGTTGTTTCTACATATATTCTTTTTTCAACCAAAAACCAAGTTGTAATTGTATGAGCTTCATCATAATTAAAATTAAAATTAGCTCTTAATATATAATTTAAATCTGTGTGAACGGTTCTACGAATTATGTGTAAGTCATTATACATTTTATTAAGATTTGTAAAAGATAAATTATATTTCATACGATGAGTTTTATAGAATTCTTTTTTACGGCGAAATATACTATTAATTAACCAATTAGTTTCTGTTATAAAATCATCGTGTTTAGTCATATATTATCACATAAAAATATTTCTAAGTGTTATATTTTTAAAATTTAATGCTTCAAATGGAGAAAGTAGAATTTCAATATCCCAGTCATTTTCAGTAATCATTCGTTCATAATAACTAAAACCAAACTTTCTACCATATGAATTAGGAATAATTGTAATTTTATTCCATTTTTTATCAGAGTTTAAAATAAAATAACTATCTTTTAGTTTTTTAATCATTCCATACGCTTGTTCATCAAAATAATATTCGTCTTTAATTGAATTATGTTTAAAAAAACAATCCAGTAATTCAGTACCTGATTCATTTAATTCGCATTGATAACCATTGTAATGAATATAACCATACTTCTGACAGATTTTGAAAGGTATAATACTATGATCAATTTCAATCAATTCTAAATCATCATTAATAAAATCCTTAATACCATCTTCTGTATTCATACGAATCACTTTTCCTAAATCAAAATCTGATTGTAGAAAATGATCAATATTCAAATAGGTATCCATTCTTTGTAATCCTTCATTATATAAAGCAAAATAATTTGGTGGAATTGTTTCTAAAAAGGTATCAAATGCTTCTTGGGTAAGTGTTATTTCAAAAGATAGATGGTACTTGACCATATCATTTGGATCAACAAACTCTTGTTTAAAATCATTCAAAAATAGTTTTAGAAAAATAAACTTCAGTTCTTTTTCAGTATTACATGTATGATTCTTTTTAATTGTAATATCACCTAATTCTTCTTCAATAAAATGATAATAAATATTATCACCTCCATTAATTGTTGATTGATACTCCATAATTAATATTATAAATATTATAAATATGATTAAGTTAAACTTATTCACTTTTTTTTATTCTTTGACATCTGAATATCAATAATTCTAGAACTCATCTTAATTTTACCTTTTGCAGCAACTGCTGCTCTTGCCTCTTCTTCAAGAGCAAAATTAATAAATGCCTTAAATGCACGAGTTGTATCAAAACGATCATATAAAATATGAATATTGTGAATATATCCAAATCGCTCAAACAATCCTTGAATATCTCTTTTAGTGATATTACTGGGTAAATTCATAAGAACAATAGAGTTCTGACTCTCTTTTTTAGCAGATCGTCCCGGAGGTACATATTTCTTCTTAACCATAACAGTATTGACTGAGGTAGTTGTTGAAGACCCCCATTTTCGACTACTCCCATTACCTTTGAAAAAACTTGATGCGTCCAAATCTTTGAGAGACCGACCCTTTGGTTGATTTTTCTTCTTTTTAATAAGAGGTTCTTTCTTCTTATTTTCATTTTCAATTGGGGAAAGAATTCTATAACTATCTTTTGAAATAATAGAAGCTCCCTTATTCCCAGAAACAAGAACATCCCCAAATGGATTGGCTCTCATTCGTTTTTCTCGTTCAATAACTGATTTAAGCACACGCTTACGAACAGTCATGTTACGAAGATGCCGTTCTTTGTATTTTTCAGAAGATATTGTATATTCATACCATTCATTCTTCTTATTTTCGGGACACTTAATCAGAACACTCTGATTAGTTCCTCTTACTGTTTTTCTATAATGATTAATTTGATCAATAGTAAGTCGATTAGAAATAGTATTACAAACAATGGCTGTTTTAACTACTGTCTCATTACCTTCTACCAATACAGTAAATGTTAAATTTAGAGGTCCAAACTTGACATTAAAGGATGCCGGTAAATCAAGCTGTTTATCTACACATTTTGTTAAAAAAATGGATAACTCTTCTTTTAGAACTTTTCGATTTTTAAGGAAATTACCTTGTGGAATTAATGAGTCAATTATTTTAATAGATGATGGAAGCATTTACCAGTTTATTATTATATTATAGTATGTTTAAGTCTTTAATTATTTCAATTTTAATTAGAATAAAAATTGATAATATACATAAATAATCTTTAATAATCATTATATAATGGACCAATCCTTAATCAAAAAATATTTTAATGCGAGAAATACAATTTTAGAAATGTTTGTAGACAGAGGAGTATCTATCCCAAAAAATCTATTTGTTTCAATTGAAGAGTTCAATATTATGTTTTCAAAGAATGAATTATCTATTCTAATTGAAGATACAGACACATATTATATACATTTTCACAAAGGTGTAAAGAACTTTTCGAAAAAAGATTTAACTACACTTACCGCAAACGTATTCTCAGATATTTCATCAGAGACAAGCTTGGTAATTGTGTCAACTAATAAACTTAATAAAACCTTAATGAAAGAAATTAATACACTACCAAATAGTGAAGTGTTTGTACTAAATGAATTATATTTCAATATAACTAAACATGATTTGATTCCTGATATGAGACTATTAAAAAAAGAAGAGATTGATACATTAATGAGTAAATTTGAAGATGGATTTACACCTAAACAATTTAAAAAAATACTAGTATCAGACCCAATTAGTAAATATTATGGTGCAAAACGAGAAGATGTTTTTGAAATCACACGAATCAATCAAACAATCGGTATACAATTAGATTATAGATACGTAAAATAATATATAAAAGAATAATAGTATATCTATTAGAGATGAAATATATAAATTA